TTAATGCATTGTTCCGCCCATTGCAGAGCGCACCAACAAGTCTTGCGTATACAACAATGATGGAAACGAAAGGTGTTGCACCGTATCCTACAGCTGACCCAGTCGGCCCTGGTGCAATTCGCTCTCAGCCGACGAGCTACATAACCAATGCAAATATGGCGTCTTGGACAAGATCGGCTGCAACAGATATTTACAAATAATCGCAACTCCAAGCATATTAAATCATTTAACTTAAGTGCAGTGCATTTGAATTAAATAATTAACTAGTCCACGGTACCGCTTAATACTTAATAGTATTAACGGTAGTGCCGTGAATCTAGTGATTTCACTAGTCCACGGTACCGCTTAATACTTAATAGTATTAACGGTAGTACCGTGAATCTAGTGATTTCACTAGTCCACGGTATAAACAATCAATTTATACTATGCAAAATAGAGAGGTGTGAATGACTGACGTAAGAACTACAGAACTTCCTCGGCGACTTCTTGATCAGTATTTTCAGACAACACCGTATCCATATACTCGGCACCACATTGATTCTTACAATCAGTTTCTAGAATCAGATTTACCCACAATTATTAAAAGTCAGAATCCCCTTATTGTTGTTAAAGACTTGATTCCTGGTACATCAACATATGAATACAAGGTCGAGATATTTATTGGTGGTGAGAACGGCACTGAACTCAATCTAGGCACTCCAACACTTCAGCACATGGGAGGAGAAGAAGTCCGCCTACTTTTTCCAAATGAGGCCAGACTTCGGGATTTGACATATGCAGCAGGCCTATTCGCTGACATTTTAGTAAGAGTAACCTTTGCATCTGAGAAAAACCCAGAGGGCCAACCGACCGTTCGGGAGACTTTGTTGCCCCAGTTTCCACTATGCGATATACCGGTCATGTTACACAGTAAGGCATGTCTCTTGAATGGTAAACCAGCCGAATTCTTAGAGTCGGTTGGAGAGTGTCCTCATGACCAGGGAGGTTATTTCATCGTAAATGGTTCTGAGAAGATTCTGATAACGCACCAGGAGCAGGCGTTCAATACACTCTATGTTCAGAATCAGGAAGCAGACCCGCAACTTGCCACCTACGCTAGTATCTCATGCTTATCTCCAGAAACGAGACAGGTACGTCGTGCAACATTCGCTATTATAAGGAAGACGGAGGCACTTCATGTTGGTTTACCCTTTGTCCGAAAGACTATACCAGTCTGCATCTTATTTAGAGCTCTCGGCATTGAATCAGACGAGGAGATTACTACCAATATTATGTCGAGCCTAGAATCTGAGGAGCTGAAGATTCTCGAACCATTTTTAATTGCGTGTTTCACTGATGCATACCCAATCTTGGACACATACTCGGCGATTCAGTATATCAAGACTCTTACTAAGGGGTTTGGTGAAGAGCATGTTCTCGATATTATACACAATCAGATGTTTGCCCATGTACCAGATTCTCCTGGGTCTCGGGCGGCCTATTTGGGCGATTGTGTAAGAAAGATTTATAGAGTCTATTGTGGATTGGACACTAAGACAGACCGTGACGATATACGAAACCAGCGGTGCCTAGTCTCGGGATTCTTAACTCAGACACTCTTTCAGGGCGTGTATAAGATATGGTCAAAGACGGTTGGCCGTGCAATTGATGAGGAGTACAATTACAACAAGTCAGTCTATAGGGGCGAGAGTTTCATGAATATCTTTTCTGAGAGTAATGTCGGTGAGATTTTTCGGTCACCCATGAAAAACCCAGATATGATTACACGTGGATTAATGAGAGGCTTTAAAGGAAAGTGGGGTACAGGCGTGGGACCAGATAAGGCTGGTGTGCTACAGGCTCTGTCCCGTCTTTCATATATTGATTTCATGAGTCATTGTCGACGGGTAGTCTTGGAGTTCGACACGACGATGAAACTCACCGGTCCCCGTCATCTTCATACGAGTCAGTATGGCTATTTTTGCACGAATGAGACTCCAGGAGGTGGGAGTATCGGTATTGCGAAAAACTTGAGCGTCTTGACAGCAATCAGTATAGCAACACCCATGATGGAATTCTTAAAATGGCTATTCAATCGGGGCTATATTATACGAGTGATTGACGCCGTTGGAAGTCTGAGAGCGATGGCAGTACCAGTCTTCATAAACAATGGTCTAGTGGGTTATACACTGTCGGCAAATGAACTAACACGGACTGTGAAACTCTTGAAATGGACGGGTTGTCTTTCTGCGTCGGTTGGAGTGGCCTTCTTTATTCGTGATAGGCGTATTTTATTGAACTTTGACGAGGGTCGTCCAGGGCGACCTCTCCTGCATATGGAGCCGTGGGGTCCTGATAGATATCCTAAGGCGAAGCTGGCTGCAGCTGGAACCGTTTGGCGGGATATGATTATGGGGTCACTTCCACAGACACAGGACCACAGTCTATCGTGGGTTGGATTCGTGGACCCATTAAAAGAGAGACAGGGTGTGAGCATGCAGGACTATATTGAATACTTGACTCCATATTGCGGTCTCATTGAATACGTGGACCCCTATGAACACAATGAGTGTCTCGTGGTGAATTTCTTGGAGCAGGTTGATGTGAATACCACCCACGTTGAAATCCATCCGTCGACGATTATGAGTGCGATTACGAATTTGATACCTTTTTCACACCACAATCAGTCTGTTCGCAATCAGCTCGGCGATTCTCAGTCAAAACAGGGTCTCTCGGTGTATGCGTCAAATGCGAGTATGCGATATGACAATCAGGCACAGATACTGACGAATGGGTCGCCACCTCTCGTGCGGACTTTGTACTATGATTATTTGGGCCAAGGAAAGTTGCCTTATGGAACAAATATTATCTTGGCGATGGGGATGTTTGCAGGATATAATCAAGAGGACGGCATTGTAATCAATCACGACGCCTTACAGCGGGGTCTATTTAATTCAATCCACTATCGCAGCTATACGGTCTTTGAAGAGGACGATGAAATGGCCAAGACTAAGACGAGAATTGCGAATCCTGTGTCTGTTCCTAAATGGACGGATATGAAGCCTGGAATGGACTACTCTAAATTGGACGAATCTGGAATAGTGAAGATTGGAGAATACGTTGACGAGAATACAATATTAGTTGGTAGGTCTATGGAGCTTCCCAATGGCCGTATAGCTGATGCATCAGAGGCTGCACAAGTGTGGACACATGGGCGTGTTGAATCTGTAGTCGTGTTAGTGAACAACAAGGGTTTGAGAATTGTGAAAATCCGATGCGTAGAATACAGGGTGCCTGAGTTGGGCGACAAGTTCTCGAATCGCCATGGTCAGAAGGGGACAATTGGCATGGTTGTGCGATCACATGATCTGCCCCGTACAGTCTCAGGGATTGTTCCAGATATGATTATGAATACCCATGCAATTCCTTCTCGTATGACGATTGGTCACGTCATTGAGATGGTAATGGGCAAGATTGCAGCGAATGTTGGCGCCATCTCAGACGGCACGGCGTTCACGGATGATGGGCGATTGACAAAGCAGATGAATAGCGCTTTAGAGCAGCTCGGATTTGAGAAATTCGGAAATGAAATCTTGTATGATGGAACATCTGGAAAGCAGCACAGTGTTGATATGTTTATCGGTCCCATTTTCTCAATGCGTTTGAAACACATGGTGGAGGATAAGTGGAATGCCCGTGGAAAGGGCAGACGAGAACAACGGACGCATCAGCCGACGGGTGGTCGTGGTGCGCAGGGTGGGTTGCGTATAGGTGAGATGGAACGGGATGCTATTCTTGGGCATGGAATCAGTGCCTTCGTCAATGAATCTTATATGGTACGTTCAGATGGTGCGAGTTTCAGAGTCTGTAAGGGGTGTGGTACGATTCCGATTGAGAATCCGAAGACTGGCTTATTCATCTGCCCTTTGTGTACTGGACCGGTCAGCTATATTGGGTCAGGGGCTCAAGATTTGGAGATAATTCCTCCAATTCGTAAGACCATGGTTGCACCTGTTGTGGTTGAGATGCCTTATGCATTCAAACTCTTATCACAGGAAATGGAGACGTATATGAATATTAGTATGCGTATCATGACTGAGAAGGATTTACTTGTATTGAGTGGTGTGGCAAAATCGGATTTACCAGAATATACGGATGGTAAAGGGCCACGGGAAGGGATTGTCTTGCAGGAACGAGTATTGCCTGAGGCAGCCGTTCCAGAGTATAGAGAGATTGAGGAGGGGCCGACTGAGGCGTCGCCAGAACTTTTGATGAAGTTGGGTGCTATACCGAGAGTTACACCGACTGTGACTGATGGTGATTCTGTTATAATTGATGCTACAGGTGCGCCAACAACGATTAATATTGCTGCTCAGGCCGCTGCAACCCTCCAGTCACCGACAGTCCCTGGGTCTCTTGTTCAGACTGAGCGGGGACCGATGTTCCAACCAAATCCGACAACAGTGACAGTTGTTCCACCGGCTCGGTCTATTCAAGTGATGCCTGGTGACGCATCGGCAGTAGAGGCCGATGAAGAGCTTGGAGGCGAGCAGATAAATGCGTCAAATAGTATTCCACAAATAGCTCCTACAGCCCCTATGTCACAGCCTATGATGATGGGTCCATCGTATGGATATCCTCAACAGGGTTATCCTTATCCTCAGCAAGGATATCCTCAGCAGGGTTACCCTCAACAGGCATATCCCCAGTATAATCTATCGCCCTATCCTGGTGTAAATATGGGTCCTGGTTCTGCGATATATGCGTCTCAAACAGCTCAGCCGGCACAACCGGCTCAGATGTTTACATCGGGCGTTCCTGGTGCCCCACCGACATTTGCAGTCCAGACTGACCCAACGTCTATGGCGCAGTTTGCACAACCGCAGGGACCTAAGCCAAAGAAGAGCTTCACATTGAAAAAGGGTAGAGTGGGATTCGCACCTGGCGCAGGTGAAAGCGAGGGTCAACAGTCAGGTGGTTCAAGTGTGACAGTGACCGTTTCTAAGATGGGCTAATTTACTTCTTGCCGTACATGGCGTTAATCTCTCGCTCAAGCCCTCTTGCAGCACCCTCTCTCATTCTTTCTGCAGCACTCATTTCACTCATACTAAACGCCATTCCACCGGCTGGAGCTGAACCCATCTTTCTGAAAAATTTCTTCATCTTCTCCTCCTTTGCATGTCTTGCAGCCTTCTCCTCCTTAGTCTCAGGCTTAGCCTTCGCAGCTGCCGCAGCCGCAGCTGAAGCCTTTTCCTCAGCCTTTTTTGCTAACTTAGCAAGTACAGCCTGCTGCCCTGAGAGCTTTGCAGCCGTAGCACCTACTGCACTGGCAGCGGTCATAGCAGCCTTTTCAGCATGTCTTGCAGCCTTTGCAGCCTTTTCTTGCGCAGCCGTAAGCTTGGGAGGAGACGCACTGCGGCTTCTAGAGGCGCTACGACTTCTATTGCCAGATGAGCGATTCCCAGAACGGCGAGTCTTATTTGGTGATGGCATTCTATTATAATAAAATACTTAATTCTAAAATACTTAATTCTAAGAATACTTAAATCTAAGAATTAATGATTGGATAAATGCTATTTTAAGAAGACCCCCATGCAGAATTTAATTCAGAACTAGCGTCGCTAGTGGCATCAACGTAATCGCATTGTAGCACCTTTTTGGGAACAGCTGCTGCTGTCGGACTATCATTAGCCGCAGGGGGGCATGTATCGTCTGATGATTCCCCAGCCTCTTTACCAAAGCGCATCTTATTCCAGTAACGAGGATTGCGTCTTACATTCGTGTAACGGGCTCGTGTTATTAATACGAATGCAGCAAATGCTCCAACAAGCACAATACAGAGATTCAATAGATAAGATGAGATTAATCCCTTTGACTTTATAAACATGAGTGACGAAATAAAGGTCAATGATATGAATAGGACTTGTAAGAAATATAGTGTGTCTAGTTTATTATTATTTGCCCATTCGTTAATTTCCCCCTGTCTATGTGTAATACCTGCATTAATATCTGATACGGCTAATTGCTTAGCTGCAACACTATTTATATCATTTGCCATGTCCTTCAAATCATTTGTACGAGTAATATAATATGCCGTAGATGTTAAATTGTTGTCTGCACCCTTCAAGTCTTCACTTAAATATGTGAATCTGTCCTGTTTAAGGGCCTTTATACGATTCATGGCCTGCATTGCATTATCACCAGCATAATCAATCTTGTCACCCGCACTCATTTGAGAGAAATATGAGGACAATTCAAAATCGGCTGTAGTTTTCGCATTACTAATGCTATCTGTTAAAGATGCCATCTACTCTATTATCGTTTAATTATTTAATGTGATTGCAAGGCAAACAGATTGAATAATAGGAATTAGTTGATGTATCATTCTTTGGTGTTTTTGTATAGATAAAAGAGAAGTCCAAGAGCGACGAGATTCATGAATCCGTAGATTGCGAGTAGATTCCGGGATGATGAATTTTTTTCTAGAGAATATTCTATCATTGACGATTGGATATCAGTATTCATATCATTTTTCTGAAGTTGTTCGGAATGGTCTTTTAGGTTTCTACGAGCATTATCAAGGTCACCATTCAATCTATTCACGCCTCTATCGCCGTAATATGTCTCCAATGTGTTGAGTCTAGAATTAACGAGAGCCTTCATGACCAAAAGTATAGTATTAAGCTTCGTATTTAATGATTGTGCAGCCTCTTTCAATACGGGGTCAACAGGGCGAGATGTATTTGTCGCATCAGTTAAAATTTTCTGCATAGCCCATATGTATCGCTTGTAATAAAAGCAATACTCCTTCTTGATATTTTCTCTCAGGACTTTTGATTTGGATGCAAAATCGCCCGCAGGGTTTTCTTGTCCTCCAAATTGCGGATTTGCAGAATTAATTGGTTTTGCGTTCGTATTTGTAAGAAGTGTTTCGACCCAAGAATTCAATGCTGCGGAGTTCACGGTACCATCGCTATTAATGACTGTCGTGGATGGTATGCATGTTTGATTACCGGAGTATGTGGCAGTAACATTTTGTTTTGTTAATGACATAGTATCAGTAGATTGAAATTCATCACAAAACCCTAAATCAGACATCTATTATCATTTGATATTAAATTCTATCTGCCAGTTCAAGCATTTTTAGATCTTAAATACATCGCTCCAAGTAAAATAACACCTACACCTAAAACAACGACAAGGCCACTAAGAACCATTGGATTCTGATATAATGGTACTTCACTGGGTGCAGATAACATTGCCTGGAATGCTGTTACTGCCGGAGGTATATTGATTTGCCCCGTAAATCCAATCATTTGGAATATCATCAGTATAGAGATTGACGCCATAAAGGTGCCGAGAGCCATTAGAATTGGTATAGTTGATGGGCGGACTTCAGAAAAAAGACCATAGGCGACTTCCTTAGACGTTACTGCTTGTTCAGGATGTCCACGATTGTCGTATCTTTCTTGATTTACTAAATAGCCTTGTGATTCCCCAATCTCATCTGATGCATCCTCTAAAAACGTGTTGAGTCGCTTTTTGATATCCAAGAGATTTGAATAGTATTGCCCGATTGGTTGAAAGGCGCCAGATATATCTGCAGGTGATACTGGTGGAGCGGTTGGAGGTCTATATATGTATGCTCCTTTAGGAACTCTTGTAGCCGCACCTCGTTGGACTTCGGATATTATATATGATGCATCACTATTTCGTTCCTCTATAGATAATTGATCAATAGTATCGCCTATTTTCATCAAACCTGGTACGTCTGTATCTGCTACTATTACAATTTTAGTATGCGGACCATCGAATGCCCAATATGCTGTAGAAAAATAAGGGCCGTTATATCTTTGCTTTCCAATCACAAAAATTCTTCCAGCAATATAGTCTCCATATAGCGTCCCCAAGTCTTGTGCTTGCGGATTAATCTTAGAGTCTAACTCTCTAATATAGTTTGATAGCACATCTTCACTCATGGAACATTGTGTGTCATAATCATATTTAATCGCTAAAAAATCCTGTTTGTAATTATTATTCTGCGGCATTATAAGGCCCCTCTAATTTATGTGATTTATTTACCGTTGAGTGCGAATTAAGCACTCAATACGGATAGCAACAACTGATGAAATGTAATTTCAGCAGTTGGAGCTACGCAACACATACACGATAAACCGTGTATTCTCCTGCAGACGGAGAAGGGCGTGTAATCTTTATAATATCTCCTGGAATTGACCCAATGACTCGGGTAATCGGGTCCTCATGATAGCGAATCAAAGGGAACTGTGCAGGTGTAGTAATATAGAGGCTCTTCATTAAACCATCGTGCTGCTCTCTCGGCACGATTTCGTGCGGCGGCACTAGATAGTGCTTGAGCGGATTCATTTGGAAACTGTCAATATAGAAGAAGCTCAACCGGAGATTTCGTTTGCTCCAAACCATGTTCGCTGCCGCATTAAACACTGGAACAACCGGCTCATTAATTAGGCAGATAACACTTGTCTGTGCAGGGTCAACCGGAGAACCGAGTTTGTCCACCTGTCTTGAACTCTGGTCTGCTGCTGCACCGATAGGAGTCTCAAGAGATGTCAAGAATCCTGGTAGCTTCTGCTTCAGTCGTTGTAGGAATATGTAGATACGAACATTCTGTGTGGGCGGATTCATGCCTTCCCGAGCCTTCACCGTAAACTCGAGGGCCTTGCCGTTTGGTGTGGCCGCAAGAGCCTCACGAATCTCATTCGGACCATATTTCTCTACACCAGTCGTGTCATAACCACGCTCATGTAGTACTTCAAGAAGAACTTGTCTAGAACGAAAGACCTTTTCAATATACTGTGCCATGTATCTATTATATAGGGAATGGTTATACTCAATTTTAGGTGTTTGTAAATAATCGAGTTAATTATCTTCACATCTTAATGATAGATATGAAGGGGGATATTGAAGGATTTACTATTGATAATCTATTTAACGATGTATTGAAAATTCCAAAATCTAGTATTACAAAAACAACAAAAGCTCCGAATCCCGGCAATGCACGTGCAAATTCTAATAGGGTTAGATGCGCTACTTCAGCTGCTCAACCTGAGACAAGTCTTAGAAGTGGTGCAAGTTCATCTGTAACTTCAACTGTAAATGCATACACTCCTCCAGCATTTTTAAAGACTCTTTTACAAAAAGAAAAGGAGTCCGTTGAAACTCTTTTAAAGTTGGCATCAAAGGTCGGACCCGTAGTGAATACAATGGTTGAACATGAAAAAGCATATGATGCCGCATTTGAAGCAGAGACCCAAGCACCTATTCCTACATACGGGTCTAGCTTGCAAGGCTTTACACTTTTATTATTTTATGTTGCATATTTTGCTCTTATGATTGTTATAACTATTTATGTGAATGCAACGACAGGAAATGCTGGAGCGGCAGCAGGTACATTTGTAGGATTCATTGTTCTTGGATTTATATCGATGGGTGTGATTCGGCGTTATGGTTAAATCTGTCTAGACTTGTCTTCGCTCCTCATCATACGCTTCAGCGTCCTCTTCCGTGTTGAACACGAAGAGGCCACTGTAGAATTTACTCTCCTTCGGCTTTCCGAATTCGTCCTCCAGGCGGCGATTGAGTTCAGCCTGGGTCAGTTTCTTACCTGCACCTCCAACGGCCTCATACCAATAACGGTAGGCTCGCCAGATGTCTGATAACGTCGCCTTCTCGTCACTGTCCCGGTCAATGCGCATACGACCGAAGCGGAACTTGGCATAAGAGTCAAAGGTCTCACGGTACTTGAGAGACTCGTTCATGACCACCTCGGGCGCAGGCTCAAGAGTTCCATTGTCTGAGACGGCATACTCGGTCACGTAGATATGGACTAGGAGCGCAAAGAAGGACTCACGCCATCGCTTCAGCTTCACATTCAGATTCATGTCTTTCAAGAACACATTCGGCTGACCGAGCTCCTTATCACCAGGATTGACGAACTTGCTCTCAAAGGGGATGAGACGAACACGACGCCACGTGCCTCTGTCCATGGTATTGATGGCCGGTAGCGAATTGCACATCATAAAGAGCTTACCTGCAACCTTGAAACGGTCCTGGTCGCCATACAAGGCACGAGCCTCAACTGCATCCTCACCACTGAATTGCTTCATGCGACTCGTATTGAGCGGCTCCCTGTCATCCGGCTCCTGCATATAAATGAATCGCTTGTTCTTGATACTCATGATATCAGGATTCGCTGCACCAGACTCCGGCCGCTTACGAGTCAATGCAGTTGACTGGAGGGATGACTGGTAGTCGCCAAGAGTCATCACCATGAGGTCGACGAGTTTCGACTTTCCATTGCCACCTACGCCTTGTAGAGTGTAGTAGCACTGCTCACGATTCTTGCCTTCGAGGCAGGATGCCAGGAGTTTGAGAACCCAAGCCCGGAGTTCTGGCCGGGGGAAAAGCTTGGCGAAGAAATCGGCAATTTCGGCCTGATTGGGGTCCTCTGGGTCATACTCACGATAGTGAAGTGCCTCGTGTTCGGGCATATCCCGTCCTGCCTGGAAGGTTACATAGTCGTCTGGAGTGCCGTGTTCAAAGAAGTTGTAAGGGTCACCCTCAGCCTTGCTCATGCCCTTCATCTTACCAGGATTCGCAGGGTCCGGTTTGATGGCGTCCAGCCGGATAACTCCGTTGGCGCAACCGATGCGGTGGGGATTGGAATTCAGCTTTCCCTCGAAATCCTCCTCATAGAAGAGGCCGATACACTCTTTCATGACGCTGTCCTTGAATCCGCAATTATACATTTTGGTCTCGAGTTCAGTTAGTTCGGAGAACTTCTTGTCCTTGACGTCGGCCCGCTGCAACTCCTGCTTCTTCGTGATGAACTCGATTGCTGACTCGGCATCCTTGATTTGTGCGTCGACCTCACGACCCTCATCAATCTTGTTCTGGTCACGCAGTCCCTTGCGCTTCTCGATTAGCTCGGTAAGCGATGCATTGAGCGCCGAGAGACTGTTGTTGTTGGTTGCGATTGCCTCCATCTTGTTGTATTCGGGGTCGTGCTTGAATCGCTCTCGGGCCAACGTAATCATATCAGCCACGTCAAGACTAATCTTGTTTCTGAGGGACATGCCCTGATTGATTCGCTTCCAGAGATGGAGGTCGGCGTTAAACTCGAACCAGTCCGTACTGCGATTGTTGACTGCTGCCCGATATGTGTCCTGGAACATGCGCTTCATGAGTCTGGCCACGTGATTGTGAGTGGGTGCAATGCTGTGGAGGACATAGCTGACGAGGTCCTTCTCGATGATTTGCTTGTATGCCTCGTAGTTGTCCTCCTTGGCCCAGTGACGAAGGCTGCGAATCGTGAGACGACGCCCGTCACCCTCCTTCCGCATTCCCAAGTCCCAATCCCGTTTCAGTTTCGTGATATCGGTTTCAGAGAACTTGGGCGACCTTGCACTGAATTCTAGCCAAAGGTCGAACATCTCTGCGCTCGGCGATATCGAGTGGAGACACCAGCCAAGACGCATCCAGGTGTCATATCCATCGGCCCGTTTAGAGTCCAAGCAGTTGCGAACAAAGAGCTTGACAAGCTCAAGGTCCTCATACGTCGTGTCGCCCTCTTGACCGAGGCAATCTGTTTCGTTAATGATAGTATTGTGTAGAATCTCACCAGAGATGTCGAGCGTGGTGTTGTCTACAGCTGCTGGAGCTGGAGCTGTACCATATGACTGATTACTGGTAAGACGCTCATAGAGGGGCTTGATTTCCTCCTTGACCTCATTGTCATCTGCATCCAGATTGTAACGGACACTGAGAAGCTCAAGGAGTTCTCTTGAATCGTAGTGAACATAAGGCTCATTGGTCCAGCTGTCATTTGCCGGCGTATAGACCTGAACTGCCTTCAAATCGTATGCAGGAATATTCGGTTTGCTCTCACCATAGAGGAACCAGCCCTGCTTCCGTGTGCAGGATTCGTCGTAAATTTCGACAGATGGGTTCGTGAATCCGGTACCCTTGAAGGCCTCTGCGATGGCGTCTTGGCCCATCATCCAGCGTCTGAGAACGGCTTGCTTTTCATAAGAAAGGACAATATCTGGACACTGGATGTGGACACCGTCTTTGATTGCACCCTTGCTCTTGTCCTCGTAGGCCTGGGGACGCAAGCATACGAAGAAGCGTAGGAGTGAATAGTTGCTGAGGTCGAAGAACGTGTTGAGACCTTCGACGAGCTTCTCATTGAATGCACGGATGTGACTGAGTTCGAAGGGGTGGTCAAGAGCTCTGTCCCGACGATAGCGGAAGTCGAGGTCAATTACCAGGGGCTTCGGCCCTGCAGAATGTGGTTGCTCAATGATATTCATTGGGCGACCTTTTTCTTTGAAGATATATGTGTGTACATGATTAAGAAACTCCTCATATTCTGAATCAGGAATGTAGTATTTGCCACCGGTCTGAATCGTTATAGTGGCAGGGACACTCTTATCCCCGTCTTGAATGTGATGACGTTGAAGGAATTCTCTCAAATTACTTGACATCGTGTGCCAGTGGATACTATAAACCTAGAAACAATTTTTGGGGCGGCCTTTTTTAACGAAAGAGTTGTCTCAACAATATCTGATGGTTTTTAACCAGCGGTTTAAAATTGAACCCTGATATAACATAGATAGACAGTACTATGAAGTTCTGTCCTACATGCAAGTATTATCTGTATTTGAAATCTACTGATGAAACGTTAACCCGGCAGTGTGTAAACTGTGGTTATTCAGAGGTTGATACGAAGGGAGGTCTCGTTTCAGAAACTCTTGTTCAACAGAAATCGTCTGAGGCGTTTAAGATTATGATTAACGAATTCACCCGACAGGATAACACGTTGCCGCATATTAAGATGATTCCTTGTCCGAAGGAGATGTGTCCGACGAATCAGGGCGGTGTTGAGCGGGATGTGATTTATATGACGTATGATGCAGCTGGTAAGAAGAATTTGTATATCTGTAATGTGTGTGGCGAGCAATGGAAGTCTAGAAGCTAAAGCTTCTAGACCAGACCTCGCCTTTGGCGAGGAAGTCACGTAGCTAAAGCTTCTAGACCAGAGGCTGCCTCTGGCAGCCAAGTCTAGAAGTTAAAGCTTTTCAACCAGAGACTCCCTTATTTTCAATAAATACAATAGGGATGGCGTGTGAGGAAGTCAAGTCACAAAAATACCAAACCCGAAAATCACCGCCCTTTCATGCAAGAGAATGTAAGAATCTTACAAAAAAGGGGAAAGATGGAGACTATATATCAAAGGCAGATGCAAAGGGTATTTATAAATGGGTAAAAGTGAGCGCCTCTAAAACTCGTAAAGTCCCAAAGGGTACTAAATCATATCTTACACATGATAACGGATCTAGACCATTTCGTCTAGAAGTATCCGGCAAACATGTAGAAATTTATAGGGGTCACTATAAAAACTTACCAGATGGAAGTAAAGACTGGAATGCACCAATGGAATATGACGAGTTAGTAAAGAAACTTACTGTAAAAGAGGTGCATATTGGTCAAAGCCCATGTAATTCCGCCATATATATAACAGATGCATGTGGTACCTTTGGTAAAGGTAATTCAATCTTACTTCATCTAAGTGGAAATAAATATATGTTTGTGGGTGATTGTATTTATGAATTCTCTATGGACGATGATTTTGAAGCGTATTATTCTGTTATAGGGAATAACGATGTTCCATATCCAGTTACAATAGGAAGTAAATATGTCTACATGATGTTAGACCGTATTTTTATACCAAAGGATTTATTTAAGGCAAAAATGAATTCTGCAGAATGGGCCGATGCCTACGCATATTATTACGGATTCAAAGATTTTGAAACTGGTGAAAGCTGTTATAAAAAGTATGGAATAAGAGCAAAGCAGCGGAAAGTCTGTGAAAAGGAAGCAAAAGAGCGGCACAGTAAGTTAATAAAGGGTGCCGATAAAAAGATGAAGGGATTAAAAGTTATTCGGGACAGAGGATTTGACTAAATTTGAACTATACAAACCAACAAGTATGTTTCAATGACTGACCATAAACTCTATGAAAAAATTCTCGATATCACCATCGTTCTAAGGGATGTCCACGACCTATTCCGACCATCGAGTTCTCAAGATATCAAGAATCTTATTGCATCCAAGATGAAGGCTAAAAAGAAAGAACCTAAGGCACTAGAACAACTTTATATTCTTGAAAAGATGATTACAGAATTGAGGGAGACCTTTGTCACGGCAAAAGATGAATATATCGCAGAAAATAATACAATAGAATAGATGCACCTTTATGAAAGGGCACCCTATTATTTTGTAATACATATATTGCTAGGTTTTGTAGCAGCCTGGATACCACTTGTTGGTGGTCTAGCAGTCGCATATCAACTTACACAATACATATTGGATATTCGCTTTTTTCCAGTAGAATTGAGGGTTGCACAGGGAAATAATATCTTGCATACGGGTGTCAAGCTTGGTGAGATGGTCGCTGGTTATATAGCAGGCCGTTACGTAAAAAAGAACATTAATAATAGATGAATACAGCTACCCAACGCAAAAGGCTGAGTTATGCAGAGAGAAAGATGGCTAAAACATTAGCACAACAATCGATGGGTGCTACAACTGTAATGAATCCATTATCTAGCATCCGGCCAAAAAGGCAGACTTTGCGAGAAAAAAGGTTAGCAAGACAAACTGTGATGCAAGCTGTACCCACAATGCAGTATGCAACGCAGTACACAATGCCAGCTGTACCCACAATGCAACCCACAATGCCAGCTGTAGCCACAATGCCAGATGTAGCCACAATGCAACCCACAATGCAACCCACAATGCAGCCCGCAATGCAGCCCGTAATGCAGCCCACGATGCAAGCCACAATGCAACCCACAATGCAAGCTACAATGCCAGCTGTAGCCACAATACAACCCATAATGCCAGCTGTAGCCACAATGCAACCCACAATGCAAGCCCCAATAATATATAATGCAATTTCTGGACAGGCAAATGCCCGTCTTCATGGTAAATATGTTCAATTTCCAAGGATAGGAAAAAGAGCCATTAACGATAAATTATTAACTATAGCAAATAAAGAGACTGACTATACAAATGAGGGTAAAAGAATAAGAGACCCTTCTGAAAAACTCAACTACATAAAACGTATATGGATGGTTGCAAAAGATGTTACACATAAATTAAACTTTGGTGATGTAATTGCTAAGTATCAAAGGATTCTTAAAGTTAACCCTAAAAAACTATCAAAAGAGGACTTGAAACTGTTTGTTGTTTCTGATAAGAGAGCTAGAACATGGAAAAATTATTTAACACCAAAGTTTTTAAGAGGTAATAAATATAGTGGGCAATATGTAACACCAAACTTAACTAGAAAAAATAAGCAGAGAATCATAGGAGATTTGAGTGAAGAAGCAATTAGAAACTATCAATTAAATGCATATAATGAATTAATTGGAATTATGATTATATTAATGGAAAAGGCTCGTGATAAATATGCAGTCATGAGCATTTCTAAAATTGTAGAACATCAAAGGTTTGGAGGAATTGATAGAACAATCATTGGGCTTGGAGGTGGAGGTATTTTCCAAATTAAGAATCTAACAGAGGATTATGTTCAAGGAATATTTGGATATAATTCAGATGAAAGATTAGAAACTTTATATACGATACTTAAAAATCAAAAAGGCTTTATAGATTATACTAAATTTCATCCAAAATCTGCTGAAAGTAGGCAATTTGACGCAATGCTTGGAGTTTTTGTTTTGAAGGTTACATTTGCACCCTTATTTTTTTATCTAATAAAAATAGGTGCTTTTACTGCAATTAGCACAATAACATCTATTATATTAGGTGTAACAGGGGGTGCAGCAGTTGCTACAATTCTTTCATATATGACATATACAATGCATAGAGGACATAAACGTAAAACTCTATTGAAAGAGATTTTTATTAATATACATGAGGCAATATTTAATAAAGATAATACACTGCAATTTGAAGATGTAAAAGATGAGCTTTTTATTTACAAAGATGTATTATCTGAAGATGAAAGAGATATATTAAGTAATGATGGACCAGATATAGATAGTAAGAGTAAAAATAAAGAAATATATGAATATACAGGTAAATTTTTGAGGGCAAGAAAAGCTCATCTTGACATAATTATGGCTCCCTATATTGAAAGATTAAATATAAAATTAAAAGAGGATAGAGAACTGCAACTAAGGTCTGCGCCTAGATTAGGTGACACCGTTGTGCATGCTCTTTTATAAAAATATTTACCGTGGAGTGCTATAAAAAGAATATTAAGCACTATTAGAATGTCTTCAACCAGTAATTTTTTACAAGATTTAGTATTTGAATTAAAGGAGAATTTGAAAGAATTGCAGGCTGATAGAAAGTCATACGGCTCGCCTTATAAAGCCATGCGTTCTCAAAGTCGTGGACGTGCCCGTTCTGAGCCTACTAGAGCTTCTCGGCGAAAGATGAGAGCTTCTGAAGGCTGCATGGCTTTACTTGAGAATCACTGCGAGTACATGAAGAGTGTGATTTCCAGAATTGAAAAACACCTTAATTAATCTTCTTCAAATCGCATATCAAGTTCTGCATCCAATAAGCCTCCGAGCATCGGAGGAAACGACATCCATTCGATTCCACTAGGTGAATTCGCACCGAACCGCTTAGCATGAAACAGCCTGTACGGCTTCGTCTTTTTTTCCATGAGAATGGCAAAATAGACGACCTGGTCCTTTCCAGCAAACCACCCTCTCATAGCAAATTCCTGTAACATATTCTTATAGGCTTCCCCAAACTCCGTCCATGCGGCAGCGTCTCCAACAATGCATCCTCCCCCGAGCGTAGTCTCTGGTACAGGATACATCATCGGCTTCCCCTCATTCCAATCATTCACAAACGATTCAGGTATCTTCTCGATTTCAAGAAAGGTAAGTCTATCTTCTTCACATAGAGTATCCACTTCAGAAGGAAAGGTCATATAGAAATCCTGAAGTGCCTTGTAGCGTTGAATTCCCATATCACACCAGATAAACCATTTACTCTGGAAGGTATTCGCTAAAACGGCAATTCTTACAAATTCTTGTTTGAGCGCCCATATTGCATATAGTTCGGGATTGTGCAAATGTTTTTCGGGGTCAATTAACAGCTGCTTTTCCCAGAACGCCATCATGGGTGGACAGGTCATTGCAAAAGAGTCGAAGGGTCGAACAATCACCTTCGTTTTATTGAGAAACTCTCTGCGCCATTGATATATTTCAAGGGCGTAGGTTTCAGTTGTGAAAATCACCATGGTACATGGAATCTTACAGAAGTTTTGAATCCATGCTCTGTACTTTCCAATATCATGTTTGGATTTGTCGAGAGGATAGAACGCCGTGACTACGGTTGTTTCGGATAGATGCATCTAATTATAGATGAATAAGATATTTAGACCTGTGGGCTAATGTAGACCTGTGGTCTAAAGTGACCAGAATATTTAAGATTTAGATGTCTATTGAATCGGTTCAAATTCCCTGGTATTATATGTGGAGTCAGAAATATGCATTCTTCCACCATCTATTACAAGATGATATGAAGGAATATAATCTAAAACTCAATCCAATTTTCTTAGACCAGAGTGTATTTGATTCTAATCTCTATAAGGATGAGGGTAAGCATGCGTGGAATGGATTTAGTCTTAAGATTGACCTATTAATCGAGCGTCTTAAGACTGCTGAGTTAAATAGAACTCCTTACATCCTATTCACTGACGTAGACATAATTGTAAAGCCTGGTATTTATGATAGGTTGAAGCCTCATATTGAATCAAATACCTCAATGGTCTTTTTAAAGGAGGGAGAGCATCTTAATATCGGGTTTATACTTCTCAAGGTTTGTCCAGAAGTCTTGAGCTTCTGGGAACTCGTAAAAGCCAGGATGGTTGAAGAGCCGAATCATGACCAGATGTATGTAAACCAGTTGATTGGTGAATATCCTGGAACGTGGACTACGTTTGATAATCAGAGATTCACATGCTCAAATACTTGGGATGGTAATACGCCGTTTGTAGTTATGCAACCCCTATCAAGTTGTTTAGGGAAGGAATTTGACTTTGCTGAGAAAGTCTTTTATGCGGCTCAATATACGAATATTGAACAATATATGAAACATGTTCCTCAGGATATTGTTCCTTTCATTTACCGGTTTCAGGAAATTCTCATTCGGTCTCATCAGCAGGCTAAAAAATAATGCGTCCCAATCGTAATTTCCTTTCCGGGCCAGATAGTATATGGAATTCGTTGAAAAGGCACAGGCACTTCTAGCTGAAAATGCACTTTATGTTGGCGTAGGCCTTGTTCTAGCCCTTCTTCTTGCAGGGTTTATCTGGTATTCCATGTCTCGTGGATCATCTGGAAAGGGTGTCCTTGAGAATCAGGCCCGTATGAATATGGCGACAACGGATGTTCCAAATGATGCGGCGAGAGATGATCCTGAGGTTGGAAATGCTCCTGAGCATCCGATGCCTAGTCAGGAGGAGCTAGAGAAGCAGCTCGCCGCTATTAGTCAGATGAATGAGAATGCTTCTGAGTAATATAGGTTAAGTTTTTAAAAATTTTTAGTTAACAGATGAATGAAAGTCAGCTGTTGAGTAAAAATATTGCTACATTATTATATTCACGCTCTTCTTCTTCTGGAATATGTGCGCCATGTTCTGGAACTTCTGGAGCAGTAGGTAATGGTGATACTGGGCCAACTGGACCTTCCGGATATTCTACAAATACTGGTGCCACCGGTCCAACTGGAGCAACAGGTGAAATGGGACCAACAGGACTAGCTGGTAGTGCAACAAATACTGGAGCGACGGGTGATACTGGGCCAAGAGGTGCTACTGGTACAATTATATTTAGTGGATCTACGGGTCCTCCAGATCCTGATTTAGGTTCTGTTGGAGATTTTTATTTTGACACATCAACGGGTATATTATATGGTCCTAAAACATAAGATTTCTTGAAAATAGTCCCTATTGCTTAATAGATGCCTTGGACAACATCGACGGTGTTAAGAGGAACACCAGGAGCAACCGGTCCTACTGGGCAAGGTGTACCAGTAGGAGGTGCATCTGGTCAAATTTTATCAAAGAAGACAAATTCTGATTATGATACTGAATGGATTAATAATACGGGAGGTGGAGGTGGTGCTGGAGCAACTGGAGCAACTGGAGCTACTGGAGCTACTGGTCTTGGTGTAACTGGAGCAACTGGAGCTACTGGTATTGGTGTAACAGGAGCAACTGGAGCTACTGGTCTTGGTGTAACAGGAGCAACTGGAGCTACTGGTCTTGGTGTAACAGGAGCAACTGGAGCTACTGGTCTTGGTGTAACAGGAGCAACTGGAGCTACTGGAGCAACAGGAGTAACAGGAGCAACTGGTGCTACTGGTCTGGGTGTGACTGGAGCAACAGGAGCAACTGGTCGAACTGGTTCTACAGGAGAAACTGGTTCTACAGGAGCAACTGGAGCGAGTGGTGCAACTGGAGTAACTGGTTCTACAGGTCAAACAGGAGCGACTGGTTCTACAGGAGCGACAGGAGTAACTGGTTCTACAGGAGTAACTGGTTCTACAGGAGTAACTGGTGCAACTGGAACAACAGGAGCAAGTGGAGCCACAGGTCAAACTGGAGCAACTGGAGCAACTGGAGCAAGTGGAGCCACAGGTCAAACTGGAGCAACTGGTGCAACTGGTACTACGGGTGCCACAGGTGCAACTGGTTTGACAGGTGCAACTGGAGCAACAGGTTTGACTGGAGCTACCGGTCAAACTGGAGCTACAGGAGCAACAGGAGCAACAGGAGCTACTGGAGCAACTGGAGCAACTGGAGCAACAGGAGCTACTGGAGCAACAGGAGCAACTGGTTTAACTGGAGCAACTGGAGCAACTGGAGCAACTGGAGCCACAGGTGCAACTCCATACCAATTTACTCTACTTCCTACAGTAAATGATGTATTAAACACTCCTAATACTGTAACTAAAACAGCAGCAGATACTGTAACTGATATTATTAAAACAGTAGAGGGATATAATTTTGCATTTCTTTCATTTACTGCTACAGTAACATTAAATCCATCAAATTTCCAACAAGTTGGTCTAAATATTGATGGAAATTCTGGTGGATTGAACTATGCATTCTTATTTCATGGCTCTGCCAATCTTGTATATATAAGTAAAAATGGTAGTGCAGGATCATATGGTGCAGTTAACTATCTTGCAGGAAAGACTTATACGATTGAAGTAACACCAATTGGTGCAAAATTCTATGTAGATTCAGTCCTTATTACATTTATAAGTGAAACTCCAGCTACAGGATATTATAAAACATATATAGGTTTATCAAAAGTTAATGATGTTATTTCAAATATATCATTTGGATATGCAGCTCTTGGACCTATAGGGGCCACAGGTGAAACGGGTGCTACTGGTCAAACTGGTCAAACTGGTCAAACTGGAGCAACAGGAGCAACAGGAGCAACTGGAGCAACTGGAGCAACTGGATTAATTGGAGATACTGGTCAAACTGGTCCTACTGGTCAAGGATTTACATTCAAAGGTGCTTGGACTGGTGCTGTATCATATGTTCCATATGATGTAGTTACATATAATGGCGAATCCTATGTGAATATTGAAGCAACCAGTTCTGCCAATCCAAATGTACCTATATATTGGACTAAAATTGCAGCTAAGGGTTCTACAGGACCAACTGGAGAAACAGGACCAACTGGAGAAACAGGTGCCACAGGTCTTGGAGCAACAGGAGCAACTGGTCAAACTGGTGCCACAGGTCTTGGAGCAACTGGAGATACTGGTCAAACTGGTCCTACAGGTCAAGGGTTTACATTCAAAGGTGCTTGGACCAATGGTGTATCATATATTCCATATGATGTAGTTACATATAATGATGAATCTTATGTAAATATTGCAGCAACCAATGCTGCCAATCCAAATGTAACTATAAATTGGACTAAAATTGCAGCTAAGGGTGCTACTGGACCAACAGGAGAAACAGGACCAACAGGAGAAACTGGTGCCACAGGTGCTACAGGAAAAACAGGACCAACTGGAGAAACTGGACCAACTGGAGAAACAGGAGAAACAGGACCAACAGGAGAAACTGGTGCCACAGGTGCTACAGGAAAAACAGGACCAACTGGAGAAACTGGACCAACAGGAGAAACAGGAGAAACAGGACCAACAGGAGAAACAGGACCAACTGGTGCAACTGGAGCTACAGGTCTAGGAGCCACAGGTGCAACTGGTCAAACTGGTGCTACAGGAGAAGCAGGAGCTGCAGGAGTATCTCAAAGTACATTTACATATATTTATGATTCAACGACTGCTGCTAGTAATCCTGGTCAAGGTAAATTTCGTTTAAATAATTCAACACAAAGTAGTGCTACGCAAATCTATATAAATAGCACTGATGGAGCAGGTGGTGGAAATGTTCTTACAAATTTCTTTCTTTCACTTTCATCATATGGTTCAGCAGCACGTAGAGGATATATAAAAATTCAGTTAACCAGTGATTATACATGGTTTCACAGTTTTGAATTTAGTAGTGTAACACAAACTGTAAGTGGGAATACTGGCTATTTTACAATCAATCTTGCAAATGTAATTGCTGATAACAATTTTGCGAATGCATCAAACTGTTTAATAAGTTTTAGTGTAGCAGGTCCACAGGGAGACACAGGAGCAACTGGTGTCACAGGAGCTACAGGAGCAACTGGTCAAACAGGAGCCACAGGAGCAACAGGAGCAACAGGAGCAACAGGAGCAACTGGTCAAACTGGTGCAACGGGTCAAACAGGAGCTACTGGACCTGTAGCGAGTGGTTCAAATATATATGGTTCATTCTCATCATCTATAACTCAAATTGTTACTGCTGCAGATACAGAAACCATTGTAACTTATAATACAGACGAGGGTTCAAATGGAATAACACACGAGACTCCAGATGGATCTGGAAATTGGTCACAAATAATAGTTCCTAAGACTGCAGTTTATGAAATTGGTATATCACCAGAAGTTAATTTAGCAAATGGTGGAAATGCAACTATATCAATATGGTTGAAGGTAGATGGTAACGCCGTTCCACGTACAAATAGTCAGATTAAACTAAACAGTTCTGGAGATATATCTTTCCCGTTTGTACCATTTATTTTATCATTGAATGCTGGGCAATATCTACAATTTGCATTTAGTTCTGAAGATAATGCGGCTGAACTATTTGCTGCTGGGGTCGCTACAGTCCCTACTCGCCCTGCAACTCCATCAGTCATTGTCAATATAAAACAGGTGGCAACAGATATTGGTTTACAGGGTGCTACAGGTATGACAGGAGCAACAGGTGCCACAGGAGCTACAGGAGCAACTGGTCTAGGAGCAACTGGTGTGACAGGAGCAACTGGTCAAACAGGTGCCACAGGAGCCACAGGTGCAACTGGTCTTGGAGCAACTGGTCAAACAGGAGCAACTGGTATTCAAGGTCCAACTGGTCCAGCGGGTTCAGGAATATATCCAAGTAACTATGTTGTAGATGCTTATTTAGCTTCAAATCAATCTATAGCATCAGGTGGAGCTAATACAATACTCACACTGACAAGTTCTGTTGATCCGCAAAGTTGGTGGGATAATGCAAATTATAGATTCAAGCCAACTATAGCTGGATATTACAATATATCTGCACAAGTATTTTGGCAGAATGGAGGTACTACTCCAGCAAATCAATTTAATATCCAATTGACTGATAATGATGGCGCACAGGTTAATATTACTCAACAACTAACAAATAGTAGTGCTATTGGTCAATGTTTGAATTTTTCAATTATTCATTATTTCAATGGGTCATCGAACTATGTATCTCTTTCAGCCTTCAATGGATCGCCTGCAGCAGTAAATATTAGTGGTTCGGCAACAGGAGCTCAGACATATCTAACCGCCTTTTTAATTCCTGCTGGTGGATTCACGGGTGCCATAGGCGCAACAGGAGCAACTGGTCTAGGAGCCACAGGAGCAACAGGAGCCACAGGAGACACAGGAGCCACTGGACAAACAGGTGCAACTGGTCTAGGAGCCACAGGAGACACAGGTGTAACAGGTGCCACAGGCCCTGCAGGTGCAAATGGTGTCAGTAGCGGCTTGGTCATCTTTTTAGATTCGGCAGGTGGAACAGGACCACAAACAGGTACTTTACTCGTAACACCGAATGTTGGAACACAGACATTAATTACTTCGGGTCAAAAGACCAATACAAATAATTTTCTCATGGCGACATTCTTGACTGAAGTAAATGGCTTAGTATCAAGCACAATAATTGGCGGCTATTGGGACTTTAATATTTATTTTAGTGCTGCTACAACAGCAGGTGTATCATATTATCCAGATTTATACTACGTAGATTCCGATGGAACAAGTAATCCAGTATTAATAGCAGCAGGAAACTTAACCAATGCAGTCGGTGTAACGGAAGGTCTACAGCAGATTTATACATATTCCATGTTAGTTCCTCTAACAACTATACCAGATTTAACTAAACGTTTGAGAGTTCGTATATATGGAAATTTTTCTGGAAATAACAGACAAACGACAATGGAATTTCGTAACGGCACAGTAAGTCATATTCACACCACATTTCTAGCAAATTTAGAAGGGGCCACAGGTGCAACTGGTTCAACTGGAGCAACTGGAGCAACTGGAGCCACAGGAGCAACTGGAGAAACAGGAGCAACTGGCCAAACTGGAGCAACTGGTGCAACTGGCCTGAGCGGAGCTCAAGGTGCAACCGGTTATACTGGCCAAACAGGGGCAACTGGACCATCACCTAATGTAATATCTGACAGCTTCACAGTCGCTGGAGGTTCTGGAACGAATTCAATCATATATTCATACAATGGAATGGATTGGAATGCTGTTTCATCTGGTAGTACGATTTTAGATGAATGTAACGCTATAGCATGGAATGGGTCTCTCTGGGTAGCAGGTGGACTTAAAACTGGTATAGGTCCTATAGCCTATTCAAATAATGGAAAAGATTGGATTGATACAGGTATTACATTTACAGCGGATTGTTATGCTATCGCATATGGTAATAATATATGGATTGCAGGTGGGAGTGATACTTCAAGCACAATGCGTTACTCATATAATGGTATAGCGTGGTCAGATTTAGCATCTGGAAGTAGTATTTTTCAACTAACTTGTAGGACTGTTGCATGGAACGGATCAATCTGGGTCGCTGGAGGTGAAAATAATTCGGGTGGTGTTATAGCGTATTCATATGATGGTATGAATTGGTATACGTCATCTACATCGACTGTGATTCCAACCTCATGTAATCTAGTAGTATCAAATGATACGATGTGGGTCGCTGGAGGTGAAGAAATTGCTAGTCCGAAACATCAAATGGCCTATTCATCCGATGGTATTAATTGGACACCCTCTCCAAGTACATCATTATTTGATGAATACTGTAATACAGTAGCGTGGAATGGGTCTCTATGGTTGGCAGGTGGTAGTGATACAACTACAACAATCGCATATTCAAGTGACGGCATGTCATGGACTGTTATTAGTAGTTCTCCATTTTCTACTGAATGTCTTGCACTTGCATGGAATGGTACAATGTGGATTGCAGGTGGTGATGGAGGAACTCGTGTTGCATATTCATATGGAGCAGCAGACCCTGCATCAATTACATTTTCTGTTCTGACTTCCGCCAATAGTCTATTAACGACAAACTGTAAGGCCATATCTTCTCGTATCAATAATAATTTAGCTAGTTCTACTCAATCAAACCTTTTAACAGAGAATTTCATGGTAGCAGGTGGTAATAATATATCTTATTCATATGATGGATTTGTATGGAATCAAATACTTCCTAGCCTTAATGAAATATTGAATCTTACTACTGCAACTATTCAAATGGATGCAATCGCTTGGAATGGTAAAATATGGCTTGTTGGTGGCTATGTCATTAATACATTTTCAGATACTATAGTTAATTCATTAATCTATTCACCAAACGGTGTAAATTGGAAAGCAGTTGAACAAGGGGGTACTCCAGTCTTAGAACAAATCAATACAATTGCTTCAAATGGGTCAATATGGGTTATTGGTGGCAGTGATAATATTTCAACTCCTACAAAAAATTCAATGGCTCGTTCATATGATGGTATAAATTGGACACCAATAACTGCACCATTCAATATTTGTTTGCAAATTGTTTGGAATGGAATCATATTTATTGCTGGTGGTGCATCTGATGATAATAATAATACTATGGCTTATTCATATGATGGTATAAATTGGACACCAATTGCATTTCCAAATTCTGGTGGTTCTTTTACTTCTGACTTTGGAATGAAGTCAGTTGCTTGGAACGGGGCAATCTGGCTTATATCTTATAATATACATCCTGAAAAAACTTATTTGATATATTCTTCAACTGATGGCATATTATGGAATCTTATAAATCCAATTTTTTCTCCAAGTAATGGTGGTGCTATTACACAAATCGTTTCAAACGGTAGTTTATGGTTGCTTATTCAAAATGGCTCTGTTTTTTATTCATATGATTCTATTGATTGGATTTTTACTGGTATTGACGCAAGAAATATATCTTGGAATGGTTCATATTGGTTTACAACGGTTCTTAATTCTCTTACTCCAGTTCATTATTCAGTAGACGGTATTAATTGGACGTCTGGAACAAATTTATTATCTATTATTACTTCAATTTACGCATTAAATTCACGTAAACCTATGCCACTCGTACGTGGCGAAAAGGGTGAAGGTCTAGATGTGTCTTGGCGAGGAGGATGGACAGGAGCGACCGGTTATGGTTCCAATGACGGTGTATACTATCTTGGAAATGCCTATATCAGTACATCGACTGGAAATACTGGAACACCTGGAACTAACACTGGATGGGCTTTAATAAGCGGCCCAACTGGTGCGACTGGTCCTACTGGTGCGGACGGTGCTGGATTACAAGTGTCTTGGCAAGGAGGATGGACAGGAGAGACCGGTTACGGCTCCAATGATGGAGTTTATTATCAGGGAAATGCGTATATAAATACGTCTACTGGAAACACTGGAATACCTGGAATAGATACTAACTGGGCTTTAATAAGTGGTGAAACTGGGCCGATTGGTGCAACGGGCGCACAAGGTCAACAAGGTTTAGGCTTAGAAGTAGATTGGCAAGGAGGCTGGACAGGAGCAACTGGATATGACTCAAATGACGGAGTATACTATCTGGGGAACGCCTATATAAGTACGTCTACTGGAAACACTGGGACGCCTGGTGTGAATGCAACTTGGGCTCGTATAAGCGGTTCTACTGGGCCAATTGGACTAAGAGGTCAAATCGGTGTCACTGGGCCTACAGGGAGTGTCGGACCAATTGGTCAAGGACTCAATGTCGTCTGGAGAGGCGGATGGACCGGTACGACAAGCTATGGTTCAAACGACGGCGTCTATTATAATGGTCTGCCATATGTAAGTTCAAATACTGGTAATACTAGTACTCCTGGAACTGCGGAGTCAACTTGGGGTCAATTGACAGGTGGTCCAACTGGTCAAACGGGTTCAACAGGACCAACGGGTTCAGGATTGCAGGTGACATGGCGAGGAGGATGGACAGGAGCAACTGGATATAGTACAAATGACGGCGTTGACTATTTTGGAAATGCATATGTTAGTACAAAAACATCTAATACGAATACACCTGGTACAGCTGGCTGGGCAAAAATCTCGGGCGTTGCTGGGCCGACTGGAGCAATAGGCCCTCTTGGTCCTTCTGGATATTCGACGAATACTGGAGCGACTGGTCCAACGGGTGCAGGATTACAGGTCACTTGGCGAGGAGTATGGAATGGGACAAGAACATATACTGTAAATGAGGCGGTTTCATATGAAAGGTTAACATATATAAGCACAGATACTGGAAATACTGGAACACCTGGACTTACAGGTTCTTGGGGTCAATTAAGCGGACCGATTGGGCCAACGGGTGTTACAGGTGCAACTGGTCTTGGTGAAACTGGCGCTACTGGTGATACTGGTCTAACTGGTGATACTGGTCCTACAGGTGAAACTGGTCCGACAGGTGCAGGATTACAAGTATCTTGGCAAGGAATATGGGTTGGAGATACTGGATACAATACAAATGACGGTGTTTCCTATAATAATTTGCTATATATAAATACCGTTAGTGGAAATACTGGAACACCTGGAGTCACGGGAACTTGGGGTCTATTAAGCGGCCCTACAGGACCTATAGGGCCTGATAGCTATACACCTTCAATTGATGGACACTGGGCTGACCCAAATCCTACAACTATAAGTGAGGCAATAGATAGACTTGCTGCAGCAGTTTATGGTCTTCTTAGTAATACGCCTATTCCATAATAAAGATTTTATTTGACTATCTATAGATGTCAGAATTTATAGGCTTATCTAATAGTTCTGACCCGAGCATTCCTACAAGTTCAGGTCAGCACGTTCTCATGAAAGACCAGTCAAAGATAAAAAAAGCATTCCGACAGACAACTATCGTCGTCAACAGTCGTGACCGCAACTATTTGAACTATCCAAATCCCAATCACTTCCGTTATAGCTTGAGACGCCCTTTGACAAATGTAGTAAGTGTGGAACTTATAAATGCAACGATTCCGTCACTCCTCTTTACAATTGATAGGGCTTGGGGTAGCTTTACTTTTTTAGAGGGAACTACTAAATACAATGTAACATTAACATCTGGATATTATACGGAATCAAGTATTCTGGCTGAATTGCAGACACAATTAAATTCAATTGTAGGTATAGTCAATACATATTCTGTTACACAGAACCCCTATAATCTATCAACGATTATAGAAGCAACAAATATAACTCCCACTAACTTTTCCCTTCTCTTCTATTCCGGTGATTTCAAAGATGACATTGATTTGAATACACTTGCTATGCTTTCTATTAATACGCCGGCGAGACTTCTCGGATTCGGTCTGAATGACTATGATTCAGTTGCCGCTAAAATAAACTCACCACTGCCCATAGATTTAGAGAACTTTTTTAATCGTCTCTATCTACATCTCGAAACCGATGGCAAGAATCTTGCACGAATGGAAATGGGTGCAGGAAGAGAGGATTGTTTCCATATTTTCAATATTGAACCAAGCGTGAATCATTATACATCTCTAAATAAGGATACTATTCAATCCATGTTTACATCGAGTCCTGCACCGATTGCTCGTATGGCGAATTTAAATGTTGATATACGGGACGAATTTAATCGACCGGCTTATTTGAATTATCGTGAGATACAGCTGATTTTTGAAATTACACACCTTGAATAACGGTCTAAATAGTTAGTGCGAATATGAGACAGTATGGACCTTCCAGCCTATCTTAGATCGATTGACGAGACCTTGGCGCCAAAGGCCCAAGCATCTGTGGCTGCAGCAGTGCCTTCTGCTATGCCTTCGGCTTCAGCTGCACCATCATCAACTCCTTCAAAACCCTCATTCACATTTGAGACTGCACCTCTTATGCAATTCCCCACAGATGTGAAGGTAAATTCCGAGACAGTATCTAAACAGAATAAACTAAAATTCATGCTAGTCAGTACACATGTTCATCAATTTACCGGCTATTCCAAGGTCTCATTTGGTATCCTTGAGCAACTCGCTAAGCTCTCTTGGCTAGAGTTGACGCATTTCGGTTTCCAGCGTCACCCTCAGACACCAGCCGATTTTCGTCGTTATCCGTCGAACGTGAATGTGATTGATGCGGCCTCTCTCGAGAATCCTCCTCAGCAGGGATTTGGCTACCAGGCACTCGTTGATACGATTAGAAAGAAGCAGCCACATGTAGTCATGGTTTATAATGATATGGCAGTTGTGACTCGCTTCTTGGAGGAAATTCGCAAGTCCGGTATTCAGCGCAACTTCAAGCTCTGGGTCTATTGTGACCAGGTCTATGATTGTCAGCTACAGGGGATGATTGACCTCCTGAATCGTGATGCAGACCGTGTCTTCGCCTTCACGTCTTACTGGAAAAAGCAGCTCAAGGAGCAGGGTATTACTCGCCCACTCAGTATTCTCGGCCACGGATTTGACCCCAAGACCTTTTTCACTGTGCCGAGAGAGCTTGCACGCAAGAGTCTCAAGTTACCCGATGACGCATTCGTCGTAATGAGCTTGAATCGCAATCAGCCCCGAAAACGCTATGATATTCTAATTATGGCGTTTGTTGAGCTTGTTGTCAAGTATCCCACGAAGCCAATCTTACTTCTCTGCATCTGCGACAAGGGTGAGAAGGGTGGATGGTGGCTATTTGAACTCTACGTTCGTGAGCTTAAGAAGAGGGGTGTGCCGATTGAGCAGTTCGGCAATCGTCTCATGATTTCATCTCAGGATATGGTGTTCAAGGACGAGGATATCAATATTCTATATAATATTGCCGATGTGGGTATCTCAACGGCGGAAGGTGAGGGCTGGGGCCTCTGCACGTTTGAGCAGATGGGTGTAGGTATCCCTCAGGTCGTTCCAGATGTGGGGGGCTACAAGGAGTTCTGTTCTGCGGAGAACTCAGTGGTTGTCAAGCCCAACTACAGTTATTACCTGCCTGGTGTGTATAGCCCTGTTGGTGGCGAGGCCCATGTCTGTGACCCGCACGATGTCTGTTTGGCAATTGAGGAATATTTGAATGACAGCAGCAAAAAAGGAAAGCACGGTGCCAAGGCGAAGGAGACGGTACTCACATATACATGGGAGAAGGCGGTAAAGGAACTAGTTCAGCGTCTAGAGGAGGAGAAGGCTGACTTGTAAATTTAATTAATAATATTACTTAATTTAATTGCATTTAAATTAAGTAATAGTTTGTATTGCGACATATGGCACGTTTAGTGTTTATTTTTTCTGTTTTTCTTACTCTTATTTCTATTTCTCTTATTTAATCGGCTTCTTCTTCCACCGGCTTGTCCAGCAGCTGGTGCACCATTAGTCGACCCAGCAGCTGCAGCAGGAGCAGCAGGAGCATTAGCAGCTTTAGCAGCAGGTGCAGCTGGTGTTGATGAAGCAGGTTTATTAGCTGGTGTTGATGAAGCGGCTCCCATATCTATTAAGTGAAAAGATTTACTTTACCCAATGTAGATGGCAAAAGCGTACAAAAAGTCAAAGACACAGAGAAAGTCAAAGGTCAATAAGAAGACGAGAAAGCAGCGGGGTGGAACGTGTCCATGCAGTGCAAAACTCTTTTAGGCAATCTGCGGGAAAATAATAGCCAGATGAAACCTTGAATGAATAGGATGGAACAGAGTCAACCAAAGACCCGTAGACTCTTGAGAACGAGAGGTACAACTCGGCGAAGAATAGTTTTAAGTGGTGGGTCAGTCAAGCTAAATACTGACGCAGCATCGGCAGTATTAGCTCCAATATACAGTAGTCTTGCTTCAACAAAGGCTGCCGGAAATCATAATTTAACGTACGGTGAAATCGAGTGGCCAACCCTCAAATTCATGGTTGATTATGTTGAAAAAACAGGCTTTCCGGGCATAGCACCCGGTATAGCAAAAGGGAGATTCTACGATTTAGGATGTGGTCGAGGAAGAGCAGTCCTCTACATGGCTCTCACCGGCCCATTTGAACAATCAGTGGGTATTGAAGTATTGCCGGAGCGTGTGGCACTTGCACAACAGGGTCTCAATAAATTGAAAGCATCCATTCCATCCGCCGGAGCGAAGGTCAGAATTTACGAGGCGTCTTTCTTGAATCCGGCATTCAGATATAGAGATGCACGAGCCGTTTATTTGAGCAATCTCTCATTCGACAATGAGACGCAGGAAGCCATTTTCAAGAAGCTAACGCTTGAGATGCCGAAGGGGTCTCTCCTTTTTTGTAATAAGGCCCCGAATGTCATACCGGCTGCATTTGAAGTCTTAGGTGTTGAGAGGCTACCAATGACATGGACACCCACATCGGATTTTCATATCTTGCGGCATCTCTAACAGGTATAGATGGACAGACGGGATATACCAAAAGTCGCAACAGTGGGTGCAGCAAAGCCGGAAAAGCCAATCGTAAGAACACGCTTCGGCTATGATGCTAAAGACTGTGTTAGATCTTTGCAAGAAGTTCTATCGCAATCAGGTCCAGCTGCGACAGGAAAAGCTCTACATTTTAGTGCAGACCTCATTTGTAGTGGTGGGTTTGAGATTTGGATTCGTCTGATATGGTCATTTGTATTTCAGCATGTTCATTTGACAAGTCTCCGGATATTTGTTTATTTACAACAACGGACAAAAGATTTGGAGGAATCTCTGAAATGTCTAGAGTTGGAGGAACTCTATAAAAATCCCGAGTTTCAACACCGGGTTTCAGAACTCATTCTAGTTGTTCAAACTCTTCCAAAGCAATCAAAAATCGTCTGGCCGAAAGTCCCTAGTGAGACGCATGACAAGGCCTGGCTTCATAGCGTCTCAAACCCAAAAGATTCAGAAGCCGTTTCCAAAGTCTGGGCGCCAGTCCATGACCAGCCAATCTTAAGATTTGTCGGAAATCAGATTTTACAGGCGTGTGAGGAAGTCAATATTGAGAAGGCTCTATTCTGGTTGAGATGGTTACTCGACGAGGATAAGATTGCGAGAAAGGGTACAACAGGGTCTGTTGCAGTGAGTTTAACAACAAGTCGTCGTTCTGGTGCTGCTGGAACAAAGATTGATAAATCTGAAATCGGATACTATATTGCAGCTGTTCTAGCCGAGGCCTATAAGGACTTGGCAAGAAGAGGACAAATACGAATGCATGAAGAATTTCAAGAACTCATTAATCTGTGGAGAGGAAAACAGGCCAGACTCAGTTCTAAACAGAAATATGAATGTCTTGCATTAATGATATTGGTAATCACCGAAGTCCCGAGATGGAAGGTGCCTGCCGCCCAACCTCTCATTAAAGACCCGACGGTTATGAGCAGAGCTGTACAGCAATCAGTGCGATTCTTTCAAGAGGTCTTAGTGAAGCCGAGAGTGAATAGTATAATGCCGAAAGATTTAACTGGGTCTAAGAAGCCAAAAAAGACTGCTGCAAGTAAGGTGAGTGATGAAAAAACTAGTTCAAGCGAAGATAAGATGCGTCTAATGGATGAGATGGTTATGGCTTTTATTGCCCGTTAATTTAGATGGCTACGGGGTCTGGTCTTGTCCTAGTGTTTGATTTAGATAATACATTGATTGATACAAAAAATATGGAAATGATGAAAAGAGATGACCAGCTGATTAGAGATGCATTAAACAAAAACATAATAAATCTTGTATTAGACCAAGCTGAAATTGTTAGAAGTGAATATCCTGGCTCTATAGATGCAATTCTACTTTTGACAAATAATAATGACTCGGAATATGTTTCACGTGTGTGTAAAGTGATAGCAGAAATGCTTCAAAGCAAAAGGGGTAATTTTAGACGTATAAGAAATGCTGAAAATAATAGTATTAGCAATACGTATCCCTTATTTTTTGACTACATTATGATGCGGGAAAATAAACATAGAAATAATAAACCACTTGAAAAAAATATAAGTCTAGTGGAAACAATGTTAAATGCATTGAACATTAAAACTAGTAATCTAAAGAAAAGGACATTCTTTTTTGATGATCAAGAACACCCTGTAATGAGAAGTGACTTAGCAGATGGACACTATATTAAAATAATTGGACCTGTTCCTGATGCAGGATTTTTAAAAGATAGTCCTGATTTAACAAATTATGAACCAATTCTTCAAGTATTAAGAAGTATTGTTAGTAACGGTGGTCCAAATAATACTCCGGCGAATGGTGGTCCAGGTGCATATCATCCTGGTGGCGCACCATATGAAAGCAATAATGAATTTAACAGACGTGGTCCAGGTGCATATCATCCTGGTGGTGCGCCATATGAGAGTAACAATGAAAACGCTGCCAGAGGTGGTCGTAAACGTAGATACCGTACACTGAAAGGCAAATCTAAGAAGAGAAAGACAATACGAAGACGCAAATAATTAATTAAAACCTAAAAATTGAATATCATGATATTTGTTATATGATTATAATAATTATCATGGACGCTCTCATTACGAAACTTACTCAAGCGAATGAAGCCTATCGCAGCGGTCAGACACTCCTCATGACAGATGACGAGTATGATGCAGGCATGGAACAACTCGCATCGATGGAGCCGAATCACCCACTTTTAACAAAGGTGCGTATTACACCAAAGGGCGGCGTAATGGTCAAGATGCCCCACTATCTCGGTTCTCTTGATAAGGTGAAGCAGGCCGATGAACTCGCCAAATGGTTAAAGAAGACAACCGAAACTGACTTTCTGATTTCTGAGAAGCTCGACGGTATTTCGGGACTCTGGAATCCTGCGAAGTCTAATTTGTACTTGTCTGGTGATGACAATATGGGTCTCGATGTCAGTGCATGGCTACCCTATATCTCTAAGGCTGCTAGTGGACTAAAAACGGATACACCGGATGTTTGGATTCGGGGAGAACTGATTATGAAGCGGTCGCTAGTCCCCGAAGGCCGTCTCGGCAGGTCAATTGTCAATGGCATCTTTCATCACACGACACCTGATTCTGAAGAGGCCAAGAAGGTACGCTTTGTCGCCTATGAAGTCATTGGCTTAGCCATGAATATGACGATGAGGGACCAATTTGCCCTTCTAACTAAAATGGGCATGTGGACTCCTTGGTCGACCCATCTCAAGAGTCCTCTCGTTGCTGAGGAACTCACGAAACTATTGGCAGACCGTCGGGTCCAGTCAGAGTATGACATGGATGGACTCGTCATTCGCACGAATCAACCATTCGCTCGTGTCCTCAAAGGGAATCCCAAGGACGCTGTTGCATGGAAGCCGCCGAATGGTGAGACGAAACTCGTGAAGGTTCTTGAGGTTGAATGGAATGCAAGTTCTGTGGGGAACTTGATTCCCCGTGTCAAGATTGAGCCTGTTAATCTTGGCGGAAGCACGATTAACTATGTGTCAGGTGTGAATGCCAGACGTATTGTTGATTGGAAAATTGGTCCCGGTGCAACTGTTATCTTAAGAAAAGGTGGCGATGTGATTCCAGTGATTGATTCCGTCGTAACACCTGCAGCTGTAGTCTTTCCTCCTGCAGATACTTGGACTTGGGCAGGAGATGAGAAGGACGCAACGAATATTAAGCAGAAGGTCGCCGATTCAAGCACAATTGCCGCTCAGTTTATGAAGATGGTACAACGTCTAGACTGGACCAATATTGGTCCGGCTCAAATGAAGGCTGTAGTTGATGCAGGATATACGACCGTTCCTCTGTTGCGAAAGGTGAGTGAGGAGGCTCTCAAGAAACTCGTTGGCCCGATAAAGGGTGCGCACCTATACAAGACTGTTCAGACTGATGGATGGTTGAAGGCGACAGAATTCGACCTGTTTGTAGCGAGTCCTCTATGTCCGTCTGGAATTGGTAAGACCCGCTTGGAGGCACTCGCAGTCTCCCAATCAGATGTGACCAAGTGGTCCAAACCAGGTTTAGCGGCCCCGAAGGGTTGGTCGGCAGAGGCATTGGCGGAGTTTCAGAAAGTCTGGACTGCCTATGAGGCTTTCAGAAAGACAGAGTGGTCATTCTTACCGTATCCTCATCTTATAGCAACAAGCGCAGCTACAAGTGCAGCTACAGTAGTAGCCACAGTAGCATATAAGGGTTCCATTGTCTTTACTGGCTTTCGTGATGCTGAACTGGAGTCGACCTTATCTGGATTAGGCTACAAGGTTACTGACACAGTCAAATCTGACACTAAGGCTGTGTTAATTTCCGATAAAGAAGACCCCATGACTTATACGTCAACAAAGATTGAGAAGGCGAAAAAGATTCCCGGTTGCCGTATATTGCGACGAATGGATTGGAAATCTGTTTAATATTAAGCGGTATAAATAGATGAGTGATGGGGTTGATGTTGAAAAATTATCAGTTGCCACAGTTATTATATATAGTATCTTAGGCTGTATAATAATATTAGCAGTCATTATACTTATTTTTAAATTTGGCTTTGAGAATACACCTACAATTGTTCCAATTGTAAAAGGTGTAAGTGCTATATCATTTTCCTCTATCGACTGGTCAAAGATAACTAGCATACTATTTCCAGTATTTTTAGGTATAATCATCATTTATTTCTTTGCAATGGGGTCAATGTACAACATGACACATAACAGTATCAGGTCGACACAAGAAAGCATAAATTCATTAATATCTATGCGACGGGGTGTTTTATCCAATTCAATCGACCCTTTAGTAAAAGTAGAACGCTCTGTCTGTGCTGAATTACTTAAGAATCCTAGAACAGTTCCATACTCTTTAATACACAGAGCTGATGAGGGTACGGGTGATAAACGGTCTCTTGTGAATTGGAGACCGCTTACTGTACGTTTAACAGGATTTCTAGGAGGACCAGATGGTACTGCAATGGATGGAGTATTTGATATGGATGCTGGTATAAGACATGCACTTCATTTGGGGGCTAGAGGCTTCTTTTTTGATATTGATTATTTGGACAATACACCATGTGAACCAGTTGTAATATTCAGAGATGATTCGGGTGTAATGCGCTCATTACATACTGGGTCAATTAAAGATGGTATGCAGACCCTAGCAAGTAAGGCATTTGAAAAAAACTACGACCCAGTTCTTATTACCCTCTATCTTCGTAGAGTGCCTGATGGAGCAGGTCAAAAAAATAATTTCTTTAAGAATATTGCAATGGCGTTGAATCCACTCGCTGGGAATCACTTGGGTCTAACAGACAATGGGAATTTCCACAACTGTACTTCTGAATCCAGACTATTTTTGAGTCCAATTACTATGTATCAGAAGAAATTCATAGTTCTAGTAAACTATAATACTTCAATGCTACCTAGAACGAGAAATCCGAAGGACAATCTGCATTACTGGACGAATGCTCGTATATATCAAGACCCGTCGGGTCCAGGTGCAGGATTAGGTTCTGCTACTATGACCGCCCCTACAGCCCCTGCTGCTGTTGCACATGTTGGATTAGCAAGTCAGCTTCTAAAAATCGGCACGACAGATAAACCGGCGTATTTAACGAGTTCAATAACCACGTTTAAGATTGCCTTATCTTCCCCTGAGTATAAGTACACTGTGGCAGAATTAAACGAGTTAATGAATGTATTGGGTATTCAATGTGTACCTTTGGATGTGCTTAATTTAGGAGTCACTGCTGAACACGCCAGAACACTTAATTCCACAAGGCTACCAACGAATCTTGCAGGTCTATCAGATAAGACAAATATAAAAGACCCTCTTTCGTTTTGGACATATGCTGGATGGTCGTGGAAAAATATGCCAGAGGGATTTCAAGACTATAAGGAGGGATTTGAAGAAACAGCGCCAGTAGAACCGATTAAACCTATTCCAGGATTCGTCATTCCAAAGCCAGTTGTTCCTAAGAAACCTTCATCAGCAATGAACAGTAATGGTGGTCTTGTTAATGTTACATAGAAATATATTAACCAGTAATAGAGACGCCAGACGTCATGACAAAAGATGTTATAAAGCGGCTAAAAGAAGTTGTATATCAAGCCCAGAAAAGGATTGATATAGATGCTGCACAGAATCCAGAATTACAACGGGCGATTCATATAGTTGAGAGCTTTTTAAGAAAATCCAAGCGGGTCTGTTATGGTGGACAGGCCATTAATGCCCAGCTTCCAAAGAAGGATAAATTCTACAATCTAGAAACGAGTCTTCCCGACTACGACTTTTTTACACCAGACGATAAGGGTGATTCTGAAGAATTACTTAATGCGCTTAAAGATGCTGGATACACTGAAATATCAAAGCGTATAGGGATTCATGAGGGGACTACGAAGATATATGTAAACTATTCGCCCATTGCAGATATTACGTTGATTGACAAGGAGTTTTATGACCAAATTTACAGGAAATCTGTAATAGTCGATAGGATACACTATGTTGACCCAGTATTCTTAAGAATGATGACATATCTGGAACTCAGTAGACCCCGTGGAATGCTTTCTAGATGGGAGAAGGTCTATGAACGTCTAGAACTTCTAGTAAAGTCTCATCCACTCAAACGGTGCAAGGGTGACCTACCCGTTATAGAAAATAGGGCAGCAGCTCTCGGTAGACCAACAATCTTAAGACACATTTTAAAAAATCACAGGGTGTTCGTAGGCATAGACTCTCATGCACTTTATAAGACTCGGGGTCCAGGTCAGTCGACGAAATCTCGTAGCAAATATCTATTGAATGGAAAGATACCCATATCATTTCTCAGTCCAGATGCCGAATTAGATGCTGACATATTGGCGACTGAACTTAATGCAAGAAAGGAACTAATATCTGGATTTCAGAATATTCTACCAGCGATGGTTGCTCTATATCATAATGACGACCTAGTATGCTTAATTATTCAAGAGGAAGCATGTCATTCGTATATAACAATACCACTGACAAAACAACGCCAAATACGCATAGCTTCTTTAGATACTCTGTTGACATTCTTTATTGGGCTGTATTACCGTAAAGAAGCTGTTTTAATGTCGCATGAATCTCTTCTTTGTTGGATAAATGAGTATGTCGATTTATTAGTGAGATATAGAGTAAAACCGACTAAGCTGGTACCATCCTTTCCTACTGACTGTAGTGGGTATCAGACGACCTTTGCAAGTCTATTGAGGGAGAAAGGTGCGAGAGTTGAGGCTGAGCGTCAGAGAATTGGTAGCGGAGAACGTAGAACCCGCAAGAATATGAATTCATATTTTAGAAAAACGAGAAAACGTAATTAATTCATTTAACGAATCAATATATGACTGTTTGTCTATAGTCATATCGTGGGTCAACTCATTGAAATCTGTAATATGATGAAAACGCTTGTATTTGAGATTACATTCATTTGCGAGAATTGCATAATGTCCTTTGATATTATCTGCCCTGTATATTTCATATAATAGAGTTTGAGGCTTGCAGAAAATGGCGAAGCTGAAGGCTGCACCATGTGGACCGGTTATAATTTCAGATTCTGCAAATAGTTTAATCTGTTCAATGAAAGACAAATCTTCCATGAAATGCACTGAGATATCTAATCCTTTGAGGTCATCAAGATATGCATCTTCATTTATGATACGCCGAACGGCTGCCTTCTTTCTTGAGATATATGTATATTTACCTTTGATTTGCTTATATTGAGACCAGATGTGTTCATATAGACCCCTTATATACTGAAAAATCCAGGATTCATCGACCGGCTCAATTCGTTCTATAAAGTTAGTGGTCGTCTCAAGATATTTACAGTTGTCTCTTACAGTAAATTCACGAACAAAGCGTTTGGGAAGATTATTTAGGGCAGATTCAACCATTTGATTGTCGCATTCGGGATAATAATAATGGATTCCGCTATCAAATCTTTTTAAATATGAAAGCATATAGAAAAAAAGGTGATAGGGGTTTTTATGGTCATTATTCTTCATAAAGTAGACGGTTTCCATTCCTTAATTTTATAATTATCTATTTTGTTGTAATGAAAATACGAGATTTCATTTTGGCAACCAATCATTTGGGCCACCAATCATTTGGGCCACCAATTATTTGGGAACGTTCCAGTCACTATTTCCTTTTAAAGCAAATACGAAACTTGCAGACCTATCGCCTCCCTTGAAACTTGCATAAGATTGTTTGGGTCCCTTATCTAATTGTTGCCAATCATAGAGTGTTCCAGCTTCTAGTTTTTCTAAATCAGATTGAATCTTTCTGGCTCTTGCAAGGAGGCTATTCGATTTAGAAATTGCAGCCTTGAGAGCTTTAGAATTTATGATTTTTCTTACTCTAGAGATTTCAGAAGGTAAATCCGGTACTATACAATAGCCCGAACTCTTTCGCTTTTCTCTTTTTAGTCTAGCAACTTCTGGTGAACATTTATCTGCAAATCCCTCTTCCTCTTTTCTCTTTTTAGCAATTTCTTCCGCAATCTTTTCACCGCTTGGGGCTTGTGCTGGGGGATTTGCACCTGCATCTTGCCCCTTCTGCAGATCATCCATCACACTGATATACCATTCAAGCTCTTTTGATATTGTAGATGCCAGCTTATTTGGAATCATGGATAATTTATCAGCGATTGAATCAATAGTATCTTCTGAATAATCTGGTAAGTTGAAATATAATGAACATGGTGTATTAGTTTCTGCATTTCTTCCAATAAATATTTTCTTAATAGCTTTGAGACTTAAGCCTTTATATTTACTACAGCTTGGCCGGGAATTAGCTGAGTCGTCCATACAGCTATATACCTCTTTATACGTCTCTTGAATATGAGCATTTGCTTCAGCTTCTGACTCACCTGGTGTTATTGTTGCAGAATCTGTAAATTTATTAGTCATATATATCTTTTTCATTCGGCCTTCTATGAATCTAGCAAGTTCACAATAAGGAGACATGGTTGATTCTATTTTGCTTTTAAGGGAATTGTATGAATCTTCTTCAGAACTAAAAAACTCCTCTTGCATTGGTACATTTGTTATATATATAAGCCAGAGCAATAGGGAAATAATTAAAATCGCCAAGACTGTGAGTAAATGACCTCTCTTCATCTTCTTAAGATATCATTAGATAAGAATGTCCTTCAATACAAATATGTCTTCTGGATACACGGATTCACTTAATCAACGGTCTGTATGTTGTACTAAAGCGAAACCTTCATCGAATACGTGTTGTTCAAAGAGTACTCCCGGGCCTCTTATAGTTCAAATACCATCTATGATTCTACTTTCCCGGAAATGCCCAGAACCAACTCCTCAAGAGTTCGCTAAATATCCGAAAGTTGCAATACCATCTTCTATTTTGACAGAATCGAAGGTGGCTCCAGCGAATTGTTCAAACCGAATAAACCGATTTTCACAATATCAACGATACCAAGCACCGATTCCATGCCAACCGTTACCACAGAGTGCAAACATGGCGGGTATATCTCAACCGAGTACCAGACAATGCGAGCCGTGAAAATTATATGGATAGTGTAGAATGCCTGTTGCTAATAATGATGCATCCCAGATTACTCTTAAGAAGAGAATGAAGGCGCTATATGCGTGGAAATCTACGAATGATGCGGCTGTAAATATTGGAAGATCTGTTTTGAGTGAGCAGACTAGCGCCCAGTCTGCAGAAGTCGTTCTTATGCGTAGACAGGGTGGCTGCAAATGCTCAGCGGATGCATCGGCGAACCCTTATGAATTCAATGGTCTATCTCAATGTGGATGTGGTGCTGGTCAGTAACGCCAAGTGCTGAAGTCCTAGAAGCGAAGCTTCTAGGTGACCAAGTACTCTTAATTGTCTGCAGTCGCTTTGCGACTGCTCTGCTGCTGCTATATTATGTGTAATGATTTCACCACTTGTTGCTATCCGCAGGGAGTGCTTAATTTAAGCACTCCACGGTAATCACCCTCCGGCATTTTATTAACTCTTTTTAGGTTGTTAAACAAACTAAAAAAAGATGCAGCTCTTTGGGTGTTTTGCCCCCTCTGAGTATCGAACTCAGTACCTTCTCATTACAAGTGAGATGCTCTACCATTTGAGCTAAAAGGGCCGGTTGCGCCAAGCGGGAATCGAACCCACGTCAAGGGTTTGGAAAACCCTTATTCTACCACTAAACTATTGGCGCTAAAAATATGTGAGCTGTGGGGATCGAACCCACGCACTTTCGTATCGGATCTTAAGGCCGACTCCTTCTGTGTCTAATCTAAATCAGAAACCACTCGGACAAGCTCACAGTTGGGACATTTTCTCTAAACGTCCTCCCAAACTCCAACTCTCCTATTTATCTTTTGTTATTTAATCTTTACGTGGCTATTTTACTTTGCACCGGCGACAACCTTCTTCTTCACCAGCGTCTTCTTTGCAGGAACTGCGACAGGCTCCTCCTCAACCGGTGCAGCAGCAGACGTCAGCGCCTCATCATCGACCTCATCCTCATCATCAAAGGCTGATGCAAAGCCAGAGGCCTTGGGCTGCTGGGCAGGCTGGCGACTACCAGAAGCACGGGGTGCCTCCTCCTCATCGACAAATGCATAACCACGACCAACACCGTCCGGGCGGGAAACAATCTTGACCTGCTTCGCCTTCCAAGAGAGGCCACAGCCAACCGATGAAATCCAAACACCCGTACACTCAAGAAGCGCAGTGACCGTCATGCGGCGCACGATGAGGTCCTCAATCGGCACATCCTTAATGACCTTCTTGTCGGTATCAAAGAACACCGTCTCAAACTGGTCATTCTTCTTGCGAAGAGCGACCTTTACCGTGGGAGGATACGGCTTACGGTTGCCATTCTCATCCTCGCTGAACTTGACCGTCGGCTTATACAGCTTCATCTGCTTGAGAATCTGGTGCGTCATGCCAGGCTTCTTGAGCCAGTTCTTGTCAACGCACTCTGCGACTACACGGTTGTCAAGACCATCAAGGGCCTCAAAGACGGCCTTAACCTTGGGGTTGGAATCGAAATCCCGAAGAGAGAGATTGAAACTGTACTTGGTGGGGCCGAACTTATCCTCAACATTCAGGCCATAAGGGACATCAAGATTACTGACCTGCATGACTAGGGGCTTACCATCATAGTTAAGATTCACGGCCTTGGCGCCGCTAGTCAGCTGCTTAAGCTCACCGAAAGAAACGTTGGATGCGTCGAACTCTGATGCAAGTACACTCATTTTAGGCTATGCTAATTTTTTTGGGGTTGACCCATTCAATTTTAGAAGCCATTTTTTTTCACGCATTTTTTTGCAGGTAATCATATTAGAATGGATTACTCTCAGTATATACGTTTAAAGAACGAGGCAGCCAATTCATATGTATCAAGAACAAAGACGGTTGATGCGTCATTATTAACATTTAAAAGAAGCCAGAAAGCTGCATACTCTGGATATAATAATATTCAATCAATCCCATATTACAGAGGTTCTCCGGTTGTAAATAACGTACTTTACGATTTAAGTTCCTGCCCAATAGATCATCAATATACTGAAGGATACACAACTGTAAATAAACTTGCTCAGCATGAGGCTCTTGCTATGAGAAAGGCTGGCTGTGCAGTTTGCAGTGACCCCGATTATTCTGTCGTGAGTCCTGGAATACAATTACAATCTTATACAGAACAAAGGGCAATACTTTCACAATATGACAATATATCAACTAGTTCAGGTCTAATAAAACCGTATGGATATGGTCTCATGCCTGGTGTATGTAAGCCAGAAGAGTGTGGTCCAAAAACATTTTTCCCTCCCAAAGATACACGTACAAATGATGTATATCCTCCAGCTGCATGGCCTTATAAGTAAAAGTTACCTAAAAATAATTTCAAAGCTATAGTATATAATGTCGCTTTCCTCTCTTGAACTTTTAGTGAAAGAGACAAGACGGGAGTTTATAATTGCGAAGTTAGACGGTATTCTAGATGCTGGTGAGGTAATTCAGATTGCTGGAGGTCTTGCCAAGAAAATCCAGGGATTGGCAGAACTATCTGGGTCTGATAAGAAGGCGCTTCTCCTATTGGCTCTAAAGAAGGGTCTTGAGGCATCAGGAGGTGTTGATAGCCTTGCTGGGTTTGCAAATGCTAGTGCTGAGACCAAGGCTGCCTTTGAGGAGAATTTACTTATGGGTGCATCTGTCGCTGTTGATTTAATGCTATCGGCTGCATCCGGTAAATTAGATTTAAGAAAGCCAGCTAGCTGGAAGGCGTGCTTGCCTGTATGTCTATCTGTGGCTAAGACGCTTCTACCAAAGGACCATGCGCTATTGAATGAGGCTGCAAAGCATGCTGAGGCTCTTCTAAACAAGGGTGAGGAGACTAATACTGATGTGAAGGTTCTAGAGCCTGTGGTGGTACCAGCGGTAGTGGTAGTGTCAGAGTCAAAGGATGTGTCTGTAGAAAATGTGGCTGTCACCGAATCTACATTGAATGTTCCAGAGAAGACTGATTAAGCCAACCAAGGATATGCTTCTCGTATTTTAGGGGAAGCATACGTAAGACCAATGACAGTATACATAGCACCAAGCGTTTTATCTGATTGCTCAGAAGCAGATGAGATAAGTCGCTCAATTACATTTATATTCGTTCTCCTCACACTGTCTAAATCCTGCTTTGAAATCACCTTTTCAACAGACCATTTGAATAGTTTATTTTGCACATTTGAATGTCCTGGGACAATTCTAGCCTTCAGCTCGTCAGATAGAGCGAGTTTTTCATTCCATAGATTATATAATGTCGTGTACAGCTCCTTTTGTTGATATATATCTAAATCAGAAAACCACTGTGTTGCAATACGATACCCTAACATATCCAGACGTAAACAAACATCTAGAACCCGCAGACTCCATGATTGTTTCGCTGTAAGGACACTCGTATTTTCAAGAATAAGTGACTTCTTCCAGAGTTTTAAGTTATTTAGTCTTGAACGAAACGCTTCTAGAGCATGTTTACTGCACTCTTGTCTAGTATATACATTTTCTAGAAGTCCAAGCGATTCATATTGAACTAGAAGTGAGCGAATATCATATCCCCAGAATTTCTTTGATTCTACAATAACAAAGAAGTAATCCCTAGGAATAGTATCAAGAGCTTCAAAACTAGATATTTCTGTATCATTTGTACAGAGGTCTCTTACAAAGAAGGCTGGTGTACGTTCTTTTGAAAGTTTAAGACCATACACGAATTTCCACCATTTATGGATTTTCTTTGCAGCACTATACACTGAACGGGTTACTATAACCGCATTTTCTGGGCTAAACCTTCTTGGGTTTTTCCAATGGCGAGAACAGAATTCACCCTTTATTGCAGGATATGTGCAGCGAACTGATGGATGTTTACGATTTTTGATGTTAGCACAGTATACCTTTTTGTTGGATTGCATTCTTTCACTGTTGAGGGGGCGGAAATATTCATTTAAATGGTAAAACGAAACTTTTAAGCCCCTTCTCATATCTGCATCAATACATGACGGGAAAAATGTACCCGGCAAAAAAATTTTGACACCGCCCAAAAAGGTATTAAACGGATTGTTCTAAAATTGAATGGATTTTTACGAGTATAGTGCGTATATTCCCCATGAATTCTTCCTCGGCATCAGGTATAATGAGTTCTGCTTCATCCGCTACGAAGGCCACGAAGGTTGTTTCTAAGAAGGCTGCGGCCCCTGCGGCTGCCGCTGCACCCGCTGCACCCGTTGCTGCCGCCCCTGCCCCTGCGGCGGCCCCAGCGAAGGCGGCGGCCAAGAAGGCGTCAGGCGTAGCCGCCTCAGCGCCCGTTGCGGCGCCCGTCGTTGCGGCACCCGTCGTTGCGGCGCCCGTTGACACGACGGAGGCGCCTGTCGTTTCCGTCCAGGACGATGTCAAGTCCATGCTCACGCAGGCCAACACGGTCCGTGAGACGGTTGGTGCGCTTGTTGCTGAGCTAAAGCGCCTCGAGAAGCGTGTTGCCCGCCTCCAGAAGGAGGCTGACAAGCGCCGCCGCCGGTCAAAGAAGCCTGTTGAGGGTGAGGAGGTCAAGCCCCGCAAGCCCTCAATCTTTGAGATTCCTACGCCCCTCTCAAATGACCTCTGCAGCTTCCTTGGCCGCTCAAACGGCTCCCAGGAGAGCCGCTCAAACGTGACGAAGGCCATCACGACGTACGTCAAGACGAACAACCTCAAGGACAAGCACACGATTAAGCCTGACTCCAAGCTCAAGGCGCTTCTCAGTGTTAAGGACGACGAGGTACTCACGTACTTCAACCTCCAGCGCTACCTCAACCGCCACTACCTCAAGGCGCCTGTTGCGACGGCCTAGATGCACTTTTAGAAAAAGTGCGCAAAATCCTGTAGCACATTTAGAAGGCTGCGCAAAAATAGACTTTTGAAAAAAGTCTGCAAAAATATAAATATTTTCAGTGAAAGGCCTACCTACTCCAGATAGCTCCGTGGCGTTAGCCACGTTCTGCTATCTTGGTTGTAGGCCTCTGGCCTACCTACTCCAGATAGCTCAGTTGGTAGAGCGGAGGATTGTAGCAATAAATGCTAAGTCGTCAATTCTCCTCAAGTCATCGGTTCGATTCCGGTTCTGGAGACACCCGAAAGGGCCATTAGACTTGATAGCTCAGACGGCGCAGGCGTCTTTGCTAACTAGTCGTGGCCCTTTTAGGGCCATTCGACTTGATAGCTCAGTTGGTTAGAGCATTCGGCTGTTAACCGGAAAGTCGAGGGTTCAACCCCCTCTCGAGTCGCATATTTTTTTAGCTATCGCAATATCTAAAAAAATAGTCAATAATAGAGATGATTGAAATAGGGCGCCATATTCTTGCAATCAGTTTGGGATTCATCGGTGGATTAATACCAAATAAAAAATCAAATATTAATCATTTATTAATGGGCGTAATTTTTGCAATCCTATTCAGTAAAATTTTAGTCGGTGATTATGATACCGGATATCAGTGGACATATTCCGACATCCTATTTGTCTTAATCGTTGGAACAGAGGGATTCATCGGTGCATGGATTAGTCAATTCACGAGTCTTTAGTAATTGAATCCATTTGGCCTTAGATTCACTCTTTATACTAAGTAGTCGCTCATAGGCATCTTTATCAACGCCATCAGGTATGAATTTTTCAATGACCGTATCTAAAACTCCATAATGTTTCATGCGTGTCAATGCTGTACTAAACATCATATATGATTCACCCTTTAAAAGACATCTATCCCATCCTGCCAAGAAACTTGCATCCTGAAGAATACTTAATGAAATCCCCCAACTATTGCAAACATCTTCAATATAAACATCCTCTACAATCCATTCATTTCTCACCTTCAAAAGCCTCCATAAATGCGGTGCGCCCATAGCAAATATATCAGAATCAAGTGTTAGAATTACATCCACCTTTTTATTATCACTAAACGCCATTTCTAAAAGTAAATCATCTGCTTCACCTGCTGCAAATATATGTTCCACGCTCGGTCCAAGTTTCTCCTGTATTTCCCGCTTCAACGCCCCAGTCAAATGCCAGCCTTGCCATGATAACGATGAAATGGCAGTATTAAGTTGGACCTTATCTCCTTCGCTTAATTGCTCACCATATTCTTCCAAATAATGTTCTAACCCGTTTTTCTTATCGGTCGCTGTTTCCCTTGCATTACGCCGCTCATTTATAATGTCCCGCTTTTCCTTTGGTGCAACGCCATCCCATACACAAATAATAGTATGACCATTATCAGACCACTGGCGTATGAATTCTAAAAGTTCATTTAGATTTATACGATATGTATAGACTAAACTAAATATATCTATAGCGATTGTGAGCGGCTTTACTTGTAAAGGACTCACTCTCTTAAACGTACTACGAAAGAGTGTCCATACACCACGAATTCCCATATGTTAGTATTTTATACTCATTTGAATATAAAATATTAACTCAATTTTTAACTCTTATTACATATCTGTCTTTGATTTTGACCATATAATGTATGCCAAAAATAGTCCAAAGAAATTTTTAGCAAATATATCCAATATATTATATCCAGTATTTTTAACTGTATAACTCATAAGGGCAAATACACCATATAGACCCCAAAAGAATACAAACCAATAAAATAGGGCATTCTTAAAAAAATCTTCAGAGGATGGCAAGAATGTATCTTTGATATATTTGAAATTTAAAGCGAATGGGATAAATCCTAATGCAGTAGATAGATATGTACTCAAGTAACCAAGTTCACCAACTAAACCAAATAACAACATTGCAGCATTTAATAGAACAATTGTTATTACTGAGCCTGTATGATTTGATAAAAAATCACTGAATCTACTTTCTGTAGTTCCATCGTGATTCAAAAATGCGGCCAATGTAATTAACATTAATGGTGTAGTAACTGCCCAGTCTAAATAACGAACTGGTGTGATATTTTGGGATACTTTATTGAAGTAGTAAATTAACCAAACATAAAATATAAATTCAATAATCTGAACATACAACTCGATTTTTAATAAATCCTTTAGCAGTTCATCTTTTAAATCTACTTCTATCTTTATTGCGAGATAATCAATAATTCCAACTATAGACTGGACTATTAAAGAAAATATACCACTTATCAATATCATCCTATATTTACATATGAGTATATTTTATTGCATTTCTGAATCCCACTCGGGTGTAGTGAATCTCAAACTAGTTGTAGCCCCTTGAACTCTTGATACATAGCCTCGTAAAAATCCCAACTTCTCTAAATGCTCCTTTTTACCTAACATATATCTCCACGCATAGTCTGCAGGGGTCGCTACATTTCGCTCAAGCTTCAATGATGCAGCCTGTTCGACCATCCAGTCCACTTGTTTTTTCCATAGGCGATTGAACTTTCCATGTGACCCACGACTGAGTAGGGCACACAGAAATACCTCCGTCCATGCTTCAGTATGGGCTTCTAAGTCTTCTACACTCTTTTCACTATCAAAACACGCTGTATGGAGAAGCTCATGTAATAGGACTCTGGTGGCTTCTTCAAATCTATAGACGACGACAAGTTCCTGTTTGCATATATAAGAGTAGCCTCCATTAATATCTTTCGCTCTTAATTCATCTGACTCATTTGGATCCACACGAGGTCTGGGGTCGGCATACAGCAGAAAATAGCCGATTGGATGTTCAATCATTTGAAATATTCTGGCCCAGAAGGCCCAGGGAATCTGAGACCACTGTTCATCTGTTCCAAGAAAGACGAGACGAGTACGACCAGGAAGTTCTCGGACTTTCAGTTTAACGTCTGACCCCTCGGTTCTCCATTTTGCAAGCATATCTGCTCTGAAATTTACCTCATCAATCGCCGAGCCTGTTACCCCCTGTTTTTCTAGAATGTCTGTATCTGAAAGTTTGGGTGAATCATCTATCCAATGTTCTTCAGGCATCGCCCACACTGAGGAGGCCATGTCTAAAAAAGGTTCTTTCCAAAATGCCGGAGGCATTGCTACTCTTACCCTAGAGTTCTTGTTCCTTTCATCTTACGACCCTTCTTAGTCTTAGAACGCCTCGTCTTTCTCTTCATTGACCCCCCAGCGATTCGCTCAGGCATCATCTTGAATTCTAAGATTTCATTTGTTAGATTCTTAGCTTTTAACGCAGCAGCCTTGGCTATATCATAAGACTCCTTATAGTTTGTATTGCCATTATATCTAGGTTTATGTAAATTAGTTAAATCATTTATATAGTATTTTATGTCAGGTAGTTGCATTGGTATAGAGTCATATGCCTTTAATAATTCAGTTAATTTTAGACGCAATTTTTCCATCCGAGATTCAATTCTAGTACCAGGTTCTGATACTGGTGTTATTTTTGCCGTTAACTTATCAATTTCATCCTGCAGCTCACTTCTCTTTTCATATTTTTTCACTGTCGCCTCAGCCATTCTATTTAGTCCCAACTAATATATTATACATGGAGACAAAGAGTGTCTCCCAAGCAATAGGGATTCTATACGAGGTCAAAGTATGCCCTGTGGCAGTATTTGGAGAATTAGCAAGGCACTCTAGAAGTTTTTCAGTCAGGTCAGGTCCAAATTCTGAATGATGTTCTAAAATGAGTTCGAGAAATATCTGATGAATATCAAACCACCGTATATTTCTTTGAAGAATTGCATATATGGTATTACGTAAGGCTTCAATATGGTTCAGACTTGGTTCCTTTAATCCACGTGTTCGTTCAATCCAATCCCAAATAACAGGTATCCATGGATGAACGGGAGTAAATTTCAGAGGTATCGGAATATCGAGAAACCAATCCCGCAATTTGAATGGTATAGATTCCCGAACCGTACACCAAATCGTAATATTTCCAGATTCACTGTGCATTTCTAGAAGACGCTGTAACAATAAGACTGACTCTGTACTGAGAAGGTCCGCTTCATAGAGTACTAGAATACGCTCTCCCCGTAGCACGTGGGCATTTTCACCCAAGGATTCAACAATTGACCGTATATAATGACGGTCTTGAAGACTCATTCTCGCAACAGAGAATCCATTATGAATGAGGGATGTTTCATAGGGAAGGCCGTCCTTTCTCAGTTCCTCAGATTGCGCCTGTTCATCGGAAACTTTCGAATCAAGATGCCACTGTCGCCTATTAATATTAAGAAATACACCTCTTTGAATAGCAATCAGCTTAAGACGTGCATGTACCGCTTCCTTTGATAGACTATAATCTTGACATCTCCAGACAATGCCCATACTTAGATTTATCTTACTGTATATCTCTAAGTGCTGTTAACCACTTAATGTTAATTTATTAATAATCTATAGGGAAATGGAGATTGCAATACCAATATCTAGATTTGATCCAAATAATGTTAAATGGGGACCGATTCGCATAGGGTCATTTAGAAAGACGATTCATTTCGGATATGAAGAGTCTCAATTAAAATTTAATTCACTTATCTTACTTCTAGAGCCGCTGCGTATTGTTCAAATTGATTGGGATAGAAATCAACTGGTCTTGGAAGAAACGGGTGACAAATCCTTTTTAAATAAGCTAGAGCAATTTCAAAAATTGGCAAATGCATATATTTCAAAGAATGCTAGTACATGGATGGAGGGTTCAGAAGAATGTGAGGTTTATTCAGTGCAACCATGGCTAAAGTCTCGTAGGCTAACTCTATTTTTATCCAACGACCCAGCGTCATTGACTTTTTATACAGAAGCAGGTAAAGCGATTTTTTCGAATAAATTAGTAAAGCCGGGGGACTTCATTCGTGCGGTAGTTAAATTAAATGGAATTTCTCTCCAGATGACAACTCAAGACATATGGACAGGAAAGTCACGTATTCAACATCATGTATTGGAACTTTATAAGGTTAGCCTTGATTAATCAGGGAAATAGATAGCGCTGTAAGGGATACAATTATGGAAAACGAAGTGGCTACCAAATAGTATAAATTCATACTCAGTGGGTTATAGGTAGAATACAAATACCATAAAATAGTGTGGAGTATTACAACGACAATTAATATACCAGAGACTGGTAAAAGGGTTTTTGATATATCACCCTTATTAAGCTTTGAAAGTAAATAACCAGCCACTCCAATTAAAACCAATTCGACGCCGCCTATAATACTTGTTTTGAACGAGCTATCTTTTAATCCTGTATCGGCCATTACTACTTAGAATTTATGTTTTAGTTAAAAGTTTCTGAATAGGACCGCTTTTTAATGCACCCATGATTGATTCTGCCGTACCCAGTTTAGATGATGGTATTATCATAAAGATGTATATAGACTCTAAAACTAAGAGCATTAATACTAATGGTATCAATATAGAGTATATTCTAAAATTATACAATTTAAAGTTCTTTGTAGGGTTACACGAATCTTCCATCTATTCTCAAAGAATAACTTATTTTTTCATTATCAAAGATGTAGAAAGAGCCATGAGAGATATTAATATAGCTAATGATGTAGTAAAAAGATAATATAAGTTCATACCATCTGCATCACTCATATAATAAGTAAGATAGATATACCATACGAGTGTATGAATTGAAATGATTCCAGATATATAGTATACAGCTGGTAAAATATCCTTCTCTAAATCATTTGAAGTATCGGGTTTACCAACGAGGCGTGGGAAAAAATGTAAGCATGTTAAAATTATAGCAACTTCAGCAATAGATATGAATGTAATCAATAGTGACCCTCTCATAGGATTTGCAGCATCTGCCATTATCTATTAATTATTAATATATTTTCTAATAATAATTAGCAGCCACATATGGCTAAAACAAAAAAGAAGCGTGTTATAGCTCCGGGTCCAAAAGTCTGTCATCCTAGACTAAAGGACACGAATGGTGAATGTTTAACACCGGACCTTATAAAAAGCCTTGGAAAAAGTTTGGGCGCACCGTCTGAATTACATGGTCGGCATCTTCGTCATTGGATGACCCGTCGTACAAAATGTAAGACTGAGAGATGTTGGATAGAAAAATCGTCAATGAATCCCGATGAAAAGAATAAGATTATCAAAAGCTATTTTCGTCCAAGTATGCCTGATAGTTGGATTGAAGACCCGGATGAATGGTTAGACAGTCTAAATATTGTAGATGTGATGAAACAATATGAAGAAGTCTATCCAACGTTCAAGTTTTTCGGTGCGAATCCCATTGACTTTTCTGCACCAAATCCATATAAAAAGGATGCTCTTGAAAAAAGGGAATGTCTAGAGGATAGCATATGTAAACTTCGACTTGATACATTGACAAAGGAGGGTAAGACTCATTTAGGATTCATCTACAACCTGGATCCGAGTAATAAAGGGGGTAGCCACTGGATTGCAAGTTTTACAGATATTCCCGGTCATAAGAGTTACTATTTTGACTCATATGGTTTCAAACCTCCAGCCGAAATTGCTCGATTCTTGAGGTCACTTACATTACAAGACCCAACAATGAAACTTCAATATAATGCAAGACGATTCCAATACGGTGATACTGAATGTGGAGTCTATTGCCTGTATTTCTTAATTCGCATGTTGGAAGGCGACAATTTCAGAAAATTTTGCAGAAGAGCGCCAAGAGATAGCGACATGTTGGAATTAAGAAAATGGCTTTTTGCACCCAAAAACTAATGCGTGGATACATTCATATCTCTCTTCTAATGATATCAGTAGAGTGAAATGGACCCAGTTCAACAGAATCGTAGACAGTTCTTTAGTGGGCAGAATGAACAAATGCTATATGGCATGCTAACTAAGAATTTCCAACAGCGGATGGGTACTCAATTGAATGACAAACAGTTATCTCATCTTGAGAGAGCGTTAGAGCATTATATGAGTGAAGTCTTTCAGCAGGCCCCGAATCAGCAAGTTCCAACGCTTAATAAGCAGGTGTTGGCTTCAACGGCGACAGAATTCAATGCATATTTACAGCGCCAGACGGCACTCGCAACTGCCACACCCCAGATGTTTCAGGAGACGTCGAATCGTTACGAGCAGCTTCAGCAGGATCGCCAACGGTCTCTAGAGGCTCCCCGACCAAGTATACCAGATTATGTTCAACCCATACAGCTCAAGGAGGACGATTCAATCAGTGCTCTTGAACTCTTTGAGGAAGCCAAGAAGCGACGAGGTGCAGAAATGAATGCTCAGGCGGATGCTGAAATTGCCAAGCGGTCTGCATCGGCTGGCGCACCCATTTATGCAGTTCAGGAGCGCCCTGACCCTAGAACCATGTTTGATACTCCGCTTGATTTAGTGGTGTCCGGTCGTGCCGATATGAACCCGACACTCGCTGGACCCCCTCCGGTTGTGGCACTTTCTAGGGATGGTCACCGAGGTACTCTTCAACAGGATTTACTCATTAAGCAGCAGGATATACAGACATATAAGGAGACTGAATACAATTTATCGGTTTACAGTGCTGATAGAAAGTGGGAAATGGATAATGGCGAAAACCGTTTTAACTTCAGTGTGAACCTGTATTCTGGTAATCCGACGAATGGAGTCAGTATTATGCCTAAGGCGACGGCCCGCTTTCGCAATATCGTGAAAATCGAGTTTGTCAAGGCAGTTATGCCGATTGAGAATACAGATATGATTGTCAGGAAATCAGATGCTTCGACATATACTACAGCATTTGATAAGAATATCTTCGGCTATCCATTTGTAACCTTGAATGTTAGTGAATTAGATACAAATAACTTTGGCACAAATGATAAAATGGATAATGCATTTGGTATACTCCAGTACGATGCAAATTGGACAGATAATACTGATTCAATGGGATTTACATCGTATATTCCGAAACATATGAAGTGCCAGCGTGTCTATTCACCCACACCACTTGCAGCCTTGACAAAGCTCAGTATCAGACTCCAGCAGCCGAATGGTAATTTAATTAATTCCAGTCTAGATACTCTAGATATTAACGGAGCACCGCTAAGTATAACGGCCGATATAACAACATACAATGGTGGCGCACCAACCGTTGCACCAGGAACTAGTTATAGAGATTCTACGGGAGAATATATTTGGATTGACTGCAAGAAGTGGTTCAGTCGTTATCAGGTATCTGCAGGCGACAGAATTCAGATTAGAGGGCTTACAGGCATCTCAAATCCGACGGCGGCTCAGACAGATTTCTTGAACTTTTTACAGGATGTCAGCGGATTAATGGTAGTCTCGACTGCAACCACGACAGGTGCAGAATATAATAATGCAGGATATGCCAAATATATTATAGTTCGCAGTAAATTCGGTGACCCAACGACGGGTTCAACATCAGTTGCCCCTTTTGGTCTTGCAGCCAATAATACTACTCTTTCGACTTTCTTAACAACGTTTCGTTTTACAGGTGGTAAACTAATTAATTTAAGTCACCAGACGCAGCTGATATTCCGAATTGTAACAAGGGATTACGACTCAGCAAGTCTTGTACGTCCAGATAATCTATAAGGCTCCGACGAAGAGTTTCGTCATTCTACGTCCATTCTAATTTTAAGACTTAACATTAGAATGCAAGCAGTTTACTTGCTTGGGATAACTTTATTCATGTTCATTATATTATTTGTTTTACAGAGTTTCATAAAGGAGGGGTTTGGAACAAATGAGGATATAATGCATTCAGATTTCAGTAAAAAAATGGAGCAAAAATACAATAACGTTGGAGCTGCATTGGCTGTAAGAAGGAATGAGGGTGCATTGGGTGGAGATACACGTGCATTATTTGGCAATATTTCTACTACATTGGATGACAACAATAGGGTAATTAACACTATAGACAATCCCTATCCTCTCGAAGAAAACAGGACAGGTCTTTTTGCACTAATAGACAAATGTGAGAAGGTGAAGACTACAGATTGCAGTATATTTGATGATGCGAGTTTTACAAACGATTGTGGTATATGTTTGGATATAGGTACAAATTCTGAAAATAAGCCTGCTACGGGCGGCCTTGTCTTAACAGAAGAAGATAAAACCTATTATCGGTCAATACCTACACCTTCTGGTAGCTTAATTAAATCATATGAGCCGTCTGTTGGAACATGTCCGGCGAATCGCATGGTTTCAAATAAGGCCGAATGTATCCGTATGACAAATCAGATAAAATGCGAGAAAAATACGACCTTTGATGATCCAGAGGGTTGCTCACAATGTTATGACACTGATGGAAATTACTTAGTCTTAGATGGAGCTAGCAAATCGTCATCTGCAGGAACTCTATATTTAATTGGTTCTGGAAATATTAATTTTAATGGAATCAACCGACGATTGTCTAGTACAAATCCATCTACATTTCAAATATCCAATCAAAGTGGATGGACATCTTTAACATTGGTACTTCAAGGCATAGCTGGAGCAGAACCATACGATGATACTAAGACATATTCTATCAACGATTTAATCATATTTAATGGTGGAGTCTACAAAATGAGAGAGGGTGCTGGATCACCAGGATACAGACCAGATAGACCTGGTGATAGGCTATGGGTATTTCAGAGTGCATTAACTGAATATGATATGCCACCTCCACCATTTGTAGCAGGTTATTTGGCCTCACCTAATGCAACGGCTACAACTGATACAGGCTATTTCCAAATTGATTTTTATCGTCTTATTTTATCTGATTCTGAAACGGGTAGAAAACCACGGGCAACTGCAACTCTCAAGGTAAATGGAATCGATGTTACAAAGATGGAACCTGGCTATAATAAGTTTAGAATGACCTTAGCAACAAGATATCCCTTTACATTTGCTGACCAAGGAAGCCAAGAGGCAACCATTTGTAAGAATTCGCCATTTGTAACAAAGTCAGCTGCATCTGAATTCTTGAATAGTGACCCATGCTATAGAAAGGGATCAGGCCCTGGCAAATACAATGTAGAGTGTCTGCAGAATGTATTTTTGGCAAATGGATGTACTGACCAGGGTAAGGCATATCCTAAGTCAACTACTGAAACAAGTGGATTACTTTATGAGGGTGGACTTGCTTTAACATTAAATAGAATTGCAGATAAGGTATATGCACTAGCAGTATTAACTTCTACTGGAATAAAACCAGACGGAACTAAGGCTACAATAGAGCAGTGGTCAGAGGCAAGTGTATTTTGTACAGGAAAGACAATATCAACACCGTGTGATATTCCAACAAAGGATACAGGGCCGCTTTCATCAGAATGTATTACATATCTATGGGATAATAGTGGACAAAATAACACTCTTGAATCTACATATTCTAGTTCGCTCTTTTCTTCTGCATGGAGTTTATTCAATAGCGGTTCAGAACCAGAGACTAAGATAACCGAGCGGAAATTTTGTACTAGAAACGGTACAATGTCTCCGAAGAATCCAAATGGGACTGATAATGCTACAAGATTATCATTTTGGAAATCTAAGGGCGGCGTTAATGCGGTAAAGTCTCTTATGGCTTCGATTCATTCTATAGCTAATAATCCGGCTCCGCCTGAAGATCCAGATAAGGCTGCTGCTATCATGCAATGCTATGGTGCAAGTCCTAGAGCCCGTAATACGCATACGTCGAACTATACAAGTGATACGACAACAACAGGAGTTGCAACCTATGGTCCACGCAGAGATTATGCTAATCCTATTGTATCTAGCCCAGTTGATATATCGAGAAGCAATTCGGATAATCCAATGGTATATAAAAAGAGCACACCTATAAATTTCAATAATTTTATCATGGCTGCAACTCTTGAATTGAAAGATTCGAATAAAGCAAATACTTGGTGGGGAGACGGCTCATTCTGTAATCCTGCATGCAATGAAATACCATCGGGTAACTGGTCTGGCGCAGGTAATGGCAAGGATAAGTCTCAATCATGTATTGATTTTAGTTACACGACCAGTTTTAATAATGGAAACAATGCTCGCCCAGCATGTGCATTCTGGAATGATTTAGACTTCAGAACATTGAATTTTGCGATTGCCCGTGTAAATAATCAAGGCGTAGTTAGAATTACTGCAAATTCTGGTGGGAGACCTCCAGCAGGTTCTAGTCTAACATGGACATCAAACCCTATTACGAGAAATAGTGATTTATATATTGATGTTTCATATTCTAGTACAGATAAAATTATGAATGTAAAAATATCTGGTGCACTAGACCAGACAGCAACTATAAACAATGTTATACTCTATAGAAATCAACAGGTAGCTGGAAGAGATGAATGGAGTTTCAATAATTCATTTACAGGACCCTTAAATGTACCTGTGTTTGCATCTGGGCAGGGTGGTAAACAGCCGTTTTCTGGTGTAGTTAAATATCTATATATTGGAGACCCACCTGGAGCAGCTAGAGCTGGTGCATCTAGTTCTGGTCCAGTTCGTGGACCTGGTCCTGGATGGAACTTGTAAGGTAGATGCTGTCCGGCCCTTTATAAATCTAGTAAAATTATCTCAAAGATATTTTTACTATGTAATTTAGATAGGAAATGTTCGGGAAAATGTTCAAAGGGTTATTAGAACCATTTACTATTAATTATAATCAAGAACCAAATAAGGGTCACGAAGAGATTCGTTACTACTATGGCGACAAACGACCGAATGCTATTTATAGTGCAGGTGACACAGATATCCCTCTTGAGAGTCCAACAACGACTTACATGGGAACCGATATAAATGGGTCAGTTAAGTTGTGGGATAATACCGTAATTCCTAAAATCAATCGTAAGGAGGCCACATTAAAGGATAAGTTTCTATTACCAAATAATTCGCTATCAAACAATATACTCACTCAAAGACAAAGTGAATGTGAATCTCTTGCTTCAGGTGAAGCAGACCAGTTTGCACATTTATCAAATCTTGCGAAAAATGTAAATGAAAGAAGTCGTCTTCGCTGTGGATGGGTCTATAACAACGCCAATCCAGAACAAGGTCGGGGTGCATACGGTACAATTAATGGACCCTTTGAAACGAGTGCTTCTGGAACATGGACATGGAATCTTGAGGCAGCCAAGAAAAAATACCATGCATCAATCTGTAGTCAAGTGAAGTCATGTGAGGACCTGTCCGATCCTAAGTACAGGGGTCGTTGTGGATTTTGTAAGACTACAACGAAGGGTATTCCTATTTCGGGGTCCGTTGCTGCCTATCCGTATGATCCTACATTAGCGTGTTCGGCAAACAGTATTGTCCTTTCATCAGATAAATGCCCTGTAGCAGCACCTCCTCCGCCAAGAGATTCTCCGGCATATGCCAGCTATGTTGCAAATAGACAGGTGTGTGACCCCTCAGAAAATGGGTCTCTTTCTCGTGACTGTCTCATATCAAAAGCAGAGCAGGTATGTTCTGATAAAGGTACCTTAGTAGCCGCTTTAAAGAGTGGCGGTGATACAAATTACTTGGACACATTGACACAAGCATCGTCCTATGGCATTTATCAACAGAGAGCTACAAATGGAATGAATGAAACAGCTCTTAAGACTGGTAAATTAACTGTTGGTGATGCTCTAAGAGAATTTAGAAGTGTCGCTGATAATGCAGCTTCGGCTGCAAATGCCGGATTGAAAGTGGCAGCCAAAGATTTATGCTTTACAAAGGGATTAATGGACGAATACGATTTCTGTACCGAGATTCAGCCGAGTCAAGCTGGACCCTTTGCGTTGAATTGTCTACAGACTGCATTCAAGCGTGCAGGCGGGCAGTCAACGGGCAGTATGTATCCAAGTGCAACAAATATAGATTCATGGAATTCTTATAATAAATGGAAGGATGTGACTGATGCGATTAGCGCTCTAGCGACAAGTACACGGTCATCAGACCGTAGGGAACAGGAAGAAGCAATGGCTGAATTCTATGGTATAAGTCTTGATGATAAGAAGGGTACCGCCTTAGGAGATATCAATAATGTCGAGGTATTCTGGTTTACACGGGACACTAATATAACGAGCGCAGATTCAACATACAATACTACATTTTTGGGACGTCGCATTCGTTCTCAGATTCCAAGTCTACAAACCACGAACAATATCCCTGGAACTATTTCATCTGGTGCATCCTTTGTATTTTTTACAAGATACAGGGCGCCTGCTCAGATGCAAATCAAATTAAAGGTTACAGCAGATTCAGGTTTTATTTTGTTAAAGGATGCACCGATGAAGAATGTATATACAGGTACTGGTACCAAGACAGGAACTGAATTTTCAGCATATCAATTACCAAATATAAATGTTGGTAATCCTCTTGATAATTCATCGAGTCCATGGACGCTTACTACTAATAATATACTAACTGGATACTATGTTGGCGGTGGTAATAATTTTTCAATGCAGTATAGTGCTAGTACTAGTGTAAATGTTCCTTCTGAATGTGGGTGTTATGGATATTCTATTCCCCAGATAGTCAATAGTTTCAGAGCATACAATAAGGCCGACTGTGATGCAGTAGGTGGGGATTATGTAAATGGAGATTGGTGTAATAAACGGGGAAATTCAAATCAGGCTGAATCTTGGAGTAAGATGTGTCAACCACTCAATTTAATTCCTTCACTTGGTTCTGGTAATAGTTGTATTATTACACCAAATGTTTTTTCTAGAGAGTCTCTATTTCTACTACAAGATCCCTATGCGCCTATGATTTCATTTGAGACTAGACAGAATTTTGCAAATTATAATTGTGACTTCCCGTTTTGTGATAAGCGGCTCGGGTCGCACAAAATGAAATGGGCAACATATGGTGCGACGGGTGCGACTCCAGACTTTATCGGCACAAGCAGAGATAAGAATAAATATACATTACGTAAGAGTTTTATGGCATTTAGAACTGGGTCTTCAATTTGGTCACGGTTTCTAATAAAGATATATTCCTTTATGACGATGACATACATGGTCCGTTTTACGACTCTGCCTGGAAATGGAATAAGAACCCGACCCTTTATTCTCTGGGCATCGGATCCAAATATTGATTACCCCACTATTTTTGTAACTGGTATAGGAGGAAATAAGGCAACAGTAAATGTTGGAGGTTTGATGAATCCAACGGGTGGAACGAATGCATATGGTGTAACAACTCCAAGTCTCACAACAAATGGTCCTACTATCGGTATCAACCAAACATATATAATCACTTTGAAGGCAATAAGAGGAACTGAAAATGATATTAAAACATTGAGGTCTTTAAAGGTTGGAGCTGCGACTGTAAGCGAGCTTCAGAGAGACCCAAGCAAATTAAAGGAGACGAGTGAATTATCCTGGGCAAATTCAAGACACTTAGATAGTCCAGACAATAACTCAAGTCTATTTTTCTTAATAAATACCGATGCGGGTGCTGTACAATATGACTTATTCTCAATTCAGATGTACGACTATATATTAGCTGGTGAGAATTTGCGTACGGCAGCATATGATAGTTGGCCACAAGCTCCAACAAATGTCTACACTTAATTTGGCGGTCTAAACTCTGCAGTTTAAATAAATATTAAACGGTAGAATGCCATTGGAAAAGATTGATGCAATATATTTACTCTGCCATCCTGAAAAGGAACCTTCCAGATGGCAGCGTTTACAGACACATTTGATTGATAGGGGTCTCCCGAAAGATAAATTTGTCTGTATTGGAAAGACTTGGGGTGACCAATTAAATGAGGGGGTATTTGATATCTATGACCCCTTTCTGAAACGACCTGGCTGCCCATACCTGAGTTGGAAGGGACGGGCTCTATCTCTCGGTGAAATATCGCTCGTTATGAATTTCTGGATAGGAGTTGACCATGCACTAGAACATGACTATAAACACGTGCTGTTTCTAGAATCGGATGTTTTCTTAAGAGACGATTTTGCATCCCGAATTGATGGGCTTATGAGTATTCTTGAAGAGAAGACATGGGATTTTGTGAGTTTGAGTGATGGCGTTGGAACACATGCTGAGAGAACAGATATTCATACAAATTCAGTCTACGCTACCACAGGAGTATATAAGCCGCCGCATCAGTTTCCATTTCGTTGTACGGATAGTATGCTTTTTAGAGTTGATATACTAAGGAAAATGCGTAGGACAGCCTTTCCATTTAGTGAATGCTTAGATTGGGAACTGAATTATCAACTTGCTATTCATAAGGGTGTCGCATTATGGGTTGAGCCGCATTTAGTTGAACAGGGTACAGTGAAGCAGCGAATGATGACAAGTTTGCCTGCTTAATTTCTATTCTATAGTTAGATGGAATTTATTATAAATAGCATAGTTAGTAGCTTTGGTGGGCCTCGTGGTATTGTAACTGATTTAGAAAACTCAATTACTCGGGTTGTTGCAACAATGCCATCGCCAGAACCTATGCCATCTGAACCTACAACACCCGAAGCAGCATATCCAAGACTTTCTAGTCGAAGAAGTATAATGCCACTAGGGCCGACGGCATGGCCTTTCAGTAGACAACCTAGCACAGCTGGTGGAAATGAACCTCCGTCTCAGACTCCACTAAGAATAAATTTACCTAGAAACATGAATAGATATAAATTAAATCTACCCCCATCTCCGGTTGAAAATGAACCACTCTTTGATTCTATGACTTTAATTAATGCTGTTAAAGATGATTTCATAAAGAATATTAGTGGATTTATTAAGAAAACTGTTGTAAATAAATTATTCACTACTCCCAGTTTCAAACCTTTAATTGATAAAGAATTAAATAGTATAAAAGTTCAAATAGACCTTTTACAGGCTAATCCGATATTTAGAGATTTATATAATACTTCTGCGGCAGACAGACAAGAACGTATTGTAATTATGTTAATTGATACAATTCTAAAAGCAAAAGTAATAACAAAAAACAAGGTGGGTCAAGACCTTACTACAGAATGGAGAAAGAAGCATCCCGAACCATCCTTTGGTGGATCAAGAAGAAAAACCAGAAAGGTTAAGCGTAAACGGTCTAAATATTCTAAGTCAAGACATATAAAATGAAGATTGCCATTCTCTTTTCAGGACGCATTTTTAAATTTGGGAATCACTATAATAACATAATGGAAAATATAGTTCAGGGACATGATGCAGACTTCTTTCTTTCTCATAGCCCTGAGCTTGATGAGGATTTAGAATCCTTCTGTGAAATTTACAAGCCGGTTGCGATCTCGAATGACCCTATACCCGAGTTTGACTTCACAAAGTATTCATTATTTCCTGATTCTAATACAAACAGGCATAATCTAATATGTATGTTATACAATAGACGTCGTGTATTCAATTTATTAGATACGCATATGAAAACAAATAATATAGAATATGACTGTATCGTGTCATATAGGCTTGATTTATTCTCATATAATAAATTAGATTATAAAATAGAACCTAATATATTATATATTCCTGAAGGGTCAGACTACTGTAGTGGAATTAATGACCAAGTCGCATATGGGACATATGAACAAATGAAAATATATATGAATGCATTTAATCATATAGATACCATATTGCTTACTACTGGAATAATTCATCCTGAATCAATAAATAAAGATAACCTATTATTACATAATGTGGTAATTCAGAGAACTACATTTGACTATGAAATTATTCGGGGTGGGCATAGCCAATATATAGTTTCTAGATAGAGCTTCTTATAAAGACAGACCACCCATTTCTATCCTTCAAATCCTCTTCCAGCAAGGTCCATTCCGAACTTGCTAGAAGTTCCGCTCGCACCTTCTGATTTTTGAGAATCGCTGAGTCGTCTAGAAAGACATACTTGAGGGAACCCTTAGGAAGGAAAGTCCAGTCCACATATCCAGTATATTCGCCACCATCTAATACAACTGCATCCGGTTCTTTCTTGAGTACCAATGTCTCAGCTGCAGACCATAATGCCATATCTGTTTCATAGTGGAGACAGTAGTGTGCGGATTTGTCGCCCTTTGGAGGATGAAGAATATAGTCTTCACCTGACGGCCCACTAATCTTAGCACGGGCAAACGTTGCCATTGAGATTGCAGGATGGTCTTTGAGGTTTTCCTTAGATACATTCCACATGAATGGATGAAGCTCAACACTTGTTATATCCTTCTTAACACCTGATTCATGAAAGCCATCTAAGATACAGGTAGTGGTTCCACGACCGTTCCATGTTCCCACGTCTAACCATGTCTTAGGACCATCTGGATCTGACGCAATCGTATAGATTATATTACCGAATTTGCTGCTACGAGTTATTTGTCCGTCCATAGACCCATATAAAATCTTGAAATTTGTTTCATTGATATAGATTCCTATATTATTTTGAATTGAGTATGGCATAAATCCGTCAAAAAATTTTAAACACCCTTCCTCTGTTACTGCTCCAGATACTGGTTGAACTAAAATACTCATTATACTAGTGATTATAGTATGTGTTTAGACTGTTGATTTAACGAAGATTTTTTTAAGATGTCCCATCAGTTCCGAAATTAATAGACTATGTTCAGTCATACCGAGAGCATCTGAAAGGTGTGAATCAATATCAATGTATGGATACTGATATTGACCTCTGCGTTTCGTGTAATTTAATACGAGATTATATGCAGACTCTAGAGAAATATGACCTCGTTGATTAAGATTCTCGGCACCACAGAATTCCTTGAAACTAGCCGTTGGTACGTAATTAAAGGTTTTCAAATCGGGTTCGAGTTGTTCTGCAGTATCAGTGTGTGACACTACTTTTGTTTGAATCGATGTCATCTTAAGAAACTCGTGGAGTGCGTTAAGATCCTCCTTCTTTGTGATTGTAAGAAGCATACTAATTTCCATTTATTTATAATGAATGGAAATTAATTGTCAATTTTTACTTTTAATTATGGAACTGGACCAATATCTCCTTGGGGTAGACCCTTTTCATTCGCCTTAATAAATCCAATAGGCCTATCACCATATAGGTCATTTATATCATATAGCATATAACCTTCAGGTAGACCATCAGCTTTCATTTTGATTGTATATCTATAGTTGTTCTTGCGATAGGTCAACTTTTTAATGGCTGGTCTTTCTGGAGCTGGGGCAGGAACGGTCTCTGGAGCGGCAGTTAATTCTACTGGCGCAGCCATAGGTGGAGCCACAGTTCTTTTTCCGAATCTAGCCTCAGTTTCCTTAATATCCTTTTCTAGAATCGGATGATATGCAAAATCACCAATTGAATCACCCAAAGATAAACATCTATATGTGCCGTCTTTATTATCTTCAAAATTCATTTTACAATCAATTGATACTGTTTTCATGAGTGTCTGAAGAGATCCTATGACCTTTTCCTTTCGTAGACCAATCAAGAGTACCTTCTGGTCACTTGTTAAGATTATGACTCTGTCATCATCTTCAGGACCGGCACCACCGGCGTCACCGGCGTCACCGGCACCACCGGCGTCACCGGCACCACCGGCACCGGCGTCATCTTCTCCAGCTCCACCCTTTTGTTCAACTCCTGGTAGCAGTTCATCTGGTCTTGCACCGGTATCTTCTTCGGGCGCCTCAGCGCCAGTAGCTGCGCCAGTAGCTACATCTTCTTCATCTGCATAAAAATCAACCTCTCGTAACGGTGCCTGGTCACCAACGGCTGCAGGAACAACATACTCTCGTAGCTCCTCACGAACCTGCTCTAGAAGTTTTCCATACCGATTCTTACCCTTTCCAGTGCGCCCTTCTCCCCAAAATGGGTCCGGTGATGCCTCAATGAGAGGTCTAGCTCCAGTACTCTTGAGTAACTCAAGAAGACCACGATTTTGCTGGAACTTCGCCCTGAGACCTTCAAGCATTACCGACTCCTTTACTGTGTCCCAATCAGGTCTTATTACATGTGCAGGGTCTGAACCCAACTGTTTCGCTTTCTTAGGGTCTGGTGATACTCTGATTGCCTCCTGCCACATTGTATCTGCTGGAAATTTCATGGCCTGGTAATAATGCTCAAGTGTCGGATAACGCTTTCCACCAATTACACTGGGTGAAGGTGCAAAGGTTGTAAATCCTCTATATTCATTTACGAGTTTCACATAAAATCGTATAGGCCCCTCTTTAGTCGCCTGAGCGCCTTCCGGTACAGGCTCCTCTTCTTTATCTTCAACCTTGAAAAAGAGACCTTCCTGTATGGGTACACCTTTCTTTGCCGCCTTCGGCACTGGAACACCGAGAGCAAGTGCATCTTTCGCACTAAATTTATCACTGCGCTCGAGTGTCTTATCAACTGCCTGAGCTAATATCGCCTCGTCAGGAATCATCGTGCAATATGTATAGATTTCTACATTCTGCTGGTCCTTAGGGAGGTCCATATGTGAACAGATACGCACAGCACGTCCCTTCACCTGCTGTGTTCTCACAGTGTTCCAATAAGGCTCCATGATATGTACACCACGCACAGCCTTCAATGAAAGACCCTCTGCACCAGCCGATGTAATACAGAATACCCGACATAGACCACCATCCAAATTATCAGTCCAACCGGCATCCTTGAGGACTTTCTGCATTGCAGGTGACATTTTATCGAGACGGGCATTGAATGTGTTTACAGCGGCTCCTCGCTGTTCCTTTGACCCAACACCAGTGAATTCAATATAGCGGTTCTCTTTGACTCCTGGACCCTTTGCCAATGAAACCGCTGTACGTTCACTGAATTTGAGTCTACCATCTTGTCCAGCAACAATCTCAATCGGCACATACCCATTGGCTTCCATACAAATTCCTAGAATACCGATTCCCTCCATTTCCAAGAACTGGGAGTACACCAAGCTGGAACCAGGAAGTCCATTGATTTTCCGTATCATTGCTGCAAACTTGGGACTGTATTTCTCTAGATTATGTTCTTCTGGTCCGTCAATTTGTAGATGCGTTGTCCCCATACCTCTCAACTTTGATTTCACCACCTTGATTGCCTGTTTATATGCTTCCTTTTGCTCCTTACTAGTTAGCACTGGTTTAGGAATTCCTGCGACAGACTTGGCCTCAGCATCGTCTTCATCAACGACTGACGCAGCATCGTCATCACGTCCTGCAACTCCATCTTCAATGTCAACTTCTATGATATTATCTCTATCAGTACCGGTCTCAACATCCTGCTCACCCAAGTCTCTTGGTCTAGGACGTACAACACTTTCTGGAAACACGAAATTGCATGCTTGACGACTGCTCATACGATAGTTACTGGACGATTTCATCTTGGAAATATCCTCAATTTCCTGCCATATTGCATCAGCTGCACTGAGGTCGGCTTTCGGCTTGCTCATTTCAATCTGGATTTCTTGATTGCGCAGCTTGTTGTAGATTTTCAACGAGTAGCCAGAAAGGGGAATGCCGACGATTTCATCCTTCGTCACTTTCGGCATAACATCGCCCTGGATTCCTCTGTAATATGAAACAAGGCCACGAATACGTTTCTGTAGAACAACCGTATTCTTTAGTGTTACTCCATCTTCCTGTAAGAATGCTCCTCGAAAGGGTGTATCCCACGAAGGCAATAACTCATAAGCTTTGAACACGGGTGCAGATGTAAATCGTATTTTCTTAGCTGCTAATTCGACTGCCATAGTTTCCCAGACCTTTTCTAAGGCGGGTGTCGGTTCTCCAGGGTCCCGACGTCTAATTCCTAGTGTGTTACCTTCGTCATCAAGTACTTTAATGAATTGCTCAGGAAGTCTTGTAACCGTAACTGCAATTGACCCCTCCGAAGATTGAAAGAAAACCGTGTCCATGTTTTCATTTTGATTTACAATCTTCTCAATCTCATCTTTGACCTCCCGCATTGCCTCAACTGCCACAGTGAATTCGATAATTCTGTTCGGCCCGTGTAAGATATTCATTAGGATTCCAAGCTCTTCAGGGAAATTGATGAGAGGTGTACCTGAGAGGCCGATAATCTTGGTGTTTTTAGCATCCATGAAAAGGCGGTAAAAGAGGTAGCCACGCTCGTATTTGCCTGATAGTCCACATTGGGGTAGGGGTTTTCTGTCAGGAGTTAGGACTTCCCGGGGATTGGCCTTTGTGAAAGGATGCTCTAGACTTCCTTGAATGAGACGAGTCAAATTGTGTATTTCGTCTACGACAATCACTGCATTATCAAATACATCGGGTGTTGAACATACCATCAATTTCAACTCTCTCGATGATATTCCATTGTAATTGATGAATTTGATGCGATTCTCAACTGTCTCTCTGAGCTGTGTCTGAATCTCATCCCGTTCTTGGGGGCCGAGTGAATCGAAATTGGGTGTTTCCTCAAAGTCGGGTATCCAGATACGGGATAGTTGTTGACGACCTCTTGATTTCTTGGCAAAATAGGATTCGGGTATACCATAGACATTCTGCGCAAAGAGTTTCACCATTCCCGGTTCAGGCGTAGAGCCCGGGAGCAAGGATAGGGGTATCCAGTGATTCTGAAGACGGAAATGCTTGAAGCCGCAGAAGTTAATCTCACTTATGAAGTTATCACGCAAACTGAAGGGTGTCATAACAATAATCTTAGACCCACGGGTTCCGAAAAGAGCCTCGGCTGCTGCAATCGCTGAACATGTCTTACCACTACCGAGACCGTGGTAGACGAGAAGACCCCTGTATGGCGTCTCAAATCTGAGATACTCCCGAATGAATGCCTGATAGTGATAGATTTTCACTTCTTTATTGCCCTCTTCACCCTTGGCTGCACACTTGGCCACGTCAAGCTTTCGGTCCTCTTTCGTAGGGAAAATGGGTCCGTAATTATCTATCAAGAATGAACCGAATCCAGGACGGGAGAGTGGTACAAAGACATCTGGGGCCGGTTCAACCTCGTACGGGTTTGCGGTTTCAATATCTAGTAAGAGCTTCGCTTCGGCTTGGAGGTCGTCGGGTAATTTAGAAACCTCTTCGGCCTGCTTTTCTCTTGAAAGAACGTCAAACCGTGAATACACGGCAGACTTACCGGACACCTTTGTTTTCTTCTTTTTAGCCATTGCGGTTGCACGTATTAAAAAGTCTGGGAGAGCTGGACCTTCATCGGCTGCAGCCTTCTGTTCCTTTCTCAAGCGCTTACCTTTGAACATTCCCAATTCAACAGCTTCTGTTAATTCTGGACCTAAGCCTGCAGCTGCAGTGAGGTCTGCAATCTTTTCGTTGGCTACCGTCAGTCCCGTCGTAAAAGGCTTCGGTGCAAAGGCAGTTATGTCAGTCTTCTGGTCTACAAGTTGTGGAGTAGGCTCAAGAGATACGAGAACCTTCATTTTTGTAAATGGCTTGAATTTGGGGGGCAGACCGTCCATATCTAAATCACATCGATGTTTTCTTGGTGTAGACCTCTAGCGCAAGTCGACTCGCTTCTTGTTCGGCGACTTTCTTATTTCTTGCAGTACTTGTTGCTACAACCCGTCCATTTGGGTCAAGAACTCCCATTGTAAAGACTCTATCGTGGGGTGGTCCGTCTACTTTGACTTCCTTGTAGCGTGGAGGTTGATGGAATTGGGATTGGAAATATCTGAGAAGCTGGTCCTTGAAATTTGTGTCCTCTGCGATAAGCTTGGAGAAATTGATATGCTTTTCCATGATTGCGATGAAGAATTTACGGGCCATATCATATGCCTGACCTTCATTACCTTCATGTTCCATGATTGCGTCAATCCATGCTTCTAACATGCTTCCAAGGATACGAAGATTATTTCTACCGTCGCAGACTTCTTCAACGTGGCGACTGAGAACTAGAAAGGGTGCAAATCCCATTTTCTTGGCGAGTTCGCCCAACATGTTATTATTGACAATCTGTGTTCGCAGACTTGTTAGGAATCCTTCGCCCTGTCCAGGATATCTCATCTTAAGATACTTCCCGACAATTGCTGATAGGACTGAATCTCCCGCAAATTCAAGTTCTTCATTATCTTTCTGTTTAAGAGCTAAGCAGCCTTCGGGTTTTTCTGTTATACTCATGGCTGGCTGGTCGGCCCACGCCTCTGGCCTATCAACATACGATTTGTGAATACAGGCTTGTGCAAACCATTTTAAGTCACGTAGTTTAAAATCTGGAGAACCATACCGGCGCATGATGCTTTCAACATCTTGCGTCGTTATGTCAATATTTCTCATATTCCATGGGTTGAACGTCTTGGATAGTTCGGTCATCTATCTTAATATGGAAGGGGGCGTTTAGACCGTATGATTTAAAATAGGTGGCGAATGTAGTATGTCTGACGCAGCCGCCATAGCTGATTTACAGCGTAGGATGGACGAATTAACAAAAACACATGCGGCGGTTAAAGCCCAAATTGACAAACAAGAGGGTGCCATTAAGAGCATAGAGGCTGAGTCAAATAATAATGGATCACCAAGTGGTTTTGGAGGAAATAGTCCATCATCGTTTCAGAAAGAATACACTGCAGGCGACAGGACTGGTATTATCCGAAGAGATTTAAATACGCCAAATTTCTTATCTGTAGCTGTTCCAGCTGCTGCAGCTGATACAGTACCTGTAGCTCCTGTAGTTCCTGCAGCAGCTGCTGCAAGTAAAATAGCTGCTCCAGATGTTAACACTTCTGCACCTCCCGCAGCTTCTGCAACTTCTGCAACTCCCGCAGCTTCTGCAACTTCTGCAACTTCTGCAACTCCCGCAGCTTCTGCAACTTCTGCAACTTCTGATAATAATGATGACAACAATAATGAGAATGATGATGACAACAATGATGACAATAATGATGACAATAATAATAAACCGTTATCAGTTGCTAAACCTGCTAAAGCAACTGGAACTGCTGCTAAAGTAAGTGGAACTGCTGCTAAAGTAACTGGAATTGCTGCTAAAGCAACAGTTGATGCAATTTCATCGGCAGTGACAACTACAGCGAATTCATCAAAGCCAATGATTATGTTTTGCTTTCCTCTTTCAAAGGCTTCTAATGACCAATCACAGGATGGTGAGACTTTTATCTTAAATGGTAAGAATGAACTAAAAAGCGGCGAACCAGGTATTTTAAGATTAAAGGACTATGAAGAACGATTTGGAACTGATGAAAATATAAAGAAGATTGTACTCAAATATTGGTCGGTAGCTGCAGTAGGCAAGATACCCATTTCTAAGGTGAGTAAAGAGGGTGCTACTCTAGGCCCAGACGCTTTCAGACTTCCATGTGATTCATCTGAGAAGACTAGCTTGAAAACGGGATTTACAAGCTATAAAAAATTCTTAGAAGGAAAGGCGGGTGATAAGAATGATTCTCAGGTACATTTTGCAGAACAATTAAAGCTAGTTGATTTGTACTTGAAGGCCTTGGATGAAAACCCACCTTCACAGCCGTGTGTTGATGCCCACGAATTACTACCAAAAGGACCTTATTCAGGTTCTGCAGATACGTACTACAGTGTTTTACCAAAGGTATTCTATATTCTATATCAACATGCAAAGAAGGATACAACATCAGCACCACTCAATACCCAGGCAATATTCAAAGACTATGCTACACTAAACCAAACTTCTGAGCAGCTTCTAGATGTTATTAAGAAGGATACGGATGTACAATCTGATACATTTGAGCCTGTACCAGTATCAGTCTTGAGACTTTTGAATCTAATTAGTGACAAGTTTCCTAATATATACCGAATGAAAATGCAGGATGTTGGTCCAAGTAAGGACTGTCCACAAACTAACTGCCCTAAATGCAAGGACTGTCCTGAATGCAAACAAAATCCAGATAAACCATGTCCAGAATGTGAAAAATGTGAGAAATGCAAAGATTGTGGCCCCTTTCCACCTAATAATGATGAATTAGATGAAATTATAGGAAAATTATTTGACGATGGGGATGGAAATAATAAATCTGATATTTTAGACGCATTTAATAAAGCGAGTGAATTATATGGTGAAAGAAATCATGATGCTGCAGTTCAAGAGATAAAAAAGGCTCTAGGAATCATAGTTACAAGCATGGAAGAGCAAATGGCTGCTAAAGATAAAGAATCAAAAGAAGCTATAGATGAAGCTATAGAAAAAGCAAAAGCTCAGCTTACAAGTGTATCTGGAAAGATGAGCGAGGAAAATAATAAGGCTATAGCTGATGCGAGAAAATCTGCAGCAGATTGTGATGCTGAATTAGAAAAGGTTAAGGCAGAACTTAAACAGAAAGAAACCGAATTAGGAGGTAATTTAACTGCTGCTCAGGCGGAAACTAAAAAGGCGCAAGATGCTCTTACAGCTGCTACTGCAGCTGTTACTGCTGCTGAGAATAAGGGGCAAGCTGACCTTGCTGAAGCCGCTAAAAAACTCGATGAAGTTCAGACTAAGGCAGCTGCAGACCTTGCTACAGCTAGAGCTGCCACAGCTGCTGCAGCTACAGGTAATACTAACGCTGCAATACAGGCAGCGAATAATGCTGCTGCCGCTGCAGAGGCAGCTAAAACAGCTGCAGAAACTAATCTAGCAGCGGCCACAAAAAGAGCAACCGATGCAGAGGCTGCTATAGAAGCTGAAAAACAAAAGACAACAGCTGCAGAGCTTCAAAGAAATGATTTTAGAAGTAGGCATGCAAAAGCAATGAGAGATTTAAGTGAAAAAGAGGTTGAATTAAATGAATCCCGTCTAGCAGTTGTATCTGCATTAAAAGCCTTAATTAGCAATATTAGTACAGAAAATCTCATAGATGTCGATGGTAAAGATGAATTAACGGGTGCAATTCAAGGTATACGTGCTACCACTGCACCTCAACAGGCAGCTATGGATGCAGCCATAGTAGCATTAAATGACTATTTACTTGGTGTCAGAACAAAGTATGGAGAATGGGAACGAGAATTAACAGGTGTGAAAGACAATCTTACAGCTGCCCGTGCTGAGACTGCAAAGGAGCATGCTACACGTGTGGGTGACATTCAGGCAACACAAGTGGGGATTGATGCGGCTAAAGCAGCGAAGAAAAAGGCTGAAGAAGAAAAGCAAGCAGCTGAAACTGCAAGACAAGAAGCCCTTGAAGAAGTCAACCAAGCAAAAGCAGCTCTAGCAGATATCCAAGCCGAAAAAAGTAGAGGCGATGCTAAAACTGCAGAAGAAATTGCTAAGCTCAAAGCTGATGCCGCCACAGCAGAACAAATTATGCAAGAAGCACTTAATAGAATGAATGCCGCAGAGGCGGCAATTGATGCTGCACATCTGGATGCCGTGGAAGCAAGGGCTGAAGCAGAAGAACTGAGAAATCAGCTTGTTGGAAGAATTGCTAGAAAGGATGAATTAATACAACGTATAGAAACTCCACAAGAAAGAACAGACAGGAGAATAAAATCCCACGAGTTCATATTTTTCCGTAAAGATACTAGTTTATACGACGAGGATAATGATAATATACCTCTTATAACTGAGACAGGTGCCAGATTAGAAAAAATGAAGGATAATGCTAGACTAGATATGAGTAGCAATTTTCCTGCATGGGTTACAAGTGAATCTGACAAATATAATGCTATTACAGCACAGAAAGAATTTAGAGCTAAGCTACCATCTGCAACACCTGGTGCCTATAAAGCTCCACTTACATTAACGCCAGCAACAGTACTACGCAATGGTAAATCTGTAATTATGACTGATGTCGCTGGTAATGAGCTATATAAGATGGCATGGATTAGTTCAACACATGTACCAGATAGATTTGTAGGGTATGGCAAGGGTGGGCCAGGTGGTACAGCCAAGAATGATATGCCTGTAGCTGGATTGGGTTCAGGTCAAATTAAAAGAGGAGGCTCTAGAGGCGATGTCCGATACTCTCCTCACTCGATTCGAGACTTTGCTGAGGAACAGGATGCCTGGGAAAAGGCCAACGATGCCTATAATCAAGTTCCAGAAACCTACAGAGAAATGCTTCCTGGACCAGGTGAAGCACCAGCCTTGGAACTTGTTGCGACATTCAAGCGATACATTGATGAAAATGCAGATGAAGACCCTATCAACGATGCCCGTGATGCAGTTGGTATGCTTTCTCATGAAGATTTAGATGAAATTATGAATGGTGATAGCATGCAATCAGACGATGACAAACTTCAATATATAATTGAGCAGTACAGAGAGGCTTTACCAGAAATTAGCGATAAATGGTTACCCGTTGTCGTAAAGGCTGACATCACAGCAATGTTTCTTTGAACTAACTAGATGGGTTCCGGGTCAACCTTCCTACCAATTGGTCTCAAGGCGAAATATTCATTCTATAGCGCCCTTGTTTTCTTTCTAGCTGCAAATCCTGAAACATATAAAGTGACTCAAATGCTCTTTGGTTCACTCTTCACAGTGTCCAACGGAGGCTGCCCAACACCGGTGGGTCTTATGCTTCACACCGTCGTATTCTTTATAATCTTACTGGGGCTGATGTTATTCCCTCGGGACAATTAGCAGATTTAAGATATTCCATGTCATTTACTAGAGATTCATATGTCCAAACAATGCCTGGACATATGATGCTCATGACAATCCCTTCAGCCGCCTGAAACGCACGGCCTTCGTTCCATCCAAGATGTAATCCAGTTGCACAGTATCCAAGTGCAATCTGTAACTGCCCCTTTGACCATCTTGGATCAATGGGTCTCATTGAAATTGTATATAGTTTTCCTTCCCGTAAGCCGGCTATCCAGCTCATTCTATCTCAAATAAGGGTCACCGAGTTTAGACCAATAAAAAACTCAGACATCTTAATAGAAATGGAACTTCCCAATATACGCATTATCTTGCTCGTGGCAATTGTCTTGGCAATCCTCCTCTACTTGTCAACACTTCTAAGTGGCGGTGGTATGCAGAGGTTTGACTTCGACGGGTTTGTCGGTGGTCTCGGTGAGAGTCAGAACACCTTCACGCTGTACTACATGAATGGCTGCCCGCACTGTGAGACAATGTTACCCGCCTTTCGCACATTCGTCGCATCTGGCCAGTATGAGGCGAATGGAAAGAAGACTGCGATTCGCATGTTGGAGCAGGGCGACCCTGCTGCCGCCCCCGAGCTAGAGGCGAACAATGTCAAGGGGTTTCCGACACTTGTTCTTGCGACGGTCGATGGCAAGAATATAGAGTACAACGGAGAGCGCACAGTACCAGCATTCAAGCAGTTCATTGCACAGAATGCTAAATAGATAATCGTCTGACAGTCCTCATATTAGACATTGGTGGATTGGATAACCATGCTTCAGTTGCTGTAATACCCTTTGTTAAAAGCATATTACGGTCTTCCCGGCTAGCCTCAAAATTCCATGACGGATAATTATCGACAGGAATTCGTATGATTTTATGATTCCAGAGCTTTAACATTTCTTCATTTGCTTGATGAAGAACACAGCCCATAATTGACTTTAGGAAACCCATTAAATCTTCAGGATTCTTTTCATTCGTTGATTCTTCATTTGAAAATCCAATTGATAGACTATCATTACATTCATCGGGTGTTAGGTACTGCAGCGGTATATTTCCTTGAATACCCCCATCTGTCAACATGTGACCGGTTATTACGTCAATTGGAGGAGTGAAATATAGGGGAAGGGACATAGATGCACGCAGGGCGTCAATTATTTTCACATTTGGAGTCTCTTTTAATGAAAAAATACGTTCTTTACCGGTGTGCAAATCCATTGCCCAACAACGAAAGGCTAGATTGGCTGGATTCGCAGCCATATCGGCGAAAGTCATTTCTGGGTCAATCTTGAGAACAATACGGAATATGGTATTCAGAAGATTGATAAGTTTTGACCCGTCATCGAGACCGAAGGTTTCGGGGAATCCGATAAGAGAGTCGGAGTTGAGATTGCGTATTTGACCGAAATCCAGCTCTAAGATTAAGCGTTCGAGTGTTTCTACGGGTAGTCTGCATGCAATCATGAAGGCTATCCATGCACCTGCACTGACTCCGCAGACCTCTTTTACCGACTTGAGATGACCCCGTTGGTCGAGGACTTTTAATGCTCCTATACTTGCGGTCACCTTGATTCCTCCACCACTCATTATCAGAAGTCTCGGAGGTATCATTTGTTTAACTAATTTAATGGGCGTTTAGATATTGGCATTCTTTACTTTATTGACGGTAGGAAGATGGCTATGATGCCGTATACTGGCGGAGGCTCAAACATGTCAGGAATACCACAATTACATGCGTCATCATTATTCGATGCGAGGCTGAAGAAAGACCAGGCCCGGCATAAGGCGTATAATCAGATTCTTGAACAGGCGCTCAATAAGGTAGCCCATTCGGCCATGCAACCGAATCAACCGACATACGTCTATTATAACGTTCCGCCCTTTGTGCTAGGTCTGCCTGCTCTAGACCTACAGGACTGTGTAGTCTATATTGTCCACCAGCTGCGAAATCAGGGTTACGAGGTCAGATATACATATCCGAATTTACTGTGGATTTCTTGGTCACATCATGAACACAAATATTTCATGGAGAAGAATCCGATTGTCCAGTCCATGATTCCAAAGATGGGTACACAGGAAAAGAGAAAGGGTCCGTCTATGGTGACAATGAGGGCCGCTGCGACTACTGCGCCTAATGCAGGTGCGACATTGCGTGCTGCGGATTATACACCACCATCAGGATTTGTTGAGACTATGGAACGCCCCTCGCCGTACTCCACACAGAGGACTTCGGCGACAGGTACTAAGACCGTTCGTTTTGAGAAAGATGGTTTGTCTAATGTCTTGGATGAGTTATGGCGTTAACGCCAAATGCCTAGGCGCAACCGTGCAGAAGCCCATAAAGCCTCTCTGCCACGACTTTCCCAATTCGCTTCTTTGAATTCTCAGGGTCCACCATAATTAAATCTTGCGCTGTGGCAGCCATCAATCGTTCAAGTGTTCCGAACTTTTTCATAATCACTCTTGCTAGACCTTCACTTATTCCCCGACATTGTGTAAGAGTTCCCAGCAAAAACGTCTCAGGTATATCTCGGCATTCACTTTTGATATATGAGGCTGCTGTGAACGCATTTACATTTACATTGGCTCCCCCTGTAGCTAGGCTGCAAGCCTGATAAGCGAATTTATGGCCATCTTCTTTTAGCCACTGCTCATCAATAAGTTGAGCGAGTCGCACGGTCTCTTGTGCAGACGCCGTCTGAACAACTGGAATCTGATAGTGAAACTGCAGCCTGGTGATATGCTTGAGCAAGGCTGATTCTGACAGACGCCCATCTAATCTATCTAAAATCCCTTCAATGACGTAGCCGACTGCTACCTTATGCTCAGCAGCATAAGCTAAGAGCCGCCCTCTCTGCTCCTTGTATCGTCCGTCCATGATACTCGCTTCTAGGTCAGCACCCGTCTTCCGTTCCAAGATAACTCCACCGGCCTGTAAGTCTACACCAGATAAGTCACCAATCCATATATCACCTACAGGCGGCGTGAAATCCTTTACTGTTGGTGCAAGTTTCAATAATAACTTCTCACGATAATCAAACCATATGGGCATTATAAGTGAACATATAGGCAGCGTTTAGACAGTGTCTAAAAGGGATTTAATAAATATAATTCAGATGGATTTGAAAATTAAAGAAGATATTCATTTTGAAGCACGTTCACTCTATTCTGAAACTCATATAAAAGCCCGTCAGGATATCGTAGATTTACGGAATAAAATCACTGATTCGAATACTGATATTAATCATATAGGGATACTTCAACATAATCTAGATAATGCGATGAAACTATACAATCATCTAAGAATCCAACAGAATCTAAATAAGAAGTCGCTTCTTAATAAACTCTATGAAAAATATCCAGAAATTAATCCAGATGAAATACGACAGGCTGTAGATGCGGCAATAAACGAATCCTAAGCCCGTACCATAACTAGCATCTTATCATTATCCCAGCCTGGAGAATATCTATCTGCATGATCACATTGAATAAAGGTCGAAAAGGAAATTAAGTCCTTCACTTCCTCCATCACCTTCAAGTAATCAGCATGGTCCTGACTCCGAAAAATATCCTCAATAATAAGGAGTCCACCCTGTTTCAGCTTATTCATACACGTTCTTATTGTCACGGCTTGTTGACCTACCTCATGTAAAGCATCATCTATAATCACATCAAAGAGTTCTCCGTCGGCCATGTGCCGCTGAAACACGGATTCCATAGAATCAGTCTTTGTTGCATCCATCTGGTCTAGGAAGACACCAGGTAGATTCAAATCCTTCACATACTTCATCGCCTCCATATCAATATCAAATCCGTATATGCGGGCCCGTGAAAAGAATATGCGCCATGCAACAATAGACGCTCCACGAAAAATACCAATTTCAGCTAATTTAATCGGCTTATTCTTTAAAGGCTCAAAAAATAGAGAATAGGGCGTTGTATAGGGATGTCTGTGACCGTTATTGATTGTGAAGGGACTTTTATCTGTACCAGTACGTGAACAAATATTACAGAGTGTTGTACGACATTTAGTACTATCTATAATGATAAGATTATCCATATAGATAGTATAAAGACAAAGTGTTTATATGAGCGTAGAATGTCATATCCGTGGATTACCGATTACAATTCACCAGATGATCCTAGAAAGGCAGTTCAAATTAAGCACATTATTACAGGTAATGATGGCGATGTCTGTAATTCATGTGTTACGTATGAGATTTTGAAAGGTAATGAACCAAAATTCTGTCTAGATATTGGTGTAGATGAGGGGTGGTGGTCATTCTTTGCTGCTAGTGTTAATCCGAATTGCTCAATTATAGCATTTGAACCAAATCCAGTATCGTATAATGCTCTACTGCCTTATTTGAACCAACAAAATCAAATTACTCTGCATAATCTAGCGATTTCTGATTGCTCAGGCACAATCCCATTTACTATATCAGGAGGGCAGTCTAATTCAAGGGACCCCTCAGAATTTCGTGTACCATGCACTACAATTGACGCATTTATTAAAAATCGTACCATATCCCTCGTTAAAATAGATACAGAGGGGCATGATTTAATAATTTTAAAGTCACTATATCAACACTTAGAAAAGATTGAGGCCATAATATTTGAATGTACTTCATATTGGTATTCTACGAATAAGGAGAATTGTATTACAGAAACACTTGCGGTTTTAACAACGTTGAAGCTGCATTACAGAAAAATGTATATCTTATCTCGGCGAGGCCCACCTGTTCTAAATGAACTAATTGATGATGAAGATATTATAGATTTTGTAATTTTTTCTTATGATAATAACTACCAGGTAGATATTTTAGTGTGTAATCGTGATATTACTTTATCTAATTAGGCTGGCCTATCCAGTCCGTAATAGGGTACGTCGGTGCAAACATTCGCTCGAGTCCTGGCGTCCACCGTGTATAGTCTGCTCTATCTGACCGTGTGGCCGTCGTCGGTTCATAAAAGGGGTCGAGACCAGCGGCCGTCTCGGTTGCAACTGGGGGAACGTTGATGACGGCCTCTCCAGCAGCCGTATTAGGCCGAGAGGAACTAGTGGCCATAGGGAGATCATCCTCATACTCTATTTTACCATTGATTTGTCTTGTGCTAACAACCTCGAACACATTTCCCTCCTTGCGTTCAAGTGTCGGTATGATGCCTTTGGGCTTATATATCTTCTCTATGAGACTCTGTGCATCTTCTATCTCATATGTCGTCAAACTGTTCGCCTTCTTCGGAGTATACGTCTGCAGAATCTCCCTTTCACGTTTATCCATTTCCAAAGTGTCGGGAGGTGTAAGATTTCCAGCGCCAATATTCTTATATGGTTCCTCCATATTCTCTGCAGATGCATTTGCTGAGAAAGCCTCAATATATTTAGCTTGTCCGGATTGGAACTTACTTGCGTTTGGTGGATACTTTGACCAATCTAGAGGATATCGGCGTGTCATTTCATTGATTTGATTCTGTCTAAGCTGCTTGTCCCCCTCATTGTCAAATACTGCCTCTAGTTCATATTGGTCTAAACTATTGATTCGTTCAGTTGTATAAGGAGCAATACCACGGATTGAAGTGTCTAGGACAACCGTATCTTTGAATCCTTGTGAGGACCCAATTGGTCGTGCATAGGGACTTTTCAAATATGTGAAATGATATATCCCGAGACCCACTATGACTGCAAGAACCAAATATATAATTGATTTATTTGGTAATACAACCTCAGGCAAGGATATCTTCATACTATTTATATACTATAAATAGATGGCAACAAGAGTGAAAAGAAAGTCCAGCTTGAGACCTGGCAGAAAAACACGTAAAGCACAAAGTGGCGGCCGTAAAGTATTAGATGCCCGGTCTAAGAAAGATATCAAGCTCTTTGAAAATATGATTGTCACTGGACCACTCACACTGGTATTTGCCAAGCTGCAGGGATGTGGGCCGTGTGAGCGATTTAACAAGGATGTTTGGTCTCATCTCACGAAGCTAAAGCGACGGGGCATGAATTTGGCGTCGATTGACTCTGAACTCATCAATAACACGAGTTTGGCCAACGTGCCTCGTAAATTCTACCCTACGCTTCTTTTGGTAGGCAAGGACAAGAAGGCTGCAATATTCAAGGATGAAAATGGTCAGCCGACGAATGCGATGCCAAGAAAGCCAACATTAGAGGAGGACAAGAAGGCACTTACTGCCTTAGTTCAAGCCCCTACATCAAATGAAATGGTTTCATCTGCATTAGCCCCTATGAATGCAGCCCCTTCTCAAACCGAGCCTATGGAATCTGAGGAGCCTGAGCCATCGTCGGAATTAGAGGCATCAAGAACAGTTACATTGAATGAGTTGAGGAATAGTCCTCCGAGACAAATCATGAATTCACCTGCATCTCTATATAATGAGGAGCCGGAAGTACCTTCTATGATGAACACTATGGCGTCTATTAAAAAGAACAATAAGACTCAGGGTAGACGGCGTTCGACGGTTCCCGACGTGGCATCTGACCTTCTTGCAACACAGACATCAACACCGATTGCATCTGCTGGAATTATAGCAAAGGAGACAAGTCAAGAAACAAAGGTTCAGTCGGGTGGAAGACTTCTTACAGCTCTTCGTAAGCAGAATGCAGCATATAAGGCAGTTCTTCATATGCGTAAAAAGAAGCACACAATGAGACACCGCTAAAGACTTTTTTAAAAAAGTCTGCAAAAATTTGAGTTAAAGACTTTTAAAAATTACCATGTACTGCTTAAATTAAGTACTTCACGGTAATATATATTATTTAATGACGACGGCGATTCTTTCTAGACTTTCTAGATTTACTGCGATTCTTTCTAGATTTGCCGCCACCTGATGTTAATTTAGGTGTACCCTCCCTTAAAGTCTTCCTGATGTTTGCGTACACATGGTTCCGTCGTTTAGTTTCTGCATTAAACTTAGCTTGATTCAAGGGGGGGCGGGGGGCTGTTGTAACAAAATCAGTAGTGCACGTTGAACACCGTGTAGCATCTGCAGGATTTTCACTGCCACATACGGGGCATAGCTTCGTTCCACCTACGGATAGATATTCATTACCTTCGTCAATACCAGTATATCGAGCTAGTAAATTAGCAGCCCGTGCTCGTTGAGCAGCGTGATTAGCAAAAGAAGTAACTGGTAACCTAGATAGGGGTGGCTCAGGTCTAAACATTCTAGGTGGAGGACGTGGAGGTGGAGCACGGGGAAGTGTTATATTAGTTTGTATGCTTGAAACAGTTGACCCTTTTGGACGAGGTTTATTCTGTGGAGTTTGTCCAGGACCTCCTCTATTCATTATATTATATATCCATAAATTTTCAACGGTAAAAATTGTGCCGCCGTTTTTATAGTTAATAAACACAACAATGCCCATAATATTTCACATCTTAGACGCACTCTCTCGTGACCAGGTCGACACGGTGACGAGAGAGACTGAGGAGGAAGAGGAGATTGAGCGAACCTATGAAGAGGATAACGAGAAGGGGTATAAGTCCAAGAGTTCTATGCCTCAGCGGCGGTCATTAGTTATTCACCTCTTTGGAATGACTGCCACAGGTGAGACTTTACGTTGTGACGTACTAGGATTTCGACCTTACCTGTATGTCAAGGTCGATGATAGGGCCGACGAACTTCGTTTCAAAGACATGCTAAAATCAAGCGGAAAAGAGGTTCCTGCTTCGCTTGAAGTCGAGAAAGTAAAGCGTAAGGAACTCTATGGTTTTACTGCAGACCAAGATTCATCCTTCATGAAACTTTCAGTCAACAGTCTCAAAGACTTCCGTACACTGAAACTCATTTTACTGAACGACTATCAAGAGCCGATATTTAGAACAAGTAAGACGTCAGCTCCTCTACAGGTGTATGAGTCAGGTCTTGACCCCCTTCTCCGATTCTTTCATCTCTGTGATATTGCTCCCTGTGGCTGGGTATCTGTAGATGAAGTTGGCGATGAAGTTGACGAAGACACTGGTGTGCGTGTTTTATCTTGTGTCTGGACTGATATTGAGGCTGAAGTGAAACCTCCGAAGCCGACGGCGCCTTTCAAGACTCTGTTCTGGGATATTGAGTGTTTCTCAGAGTCGGGAGAGTTCCCGGTGGCAAATCCGAAGGATGGGAAAGGTGACCCAATTATTCAGATTGGCTGTGTTTTGAAAGGGTCCGATGGGACTATCAACCGAACAATCTTTGTGCTTGACACCTGCGACCAAATACCGACAGCTGAAGTGGTCGCATGCAAGACGGAGAAGGACATGTTGATGAAGTGGATTGCCTGGCTGATTGAGGTTGACCCGGATATCTGGGTGGGCTATAACATCTTTGGTTTTGATGAGCGATATGTCTGGGAGCGAGCAAATAAGCTTGGTTTGTTGAATCCTGAATCGGTGCCGTACAAGATGATTCAGCAGCTGAGTCGGCTCTATGGTCACGGAGGTCAGGTGAGGCTACAGGAGAAACGCTTGGCATCTTCGGCCTTAGGAGACAACTTCTTGCATACGCTGTCCCTGCAGGGTCGCTTACAGATTGACTTGTATCACGTGGTAAAGCGGGGATACCAGTTACCTTCTTATAAGTTGGATGAAGTGACGAAATATTTCATGTCCGGCAAACTAAAGAAAGTTTCTTTGGAGACGGATGGTTCCTGGAAAATTCAGACTGGTTCAACTGGAAATGCGAAAGTTGGCCGAGCGATAGTTCTCTTGGATGAAACTGGGGATGAGTTGACCGATAAATTACCTATTCTTGAAGTTGCCGGAACATTCATCCGAGTTCAGCCGTCCGAAGCGGATGCCGAGCTTGATACTGACCTCGCTGTCAAATGGGTTATCGTGAAAGATGACGTTAGCCCAGCGGACATATTCAGACTTCATCAGGGTTCATCGACGGACCGTGCGACCATTGCGTCTTACTGTATTCAGGATTGCGACTTGACGATGGAATTGTATAACAAGTTGGAGACGTTCAACAATGCAATGTCTATGGCGAATGTTTGCTCAGTTCCGGTGACGATGATTTTCACGAGAGGTCAGGGTGTCAAGATTGAATCACTCATCTTCAAATTCTGCAATACGGCGAATCTGACGATTGTGACTCAGACGTCTCCACCCTTTAATGCTCCTGAAACGCCTCGTGTGGACCAAGATGGAAATGAGATAAGTGACCAGCCTCAGGATTCCTATGAGGGTGCGATTGTCTTGGACCCGACTCCGGGATTTTACACGAGGTCACCGATTGGTGTTTGTGATTTCGCTTCACTTTATCCGTCAACGATTGAATCAGAGAATATCAGCTATGATTCACTTCTTTGGGTGAAGGATTACAGCATGGATGGAGTGGAAGTCAAGACTGCTTGGACATACGACGAGAAGAAAATCGACTATTACCAAAAGGCGGGCGAAGCTATGGGCTGTAGGTGGATTGATATCTCCTTTGATATCTGGAAGCCGAGACCGGATGATAAGCGAAAGGTACCTGAGAAGGTGAGGACGGGTATTCGTGTATGCAGATATGCACAGTACCCGGATGGGCGAAAGGCTGCTCTGCCCAATATCGTACACAACCTGCTCGCTGCCAGAGCGGCGAAGCGTGCTGAGATTAAGAAGGAGTCCGACCCCTTTAGAAAGGCGCTCCTCGATGCAGAGCAGCTGGCGTATAAGCTGACTGCGAACTCGCTATATGGTCAGCTCGGCTCAGGCGTCTTCAAGGTGCGACTCCAGCACTTGGCTGCGTCAGTGACCGCATATGGTCGAAAGCAGATTCTCTTTGCAAAGGCGGCGATTGAAACGTTCTATGGGCCGGAGGCAAAGGATCCTAGATGCTCGGCCTTTGTAGTCTACGGCGACACGGATTCACTATTTGTTGAAATTAACCCTCGAAATCCTGAGACGGGTGAACGTCTTCATGGTCGGGAGGCCATCCAGGCCACAATCGATATTACGACTGAGGCAGGTCATTTCATCACAAAGGCGCTCAAGAAGCCACATGACTTCGAGTTTGATAAGGCATTCTCTCCCTTCATCATCTTCAGCAAGAAGCGCTACGTGGGAAACATGTATGAGGAGAATGCTGACGACTATGTGCAGAAGTCTATGGGCATTGCAACTAAACGGCGTGATTATGCACCTATCGTCAAGACAATCTATGGCGGTGCAATCAAGATTCTCTTGACAAATAAGGATGTACCGGCGGCTGCATCCTTTGTGAAGAAGTGGGTTGATGACATGATAGATAATAAGGTGAGTTTGAATCAATTAACGTTGACCAAGAGTTTACGTTCGGAATACAAGTCTCCGACGCCACCTGCACACAAGGTTCTGGCAAACCGAATTACAGCACGGGACCCTGGAAATGCACCAGCCTCCGGTGATAGAATGTCCTTCATCTATTTCAAACAACCGTCCACCTTCAAGGGAACGCAGGGAGACCGTATTGAGACACCGGCCTTTATGAAGGCGAATAAGTTGAAGCCAGACCCCGAATACTATATTGAACATCAGCTGAAAAATCCGGTGGGGCAGCTATTTAGTATCTTGATTGACCAATTGGTGGATGCTCGGCCGCCGCCACAGGGATGGTCAGCCGATCCGGCTGTTCAACTTGCAGAGCGAGAACTCTATGCTCAGGATTACTTGTTCAAGGCTGCCACGATGAAGAAAACGGGGACACTTATGTCGATGTGGAAAATTCCTGAATCTACGAAGGCTCCAGTTGCACAGGCGATTGTGAGGAGGTCGACGAGGTCAACTGCAGGTAGCCCAGCTACAGGTCAAAGCAGAATGGACACCTTCCTTCAGGATAGAATGCTGAGTGAGCAGCTTAAGAAGGAACGAAAGAAGGGTAAGAAATAGAATGAGTCATGACATCATACTTGAGACTGTGGATAGTCAAGAAGGTAGAAACCTTATAGACTCATGGAATAAGGAGGATAATTATTATGATTTTGACAAGTCAATTGCAGGTGATATAAATAAGAGGGCTAGAAAGTATCCATATATTCCATCTTCAGAAGGCAAGGCTGGCTCACAGTCTATCAAGGTGAACGTTCCAGTGGTAGGTCCAATTAAGGTTTTATATTTGGATGGTCGTTCAGATTCTGGTTTACCCCATACTAGGGGTCTTAGTGGAATATCTCTACCCGTCTTTTTATTATGGAATCCGAGTGATAAAACGTTGCAGCATGAGATTGTCCACTTGTCGCAGAAACAATACAAGGATAGATGGTATAAGTTTTACAAGGATAAATGGAATTTCAGAGTGGCCGAAGCTGCAGAATTTATGACGATACCTGAGCGATGGAGAAAGAGACGGCGAATCAATCCAGATACAATTGGAACCCCGTACATGGTTTGGAAGAATAGATATATTCCATTGACAGTCTTCGTTAGTGATGCTAGCCCAGATTTAAAGTTATGTAAACGGGGTTTCTGGGATTTACAAATGGAACAGTGGACATGGGATACACCTTCCGGTTGGGTAGAAATGTTTGGAAGCGGATTTAATGATGAACATCCGAATGAAATTGCAGCGCATTGGATTGATGGGACGGCTGGTAAAAACGTATCAGAAATTAGTGTTATATATATATAGATGTATCCTGGTCTTGAGGATTCTATTAGGCTACAAGGTAAGCCACCAACTCCACCTGAAGGCGCAGCTCCACCTGAAGATAGGCAATTAAATACTCATGATGAGATTAAAGAAAATAAGTCTATAAAAGATATTTATGAGAGAACCCTGGGAAATGTTATAGATGAGTTTGAAGATCTAGATGAACAAAAGCAAAAGGATACCTGTATTGAATACATTAACAAGATTGAAGCAATTCGTGAATATTTCGTGAAGGTTATGTATGTAGCCCAGTTAGCTAATAAAACAGATATTAAATACGACGATTTAGATGAGTTAAACGCAGATATACAAAATTTATATGAGATTGTAAATGGTGCGAATGATATGAATAATTTATTTTATGAAATATCAAGTGAAACACTTAAATTTCTTAATAACTATGCTGAAGAAGAGCAGGATGTGGTTTTTGACAGCTTTACAGATGAAATTGTTAATATAGTGCTTGGACCCAATGGTCCATCACATTTACAGATATTAAGTTCTGTTATCGGACCCATGAATCTAGAGCAATTTAAACAGGACTATGCTCAATCATTATTTATGAATTATGCATCATTTTACCCGAAATATCCTAATGCAGCGGGGACTGTAACGTCTACGCTAACTAGTAGCAGCTCTGCAGCAAATCCTTCAGCGCCTCTAGGCACTACTAATAGCGCTCCTCCTAAACCAAGTTTAACTATAAAAGTACCAAAGAATAAATCAGAAGGAAACGGGGGGAATAGCCCGAAGCCCTCTACACAAGACTCATCATTACCATCAATGCCAAGTGAAGGGTCAAAGGACAAACCTGACCCAGATGTTGTTGATGGTTGGACAGCTACAGAATCAAAATCTGGTAAGGGCTGGTATTGGGTAAAAGATGGATTTAGAACCTTTGTTCACCCAGATGAGATAGATGATAAAGATGAGGATGGTAAGCAGCTTCCAGCTGATTGGCTATTAAGTGAAAGTGAAAAGGGACATGGAAAAATTCCTGCAGGTACTGCATATTATTTTAATAAGCAAGGGAATACTCAGTGGTATAGTCCAAACCTCGGCAAATTACCAGATGGATGGACAGTTAATTGGTCAACAAGCCAGGGAAAAATATATTACGTATCACCAAAACCTGAACAAAAGAGTCAATTTGAGTTTCCTACGAAGGGGGTCTCTAATGCTGGAGCAACAAATGGTGAGGTAAGTCCAAGACCAGTAGAAAATGTAATTAAGAACAAGACCTTAACTAATTTGACACCACCACCACCACCACCAGCAGCGGATGCGACAGCTGAGGCTGCTCAAAAGGCTGCTGAAGCTGAGGCTGCTCAAAAGGCTGCTGAAGCAGCTGCTGAGGCCGCTCGTAGAAATGCAAATGCAGCAACAGCAGCAGCAGCAGAACAGGCTAGGAAGAATGCTGTTGTAGCGGCAGAAGCGGCTGAGGCGGCTGAAAAGGAGCGTGTTCGTTTGGCAGCTGAGGCAGCAGAAGCTGAGCGTGTTCGTTTGGCAGCTGAGGCAGCGGAAGATGACAATTCAAGGCCGAGAGGATACGCAGGTTGGGGTCAATCTCCCACACCAGCACCTGTAGCACCTGTAGCACCTGTAGCACCTGTAGCACCTGTAGCACCTGTAGCACCTGTAGCACCTGTAGCACCTGTAGCACCTGTAGCACCTGTAGCACCTGTAGCACCTGTAGCACCTGTAGCACCAGCAGTTCCAGCAGTAACAGTTCCAGCACTAACAGCTCCAGCAGCGCCTATGACTTGGAGGGAACAGCAGAGAGCTGCTGCACTTGCGGCCGCAGCTGCAGCAGCAAATAATGGTGGAGAGGGTCGCAGAAGTGCCGCCGCTGCGGCGGCGGCTGCAGCAAAAATTGCCGGTATTCGTACAGGTGGGTCAAGAAAGAGACGCAAGTCAACACCTAGAAGACGGACAGCAAAGAAGTAACGCCACGGTAATCTAGACCCTCTATATAGATATTAACATCATACAGAAATGTATGATGCTAATGAAATAGGTCTAAACTGGCTAGGAACACTTGAGACACTATCAAGTGTACCCGAGTCAAAATGTGCATCTGTTCTTGACGGAAAAATGAAAGACCATACCGGCAAGATTCGTGCAACAATTCATATTGATGAAACTCTTATTGATTCTACAATGGGAAAACTATCTTGGGCAAAAAGAAAGGTAGGAGATTCCGAATCTCAAGACTATCTGGTAAAACGCCCCTCTTCACAGCGACATTCAAAACAGGAGGCTGTGATTCAATGGCTTTGTTATAAAAGTCTTGCTGCGGTAAATCTATCATCTCACTGTCCTCGTATCTATGATATTTTTACACAATCAAGGCAAATATGGTTTTCAATGGACCCCGTATATAATGCACCTGTTCTAGAGACATATCTTAAGACTCTTCCCCTTTGGAAGATAAAACACCAAACGAATGGTATCATGCTATTCAAGATTTTATCTCAGGTTGCTATGTGCTGCTTCGTATTGGAGCGGTCTATAGGGTTCAATCACCGAGATTTGAAGCCAGATAATCTGCTAATAAGAATGGATGAAATTAAGACACATGTGTTGAATTGGAGAGATGAATTCCAAATAACAATTGCGTCATCCCCAACTGCAACTCTCGTAGATTTCGGTTTCGCCTGTCTTGGACCAGGGAAGATTCCGTGGATTCAAGCGGGTGATGATATTCTTTCATCCTTTGATGCTTGTCCGAGAGTGGGACGTGATATGTTTATGTTAATTGTTTTTCTATTATGGCAACCAGATATTCAATCAAGTTTGATAGACGAACACTTGGACTTTCTGAAATCATCTCTGCATTTAACAACGGATAGATGGAGACAGATGTTTGAGATAAATAAAAACCCGATAGATTGGATTTACAAGCTTATCACTGAACGAAACTTTCAATGTCCTGCTATGGATGCTCTATCATGGCTTCAGACTTGTGCAACGAAATTTCCAGATATAGTATCAATTAAGAGCCATCCAGGCTCAAATATAGTTTCATAATCCTGAGGCCCTGCTGGACCGAACCATCTATTTGGAGAACAAATTATTCTATTGGTAGATTCATTAAAATTCGTATGGCTTAGAAATGCTGACCACCAGCTAAATGAGGAATTTGAGAGAATCATATGCTGAAAAGTCTGCAACATCGTGAAATCTATAAGAGGGTCTTTATTAGATACCACCTTGTCACCCTCTTCATATAGATTTGCGTAGACCCACGATGTATCATCAGTAATCCAACAAACAACCCTCTTTCCTAAGTGTCTACCCAGTTCAGCTCTAGCACCCTTATAATACTCTTTTGTACAGACAAGATGATAGTCAGCTGCTTTCAGATAATCTCCTCGCCGAACATGCGCTCCAACCCAGCCAGATGCCCTTATTCCTATATCTACTAGAAGGCCTGAGACCTTCTTTTTCAGTTCAGGTTGCGGCTGAAAGAGGATTCGTAGCTCATCCTTGTAATCTTTAAAATATAGACTTGATTGAAAGTATCCTGATAATTTAACTAGGTTATAGGATGGATATGGCATAGGGCTGTACCTGAACCCCCTTTCATGTAGTGTAAGCCATGCAGACTTATCACCATCTATAAGTTTCCATTTATCTGAATCTAAATATCCTTTCCAGACTGGAGGTCTATCTTCTGGATAGTTCCATGTAGAAGGAAGATATAACTCAAATTCATGAATTTTTGCATATGCGTAGGCCGCAGCAATTTGGAAAAGTTGGTTTCCCAGTCCTCCAATTAAGTCTACAGTTACAGACATCTGCATACACTATTTCAAAGTCATTTAGACGCCAGAGACTATACTTATGTAGAATGGCTAAGCGTTATAAAAAAGCGAAAATTCCGAAGGCAGTGCGAGAACAACTATGGTTAAGGGATGTTGGAAAGAAGTTTGAATCAAAATGTATGACATCTTGGTGCAAAAATAAAATGACCCTGTTTGATTATCAATGTGGACACAATATTCCAGAATCAAAGGGTGGTAAGACGGTTCTAGAAAATCTAGTGCCGATCTGTTCCCGTTGTAATTTAAGCATGAGCAATAATTTCACATTTGAAGAATGGAATTCTAAACACCAAAGTAAAAAGAGTTGGTGGTCGAGATATGTTTCGTGTTTTGTTAAAGTCTCATAATATTTTAAATATAATAGATACATGCCTGTGGCCGATAATAGTCAAACCACGAGGACAAAACTATTATCCGGTAAAGAATTGAGTAAATTTAATAGGCTAAACCCATATTCATCTCAAGGTGGAAGATATATATTTTCACAATCAGACTTATTATATGAAAATCTAGGAAAAACATATGGTGATTGTTGTACAACCCCATGTTGTACAAGTCCTGCTGCATCAACTCCTGCTCCTAGTCTCTCAACGACTATAAAAGATTGTGGATCTTTTACGGGAGCAATAACAATCCCATCAATTTATTTTTCAGGTACTAGATCCGTAACTCGTAATAATACTAATAATACTTTAACAATAATAATACCCTCATTTTATAGTAATAATGGTGCTCCATATGGCACAGGTAATGGACCAATTGATAATAACCATTCTGGAAATCTAATTTCATCAAATGCTACGGCAATTATTTCCCAAGTTGCTGGCGTGTATCAAATGGATATAACATATACTACAACATATACAGGTGGGACATATACACAAACATCAACCCTTTCACTTGGTTCTACATATTGGCCAACAGGTGAAACAGTTTCTACTGTAACATATGGTAGCAGCAACTTTATAGCTGCTTTCCAATTTGACCCTACTGGTACAAATATTAATGTTTCTGGTGGATGTTTTGGAGGAGGTAGTTATTCTAGTGGAACTACAACACAAAATTCAGTGGTTGCATTTTATATTAATTTTTCAAATGGAACATCTACAAGAGTAGCACTCGGAAGTCAATTTAGATGGACTGGCACCTCAAATACATATACATATGTATTTAATTATACAAGAGCAGAACTTGCAAATGGGCCAACACCATCACCAATTACCGGCCCATTTACACCATCATCTTCAACAGGAGTTAATACAGCAAATGTTTAAACATTTTATTTTTGGCGATATAATATTTTGAAAAAATGGTGGTCGAGATATCTTTCGTGTTTCACGGTACCAAGCTAAGAATAATACACACATTTCAGACCATACTCTTTCATGCATTTCTCTAGGAAAACCTCGCACTGATGACAAGGGTTCGACTTCATGAACTGATTGAGTCCCTCTGATTTCGTGTTGCGAGAAATTCGGACAATATACATCACCGCTCCTTTGATTTCATGTATATTACCCAGTGTCTTAACAACGTTCTTTTCGGCGTGAATACTGGATGCTGAATAACCAGAGCCACGACTCCTTGAACCGAATCCGTTTGTGGCCTCGGCAATAATTTTACCTCGCTTTACCAAGAACGCCACATGAATATGAGAGAAATGTGCATAGCGCAAATTAATGGTACGTTGATTATCAATAATTTGCTCTAACAGTCGAATATCACTTTGTCTCATTTGTTAGATGTATAGTTGCAGTTACTTTTAAACGCCTATACATCAATTTTTACATGGCATTAATTGCCGAGCCATAGCCGAACCTGCTCTTTTAAACTCATTTTATACCTTGCCCAAGATGTTAGGATGGCCTTGCGATAGTTCTCCAATTGTTCATTATTCGTTTGAAAGTGTTGCATAAGTGCAGCAGCATGCATCCAACTCTCTGTTTTTAAGAAGGGAATCTGACCATTGAAAAGTTTCAACCAGGCCTCATTCTCAGGAGATTCAATAAAGATTGGTATGCATCCACAGTCTAGGGCCTCATAGAAACGGTATGTTTCTACATTCTGACCTCTTGGACAAGGAACAAATTTACTATTCAACATTAATGATATATACTCTTCATGCTTGAGTTGATTCGGGTCATTCCAGTCATTAAACCATTTTACATAATTTGGTGTAATATAATCTAGAACTGCCATATCATTGGCTCGGTTCATCCAATTTGTTCCTGCAAATGACCAAACATTATCTCTGAATGGTAGCTCGGGCGTTGAAATATGGGGAACATCACGGTTTCCTCTGAACTGCCAGTGATATCCGAGAGGGACAACAAGAATCTTTGGGTCATCTGGTAAATCTGGACGAGAATAGAATCGCATGACGCCAGTGACACCAGGCCAACTATAGAAGTCAATTGGATCGGAGCCATGTTCATCTGATAGGTGTAGAATTTTGAATGTGCGACCTGATGAACTTAGATTCTTTATCCACTGCAGCTGCTCATCCCATAGGGTCTTTATTACGACAAGAACAAGTTGGTCATACCCCTCTAGTGTATCATTTATATTTACCTGGTCGATTGTAAATTTAGTAGTTTGAAATAGGTCTTGTAACCAATTTGCTTCGTAGAGAGTTGATGCAGTTAAATTACAGACATCTAGACTAAGGAATGATGTACCTGTCTTTTTAACAGGCACAGCTGTAGGCACAGCTGCAGGTACAGCTGCAGGCACAGCTACAGCATTCTCTAAAAGCGCATTATCAACCTCAGTAAGACTTGCAGTAATCTGTAATGGCGAATTCTTAGACAGCTGAGCCTGTACTTCCTCTAATGTGAATCTCTCATCATTATTCCATAGGTCACTATCAAAGTTGTCAACCCGACTGAAATTGTTGAACTGAGCGGCCTTATAAGCTGGGTCATTATCTTGAGATGCTCCAGCAACCATTGGGTCTAGAACAAATAGATTCATCTTATCTACCCGATTGCATATCATATGGTCGGCACTCGTCCAATATCCGTCTCTTTCGAGAATAGAGTTTAGAATCTTCTCAGCACCCCTTCTCGATAGCACATATGCGTAGGCGCAAAAATGGAAATACGTTGTTGGCTCTGACTGACCAAAAATCTTATTTGGAAGAACCTTCGCCAAGCCAGGCCCTACCCGCTCAAGCGTATTAACAAACACGTCTCTATTTGGAGGTAAAACGCCACCTAGATAGACACAGTCCCAGTCATTAGGCAGCGATTTATAGGCCAGATTCCAGGCAGCACGCCAATCAGGATCCAAACGTGCATCATCTTCCATAATTAGAAAACTCCTAATTTCTGGTGGTTCGCTGATTAACATATTCCAGATTTTCATATGACTCAGTGCGCATCCCATGACTGCCTTCTTCCAAAAGAAATCATTCGTCTTAAAAAGCCTTGTTAGAGATGGCGTCAATGTAAGGTTTCTTCCATCGTATGCCACTATACGACGAGCATATCCTTTCAAATCTGGATGTGCTTCTAGAAAAGCAGTACGCCTATCAGCACGTCTATCTAGATTGATAATGAAGCATTCATCAATACCTTCTAAAAATGGAATATGCGTTTTAAAGCTTCCTCTGTGGACATAGATACATTGTCCGCTGTGGAATGTAGTGCGAGCAGAGATTTCGCCATACACTTTGTTTAGAGGGAATCTTGGTAGCTTCATGCGATGAGTTAGAAGGCTCAAGATACTCTGGTCATGGCGATGGCCGATAGGGTGACCATCAGGTCCTACTCCTGACCATTTTTCACCTATAATTACATCAGGGTCCTGAGCTAGCTTATATGCATCGGAAAATAGTTTAGATGGAACTGCGTGACCGGCAATAAAGACACAGAGTCCTGCAACAATCTGGTGTGACTCCTTTTCCTCATTTGTAACCTTGAGGATTTCACAGAATGTCTGATGACACCAGTGTAAATTCTTCTGAGTGGAATCTTCTAGTACTGATATACCATTCGCAATAGCGTGTTGGACCCACTCTGCTGGCCAACGTAGAAGCACGGATGCCGAATCAGTATACATGACTAGAGTACCATTGAGAGTCTCATCATTCGCAATAGCATTGTATATCCAGAGTTTCCATGCAAAGTGCTTGGGGTTCCAGAAATCTGGAAACCCGTTGGGTGTTTCAGTTGGAAGTCTTATAAATTCTACGCCAGTATATTTAGTTTGTGTTAGTTTAAGACTTGCATCAGATACATCGGCACCGACATACACCCGTGCCTTCATAGACGCATTATTTTTACAGTGCGCCTGTACTGAATTTAGCCACATAATGAGAAAGGGCCAGAAACGCTGTGTGGCCATAGTGACGAAAAGAAGAGATTGTGGTTGCTCGACCTTCACCTCTAGCTTAACAGGTTTAGTCCTAGCCAGCCTCATTTTATCTGCCTCTTCACTCGTCTTAGCACCTATGAATGGTGGCACGCTAGACGCAAGTGCATCTTTGCCACATATCACTAGAACTCTACGAACTAGCTCAGCGAATGTGCGTCTGACTAAATCTCTAAAATATGTACTGAGTGCTGGGACTGAGGCCATTTCCTTCCACTTCTCAGGATTGCTTTCAACCTCGTCAACTAGCTTAATCAAATCTGCATCTGATTTACATGAATTCGCATTGATAAATCCCCTCTCATTGAAGTCACGACCTATCTTGGAATCACCCCAATAAATTGGTACACATCCAGCGGCCTTAGCATGAAGAATCTTCTCTGTAGTATATCCAGGCGCTGCCTGGTTCTCATATGTAAGATTAAATCGGTAGTCCTTCAAAAACTGATGCTTCTTTAGCTCGCCACCACCCCCTCCTAGTCCTGCAAATATGACGTCGCCAACATTATTATAGAGGCGTCCTGCACTATCTACTCTGCTATATGAATTCAGTGCCATAAACGCCTTATTTCTATCTGGATTTGTGGGATTTGATACGACGAACGCACAGAACTTCTTTCGTGTATCATAATCTTCAGGCGTTGCCTTTGTGCATGCATCAATAGGTAGTGGAAGAGGATTCTGTATTTGGTCCATATCAGCGCCAAACCAATCAATCTCAAACATCCAGAGAGGCATACGAATATACGAATTATCTGACATATCGGGTAACTTGTATCCAATATTGAGTTTTACAGATGGATTGATGCATGGAGGAGTATTCTCTCCTGTGAAATGCACTTTGGGCCATTCTGCAGGTAGCTTCGTCCAGTCATCGCCGAATGGGCCGAATATTACAACATCGGGCTTCTGTGACCCAAGTGTCTGCAAATTATGACCGACAACCTTGGTTCCCTTTGCCTTGAGTCCGACCTCCATTGCAAGTGTGAACATATTATGCTGCTCATTGAATTGGTCCCACATATCAGAAAATAGTACATGGACAGTGTCACACTCTACAGGAGAAGATGTAGACGTAGTCACAGGCGTAGGTGTAGGCGTAGCCACAGACGTAGTCACAGCTGTAGCCACAGACGTAGGTGCAGGCGTAGCCACAGACGTAGCCACAGGCATAGGCGTAGCCATAGGTGCAGCCACAGGCATAGCCATATTCATAACTCGTAAAAAGGCATTTCCCCATTCTTGTATCTTCGCCAAGGGGTAGAAACGCTGTATAATCTCCTTCCGAAGTTCAGACAATCCTTCTAGAGTTGAGCAATATGGTATTTGCTCACAACTCTTTATAGCGACTTCAAGAGCCTCAGTAGCACCGACTACACTATTTTTTGGATAATATAGCTTCTCAAGTCCTAAACCCATACTTTTTAGAATCTCACTATTGTGAACAATAGGAATACCAACCCATACAGCCTCTAGATTTGCCATCTTAAGTTCAACAAATCGATTGTGACTCAGAATAATTGAATGGGGGTCATGAACCCAATCAATAATACGCTGACGTCCCATGATTGTATAACTTATATCTGGTAGCTCACAGTGCTTCAGCACATTTTCTTTGAAAAACTTATTCTCCTTGAGAACATCCATATTATGTAATGTTATACGGGAAAGGGGGAACTTCTTTGTAGTCTGAGAATGTCTAAGAATCGTCATCGGTAATGTGCATGATGAGGTACTTGATGCATTTGTCTCTGTTACATGTAGACTCCATGGTGTATCCTTTGGTATTACATTGTATACTTGCGGCCAAGCGGGACTCTGAGTCTGCTTTCTATGCGACTCGACAATATCAGGTGTCCATATCCAAGGAACAGTTTGAATCGGCACATTTGGATATAGGGTCTCCAGATATACTAGGTCATCAGGCTTTGTGAAAATATCTGATACCCATATACTGGATAGTCCTTTCAAATCCCGACCTTCGGGTCGAATAGGATAGACACATGATTCAATATCAGAGAAAAGAGATGGTTTACGATTGTACCATACCGATCGCTTTGCAATACGACTACGCATCTCTGGTTTTAGTAAAAAGGTCAGTTCAATAAGCATATCTAGAGGCTCCTCCTTCTCTAAAAACTTGTCAATGAAAACACGTCTGGGTGCACCCTCTTTAAGGTCATGAGCATCATCCCACCAATCGGACCCCTCCTGTTTATGCAAAAAAACAACCTCATGATTCATTGCCTGAAAAATCTTGGCCACCGCAAAGCTGGCGTTTCCATGACCAGCACTAAATAATGAGAATCTGAGGTCCGTAGTTATCCCGATTCGCATCTCTTCTACTCCATTTGATTCTTAAGGAGCTTTTAGACCGTACCGCCAATTACCAAATTAGAGAACTCTTAATGTCAAGACTCGCTTTGCGAGTATGACCTATTAAGTGTCATAATTCGGTAATTGGTGGCACCCTTAGCTAGTACTTCATTTAAGTACTACACGGCAGTTATCTATCAGCGTTATATCCATTTTAAAGTCTCTTCCTATTTTGATATTACTCTTAAAGGGCAATAGACATAATTGCTGGACTTCACTTCTTGAAGAATAATTGCGATTAAAGATTAAATCATTCAGTGATTCTGGAAATACATCATATAAATCTGTATGCTTACATGCAGATTTAGACTGCTCTAATATTTTAATTAGATCTTCAAATGTATATTGAACTAATACATATGTGTCATTAATATTAGTAGCGGTGGGATTCAGCATTTGTTCAATATCATCTATAAGATATTTAGGGACATCTACTTCAAAGAACTCCTCTAGAGTCTCTCTTATGGCTGTTTGCATATATGTTTCACCATCCAGACGAGTTCCTCCAAATCCACTTATGTTATATTCTGACCGTTTTGGTTGATAACCAGCCAGTATATATTTTCCATCAGTAAATACACAGCCAGCGGCCTTAAAATTAGTAAGAGTAGAGCTTGTCGCTTTAGATTTGAATAATGATGATATCCATTCCATTAGTATTATACTGGAATGAATATAATGTCAATTTTTATAAGTCTAGTGTCATATATTGCCTATAAAAGTAATCATCTTCTTGTTCTGTTATACTGAAGAATGTCCACCACTGATGGCAGCCAATAGGGTCTTCGTAGAGGCATGATTCACAAAAATATGTAACACCTTCTTCAAATGGCGGTATAGAATATCCGAGTGCCTTCATTCCATTAAGGGCATATATATCTTGAGCGTGTAATCGCTCATTATATTTTGAACAAATTTCTAACATGGCTGAGCGTTTTCTGAAAGATAGTCCTCCACCAGATGTATTTATATCCCATCCATATGGTGCAGCAACATAATCATATCTTAGAAGCTCATTTGGTATAGGCTTTCTAAGATATGTGTCCATTTCCATCATTAGCAAATTCTCAGAGGGTAAGGCTTCGTAGAACTTAGAGCTTTGTAAAAGTTGATTATATTCAGTTTTACCGACATCTGGTGTAGGATTCCCAGTAAACATTTGGATGAGATGAACTGAATCTACATTCCGTTTTAAAAGGCTGCGAATATAGTCAATATTAATATCTGAACATATTATGACAATTGACCAATCCCGTGCAAAATAGGCTGCATTATATAAGATAAATTCCAAATTTGGATGTATTCGGCGTTCTACAATAACAATAGACTTATCTGATACTTTAGGAACATTGTACTTTAGCCACCAGTCCCTGAAAAAATCAATATATTTATCTTTTAAAATTGTATAAATGCGTTCTTCCATTACGAGACGTTTCGTATGTCTTTCTTCAACAGTCATTTCGCCTATTCCTTTTGAAAAATCACTGAAAATATTCATAGAATCTTCCATAATACTTTATAAATGGTACAACTCACACTTTAGACCAATAATTCCTGCCATGCACGCTGAACCTCTGGATTGTATGGCGAATGGCGCCATCTCAAAGTCTCAGCAGACGCTCTATACCTCTCAATACTTGATGCATGTTGTGTCTGGGCTCTTAGTAAGGCTGCAGCTCCTTCACTCACATTATGCTCCTTATAGTAATAGCCAATATCATACCAATCGGGTGCATTATGTATAACGGGGAATCCTGCAACGAGATATTCTAATGTCATGTAGTTGTACTGATTGTTCCACTGATGACAGATTGCTATTGCGTGAGGATATTCCGTCATAATTGATGGAATATCATGGCGACCACTGAAGGTTATCATACCATCTTTGACGAGTTCGAGATTCTCAAACATCGTCTCTAAAAAGAATGTATTCTTCATAAGCCGGTCACCATTTCCAACAATGACTTCTATGGGTCTTTTGTTCATTCTGTAGTTCCGCTCAGCAATGAGAATAGGTATTAGTGCAGACTTCTGAAAACTGATATTGGGTTCTAGAATGATAAAGGTTTCTTTTTCACCTGAGGCTCTAGGGCGCCATTTGAGATTTCTAGTACCATCCAGTGTGAGAATAGAAGAGTCCCATACATAGGGCGCAATTTTCATTGAATCACAATCGGGGTCAACATGATTGAGAACTGCTGCATATTCTTGATGCTGCTTATAATGCGGCGAGACCCAGATTTCATCTATTTCGCCGACCACGTGATGGGAGAAATGCATACCATTGTAAAACATCGGCGTCTCAGTGTCTATATTCAAGATATTTCCCAAATAAAGCTTGGCAACTTTGGCTCCACTCATACGAAAGAGGCGTCTGAGACTCGGATCTATACTCATACCGATTTCAAGATATAAGTGAATTGGAATGGGTGATTTAACAATATCTTCAACAGTTAGCATTCTGACATGTCTTAAGATGGAGGGTACATTATTGATATCTTTTGGTTTGTCATTGACCAGCATAATTGGAGCAAAGCCCATAGAGTCAAATAGTTTATAAAGAATATAGACGTTCTGAAACAGTCCATTCACAAAAAGGCTGTGGTCGTGGATAGTCGCCGTAGCCAAAATGATGACCTTTCTCGTTTGCAGAGGTTGCCATCCTATAGATAGAACACGACACGAATCAGATGGACCTTTCTCACACTCATTCATGCCTGGTAGTGAATCCATTTATCTAGCTAAGGCTTGTCCTTCTTAAATGGTGTATAAGACGCAATAGACTATTATCCCTAAGCGACAGCTTGCCACAGGCTGCTGTCCCTAAGCGACAGCTTGCCATAGGCTGCAGTTCTAAAGAACAGCTTGCCAATTAAAAGTCGCCGTTGGAGCCTTAATATTGTTGCTCCAAGAGTAAGCCGTAAACGATGATACCGATACATTATTAAATGATAAATAGACCGGATTATAACCTATATAGTTTGCTGAAACTGCAGGTGTAGTAGTAAAATTACTTGAAAAAGATACTATAGTGGATGCTCCAGCATTCGTAGTTGCTTGCCCACCTTGTATAAGAGGTGTATATGACGTCACGCTAGTACTAGTATTTAGAATCACAGCATTGCTATTAGTGTAAAGGCCCACATTGCTCAAATTCAAGTTCGCATAGATATCAATTGTCTTATCTGGAGTAAAGCTGTTGATTGCATCAGTATATATGATGTGATTCGTTGTGTCAATCATTGTCTGAAGATTTGCAACCTGTGCCTGGAGAACAGTTGTGGCATCTGTACCCCGTATATCTGATGCGAGATTCTGAAGGGGAACGATATTGACTATGAAGGGACTTGCATTCGTTGCCATCTGACACAGATACACATTTCGTAATTGAAAAGATAGCGTTGAAAAGCACGGTCTAAACCCGGAATCTGAGAATAAGACAAATCACCCACTACCGTAGACATGGAGGGGAACAATCGTATAAGAAAAGTGACTCGTAAAGAAAATGATGAAGATTTAGAAAATTTAGATGTCGCTTTAGAATCTGAGGTAGATTCGGAATGGTCGAGTGAAAATAACGCTGCAAATTTTGCATCCTTCGCACGCCAGCTTCAGTACGATAAAACAAACTTCTACGGAAATAATTCGTATTATTCACCATACGCAAATAAAAAACGAGAAGAGCCGGAAAATGAACTGGTTCTCTTTGATACCCTTCCGGATGAAGCACTAAAGCCTTACGGTAAGACAAAGTTTGAAACTGCTAGAAAGGATACCACAAGTCTTTTTTTGATTGACAGTAAAAATCGGGATAGAGCTGCCTTTCCACAGCCAACCTTCTTTACATTAAAGCCACCTCGTGTATACAAGAACGTGACGAGTATTCAAGTAGTTCAAATTAAACTTCTTAGTAGTTTCTTTTATTTCCGGGCTGCAAAGGGTAATACATTCTTATCAGTCATTGAGCGTGGACGTGAAGGCATTAACACCTTCTTAGGATTTCCAGTAACTAGGACGATTAATATTGCCGAAGGGAGTTATAATATTTCAGACCTATTGAATACTCTGCAGATTCAAATGAATTATACACCTCTATTCTATGATTTTCCATCGGGATTTTCAGGATTTGTAAATGCATTTACCGCAAATGGAGATTTAAGTGTGAATTTCAATCAACCTGGAGATACATATTTTGACGCACTGAATCAAAAATATATTACAAATCCTACGATGGACCAAATAACAGCATATTATTGGGGGTCTAGATATGCCGGCTTATCGCAATATACGATTGATCAGGTAAAAATAGGCTATTATTATCCAGTGTTATATGAAGTCCTATTAGACCCAACTGATACAAAAGTATATCCGTATCTTAATTTGAATGTTCCACCTAATTTACTATCGCCTGATGACACTGTATATACCCATGTTATTTTTAATTCATCAGGTCTTAATGACCCAGTTATCATATTTTTAGTTAATGCAAATTTAGACCTCTTAGATACATATAGATTAAATCACACCTTTCGCTTTTTTCTAATTAATCGGTATCAGCTTGCCTATGATACAAACAGTTTGCGTGTGAATATTGTAAGTTTGACTCTTAATACTTCACTTGTAAATCTGATTAATTTGAATTCAAGCAGAAATCTTGCAACAGCAATTTTAAATGCAGGATTAACACCAGCAAGTTTTTCAAATACATCCAATACCCTGAATCAAGCCAAGGTTATATACACTGACATGTATAATTATATACAGCGGCAACTTACTACATATTTCGCTATTGGATATGCAACATATGGAGCAGATTATTTCTTGAATACCAATAATATTATTTTTATTCAAAATGGATTAAATGCATCGGGTGTAAGAACTGGATATACAGCAGAGTATCTTGCGTCTGGAGTTACACCTATTACATCGACAACGACACAGTACAGTAATTCTCCAGGATATTGGCCCAGATTTATATCTGCAAATACATATATATCTGGTGAAACATCACCCTTTGGTGGTGGAATAAATTCTGACGGTATTAATCCATCGACCTCTATGATTCCTTATAGTGTGACATCAAGTAATTTCCAATTTGGTCTTCAACTTATAGATTCCAGCAATTACTATATTCAAACAAATAGGTCATCTCGTAGTGTTGATTCCGTTATAAGTGTTAAACCTGCATCATATACCGTATTCAAATTCAGATCTCAGACACGCCAGACCTTACAAGTTGAGACGCTCCCTCTTCCATATTATTACCGCTTTTCAGACTATAATAAGCAGGGTCTATTTACCGGAATCTTAGATACGTTGAATAGCAATGTGCCTCAGAAATATTTTTCAACTCCGTATGAATTTCTGTACTCGTCTACGAATACATTAATGGACAGCTCGAATTATTCAACACTTATGTTAAGTCCAGTTGTCCCTTCTATGCCTTTTCAAGCAGCATTTACGTCTAGTCCAACATTAAATCTGAATGTCCAGACAAACTATGTGCAGTTTGAATTCACTGCGCCATGGCCACCAGGAATTATAAGCACAGGTCTATATGCATATAATACGAATATTTCATTTATAGGTATTTCAAATGGAGACCCAAAAATAAGTACAACACTTGGAACACCAGTGTCTGCCTATGTGTATCATGATAGAGGTGGCTTTATGGCAGATATTGGTACACCATACAGAAGAAAAGAGAATCCACTTCACTATATTACTTCAAAATCTGCAACTACGAGTGAATCAGATTTATCTATACAGATAAGCACCTTTTCAGGCCAAAAATACTATGGAATTTTTAGAAGTCAAGGTCTATCTTTTGGAAATATGCAATTTAGTCCAGTTGTATATACTGATACTCAATATACGAATATTAAAACAGACTATATCAATTTCAGCCCCTTTGGGAACCCGTATGCAGCTTCAAATCTTAACAATTTCCCATTTGTATCAAATTACGATTCGAATTACTTACAGTTGCCAATACAGTCAACGCTTCAGGGGATTGACCCGTCTGATCCAAAGTATGCGAATAATCTATCCATCCAGGTTAAACCAATCGGTTATGATATTTCAGGAGTCAGTAATGATTTGACTGATTATCGTGGGTTTATTGAAGGACAGCTGGGATTTGTTCCTAATACTATATTCCGTATTGACCCAGTGAGTGAATTTACCTTTCAGAGTATAACGCCGTTTGATTCCAATGCCAATAGTTATTTTGGTCCCACAAGTGAAAATGCACTTTTGCAGCCAGTAACCAATGATACCTATTCATACAAGGGTACATCGTCATCTCAGATTAAAATCGTTCATTGGTATGACGACTATTATATACCAACACAGGCAGAAGATGCAATTACTACAACGAATACGATTGGCATTTCTCAAACAGTCTCATCTATTCAAAGATATGTATCTGGATATCCTGTGAATTCAAATGGTTCAATTCAATTTGGAAGAGGTATTAATGCAATCGGATTTCTACCAACAGACGGACTATATGAGGTCAGTTCATTCACATTCAAGAGTGCAATATATCCTCTACAATCCATTTCTACAACTGCTGAAGACCCTAATACTCATATTAGGTATGTGGGTGTGTTCACGGGTTCATATTTAGCAAGTAAATTTATATCTTTATCAAGTGCGCTTACAGTTCTAAGCTTTACCCAATCACAAGTCTATGGACCAAGTACACTTGCCTTGACGCCTGGATTTGGCATTGAAAATGGTACATGGTACGAGTATGGGTATGACCCATCCTTTGTTAAGCCAGCTGATGTCAAGATTAATGGATATACGCAAGGTAGTAATGAACTACTAAGTTATGATTCCATGTATTATATGGTGCCGTTTAATTCTGCGGGGTCGAATATTACATTTACGAACTTGACAGGTAGTGTAGTTCCATATCCTTTATCTCAGGTTGTCAGTACAGGCGCAACATACTTTGGACAGACATCAGAACCAGTTGGAGGAACTTCTCCTCAGGTCATGTATATAATGCCATCCACTATTGCAAACGCATTTAGCGATTATGGTCCACAGGGTCTAATACCATATACACAGTCTCAGTATGAACAATCTCAGCCTATTATGACGAACTCACTTGGTTTCAGAGAGTTTCAGAAATTAGTTCAAAATGAATTTGCAATCTTTCCCTTTACCACAACATTTTCAAATAGTTTCAGTACAATATCAACGGGTAGCATTGGATTAACGACATTCGTATCAGAATACAGTGATACATTTTATCTAGCCAATTCTTTATCAAATCAGACTATATCAAATGTAGGTACGAGTTTTCCAGGTGCAGGATATGCAAGTAGTATAAGTACTACGATTGGGCTGTATGGTGGAACAGTCTCATCTATGCAGTATTTGATACAGCCATATGGGACAGTCAATAATTATTCCTATATTGGATTATCAAATTTCACGAGTACATTCTTATTTGAATCAATGGCTAATAATACGTCTAGTATAACAGTGCGAAGACTCGAATTGGATACCGCAAATGATATAGCAACCGTATGGCTATGGGGAGGAGGTGGTTCGACATGGCATGGTAATAGTACTATATCTGGACCTTCAAATTATACTGGAGGAGCTGGGGCGTATGCTAAGGCAAAAATAAATGTGCAAACACTTGTTCAGCAGTATGGTGTTTCAACGCTGTATTTAGTTGTAGGAAAGGGTGGAAATAGAGACAATGTGACATTTAATAAAAATGGTACACAGATACAGGGATATGAACAACCTAGATACGGTGGTGGAGGAACATCAATTATGGAAGCATCGAATGGGTCACCTGTAACAGACAATATCAGTTTACAAGGTGGAGGATTCAGTGGTATATTCTTTGGGTCAAACGTGATGACTTCACAGCCACTTATTATCGTAGGTGGCGGTGGTGCTGGCGGTGCATATACTATGGGAGGACCAGGTGGGTTTGGTATACAGCCAGAGACTTTACCTGTCGAATATTTTAAATTCAAAGAGATTGATTTTACAACATTTATATATCCTCCAATTACAATTATATCAGCGTTTGATACTGATGACAATAATTATTATGAAGGACAAGTTAGTAATCCAGAAGGTACTACAGCGTTGATGATTGATGGTAATGTATTAACCAGATATATGCCTAGATCACGAGCATATGATACTGGAACCTTAGGATTAGGCGGGTTTATAGATGCATTTACAGGTGTTCTTAATTATGGTGATGGAACCTTTCCTACTACAGTATTGGATACATATAAGTTTAAATTAACCTTTAATTCTAATGTATCAACAATATCTAAATTACGTGTGTATGGTCCAGGACTAGGAACTACACAAATACCAACTGGATTTATGGTATATAATGATGCAGATAAGGCTCAAATGTTATATTCAAATACAAATTTTTCATATCTTGGTACAGATGGTGCTATAATAATAAATGGTCAAAGAGTCTATGACTTACCTATAACTCAACTGCGCTCGAATACTATTAACGCTACAAATGGCTGGCTAACATGTGGTACTGCAACTTCTGAATATGATACAATTCAATACAGTCTTGACGGTTCAAACTGGGCGAATATTCGTTCACAGACTGGCCCGCCAGGCTTTGTCCCATTAACTACAACGAATGATGTATTATATTATAGTTTCAATATAAATAACTCATATTGGTATGCATGTGGTTCAAATACGATTATGCGAAGTTCTAATGGCTTAGATTGGTCCGCTACTGGAATTAGTATAACAGGATATACAGGGTCTCTTAATACTCTAGCAGCTGGAAATGGAAGTATTATTGCAGGAGGCACATCAAATTCTGGAACAAGCTTTTTATATACTACAAATGGTACTACATGGTCAAATGCAAGTTCAGGTAGCTTTTCAAATCCTGTTACAACGATTCGTTTGATTGGTTCTAATTTCTGGGCAACGGCTCCATCAGAGTCACTTTCACTTAAATATTCGAGCAATGGTGCGACATGGTCAAATGCAACAAATTCTGGTATTGCTACAGGTGCATTAGATATTACATACAGCAGTGATTTATTGACCTATCTGGTTGCTATGGGTGCAGGTGCATCACCTGGTAATAGTCAGATTATGTATTGTATAGCCATTGGTTCTAATATTAATGCATCAAATATTCCAATTAGATGGACTGCAGTAAATGCTGCTAATTTAACAAACTTTACATGTAATACAATAGCTTATGGAAATGGCATCTTTGTTGCTGGGGGCACAACAAGTGATGGTTCATCACCAGCTAAATATAGTTATGATGGTGTAAACTGGTTTAATAGTGATATGATTCCATCTACTCCTGCAACAAGTAATCTTGCAACTCAATATGGCATTAGTAATTTTCATCAAAATGGCACAACTTTATATAATAGAAGTCCAGAATTGGAATTTACATATAATATTCTTATAGTAATAAATAAAATAACATATGATGATGCGTCTCAGCAATTTATTTCTATGGGTAATGCAAGTGAACTAAATGGTACACTTCTTACATTTAATAAATTATCTGTTTTCAAAAGTGTTAATGGTGTAAATTGGACGCTTACAAAGTCTGGTGGGTATCCTAATGGGACTAGTAAGAATTCAATAATACAATCATGTGTTGCCTATTCTGGTAATTATGGACCCCTTCCATTTTTTCCAAATCTTTCTAGTCTCTACGTTGAAATGGTTAGCCCATATCGCTCTGATTATTCAATACAGATATATGAAATACAGGCGTTTGGACAAGCGATTCCTATTCTTCCATCAAGTCCGCAAACAACAGTATCAACAATATATGATTCAGATTTAACAACGTATTGGACTCCAAATGCAGCTCAAACTTCGAATATAACAAATTACGCATTTACTCTAACGCTTTCAACGACAGTTACTTCATTAAGTAAACTTAATTTTTATGTACCAACTGATACAAGCCGTCATTTTACTGGACTTATTTTATCTCTAAATCAAGGGTCTAATATTGTATATAATAATACATCAATATCAAGTATAAACTTTCAATATGATCCAATAGTGAATTTGAACTATTATGAAATGTTTTTAATACCTGCACTATCAAACATTAATACTTTATATCTTGATATAATAAAAACGACAGTATCAACACTGCAAATAAATGAAATAAAGGCTCTCAATGATGAGAATAAGCCTATAGTACAATATATTCCAACTTCTGTTATTGATACAGAAGGATACGGATCATATGGTGGTGATGTAAATACTACGATTAGTAAATTAATTGATGGAAATTTGAACACAACCTGGCGTAGTAATAAACGAGCTGGTAGTGCCACAATAAATGATCCAGTCATATACAAAGTACAATTTCTCTTTTCACCACCTGCACCAAATATTAATTTTATACAATTATATAATGGATTCTTTGGACAGATTGGGCAAGCTACAGGTATCGTTGTATATACAAATACATCTAAAACATCGATTTTATATTCTAATACATCCTATGGAAGACAGGTAGATGATGATGGGCCTATTATAGACATGGGTTCTCAATATTTAAATTATCTTAAATTTTCATTCAATATTTTACCAGTGACGAATGTAAGCGAACTTTATATTGAATTTTATCGAAATTATAGTTTATTTGATTGGCCACCTGCATTAAATGAAATCCAATTCGTAAATATTGGCCGCATAGTTGATACACCCGCTGGATATTCTGGAGGGTCGGTAACTGGTATGCAGCGTATCACTTTAGGAAATAATCTTTATGATGGTGGTGGTGGGTCAAATGGTCTAGGTGGATTTGGAGGAACTTATAGCGCTGTCTCAGGTACACCTCCATCAGCGAGTAATGGATTGGATGGTGAATACTTAATTGGTGGAAGTCCTGCAACAGCTGGTCAGATTGCTGGAATTACTTCATATTCTAATATACGATATGGAGCTGGTGGTGGTGGCGGCGGCTATTATGGTGGTGGTGGTGGTGGTATTGTTTCATATAATGCATCAGGATGCAATGTATTCGAAGGTGGTGCTGGTGGTGGTGGTGCTGGATTCTTTAATACATCAACAACTCTTTTGACACTCTTAGATTATGGCGTTGCTGTACCAGGTGATATATATTTAAATACACCGAGTAACTATATTGCACCAGGATTGACTGAACAGTCTACGCTCATAGGGATGAGTATCATGCCTCAATATGCAACTGCGAATGGCTATGGTGGTGGTGGAGTCAATAATCAATCCTATGCGCAAGGACAGCATGGTGCAATCGTTATAAATTTCAATGCGCCTGCTATAGTAAATCCAATAGGAACTGCAACAGCGAATCCAGCCTATGTAGATGGCTCCAAGCTTTCGCTTTTCAATGCGCCAATCACATATAGTAATGATACACGTACACTGCCATTTAATACGTATGCTGATTCTATACAGACCAGTCAATATTCAAATTATAATTTGGTATGGTATAGAACATATTTATCCTTAACAGGAGCCACACTAAGCCCTATTACAATACAAGCCAGTTCTAGAACTCCTGTACCTCCAACTACAGCCTTTCCAAATCTACCTTCAATCGTCTACTTTGCCATTGAAGAACAGTTTGCAAATGTGAGTAGCTTCTTTGGCGGTATAACTAGTTTATCGAATACTATAACGTCTGGTCTACAAATTGCGTTTGACATGTTTAATCAGTATTTTATTCAAACAGTCTATACTGAGCCAAAATATGTTGAGATGACAGAAATATATTGTATACTCGATTACTTGAGACAATCAGGCAACTTAATACGGCCCCATATAGATTCATTGGACGCACCACTTTCAAGAGTCTTTGGCGGCTTACCTGGTTTCGGATATTGGGCAAATCCATTCTTAACAAATGTAAGCTACGTTGGATTTGATACAGGTCCAAGTCTATTTGCTCCGCCGCAATTAGCAGCTATAACGGGAAATAGCAATCCCGTTCAAGCAGCCTATGGTCTTGTCTTAGAGCAGTCTATTAGTAGCGGTAAATATGTAATGAAAGATATAATGGCATACAAGCCGTCTGCATCTGATGCGTCAAGTTACGGGTCTAGATGGCTAACTGCGACGCAATTTCCAGAAGCATATGTCGTTCGGAATTTATCGAATTACAGCATAGCAAGTAATATTCCTGTGCAGCCTTATACGATGAAAAGTGCAATTGCTGGTCAGCTTTCCTTATTTAACTACAAGGTCTACACTACACCTATAACAATAGGGACACGGACAATTGATACACCTATACAGATGATAAATGATTTCCAAAGTCAGTACGCCTATTTCTACACCTTTCAGAATTTAACTCTTGGTGACGTAAGCACTATACATTTAACACAGATACCATTGACTTCAACGATGATACAGATTAATCAGGCAAATATAACAACGCTCTCCAATGCTGCGAGTAATATAATAGGCACTGTGGTATCAGAGTATGCACCAAGTACAGTTCTACAAGCTGTGTCTCAGTTCGGAATAAATTTAATTCAGACAGTTGTAATCAGTCCAATTACACAAAAACCAATTGATACACTGGTTCCATTTATAAACTATTCGGTGGGTGCAAGTAATTATTACAATTCTTATTCTATTAATTCACCCATATCAAGTGTAAATGTTGGTAAGGGTCTAACTGATTACTTGGGCAACTTATTTGTAGCAGATAGACTGGGAGGAAATAAGCTGTATGAAAACGTATGTACGATTCAGATATATCAACAGCCATTTTCAAATTCACCTTTAACGATTGCCAGTCCAAGACATATACTTGGGCAATATATTGCAGGAACAGCAAAACCTTACTATGACTTCTTGAGTTCTCGTTATACAAATCTGTGGCATTTACAGGGAACTTCAAATCTCTCTACAATATACGGCGCTCGCCTACAGTCACCCTATGATTTCACGATTACTACGAATTTTGCAAACCAGATATTCTATCCAACACATAAAATTATATTGACGCAAAAGGGTACGAATGTAAATCCTATAACCAATCTCTATGATTTATCAAACTATCCTTCATACCCTAGAACTCAGATGTTCTTTTATAGGAATTTTTCAACCTTAGTCAGAGATATAAGCGGACAATTCGCTCTAGAGAAGTCGAGTAATTTTGCATACGCAGATACGGAGTTTTCAGGCTACTTCTTCAACTCCTATTTACAAAATATCAATATGTTTGAATCAACTGATTTTGATAATGGAAATAAAGATAGTTTCAACTATTTGGCAATTCGTGCCTATTCTCCTTCTGAGAGCTTCAAGGCACTCGTTCGATTCTATTTGCCTGGTCGCTATGATTTTGGATATTTATCTTTGAAAGATTTGTCTAATGAAGTTGTTACCTTGCAAACAAACTCAAATGTGAATCCAGAATATCGCACTGTCTTGAATGAATTTACGTCGGCTTTTAATATCAATAGGGTCTTTGGAGGAACGGGATTGCCAGGCTTTAATGGGTCTAATATAATATCTGTGTCATTCGGTGATTTCCTAAGTCAATACAAGGGAATATCAGACATAATTAATTCCAATAACGGGCCGATTAGTACAATTACTGGTAATGTATTAAATGGTACAAGAGAGCTTATTACAGGTGACTTACAGTATATAATTCCAGCATATGTTGCATCACGAGAGAGGGTGTATGACCCTCTAGAATTTAAGTTGCCATTCTCAACTATAGCACAGGATTCAAATCGCACAATTGAAGAATACAGCATGGGTTATAATCTTGGATTCGTGCAAAAAGACACACCTTACAATACAATACAAAGAGCTGGGTCATTCTTTAAGATTTTAGATGATTACATCTACATGAAGATGAATGAAGAATATAATATGAATTCGCTTGATATAAGCAGACAGGAGAATTATGCAACGACACATGATAGTAGGGCAGAATCAAAGCTATATAACTGTAAGCTCATGTTAAACAATTTCGGAACATATGCGACGACCCTTGTTCAGAATACTGTAATGTTTAATCCCCCTATTGGCAAACTGGATAAATTGACGTTTACATGGTATGACGCTACTGGAGCAGTAATAGATAATGCAGAATGTGAATGGAGTGGTGCAATTCAGGTTGTTGAGAATGTTGATACAGCTACGAATGATTCAACAATTCCCAAAATGTAAAATCTATATAAGGTCAGATGTCTTCTGCAATCGCTCCAATGAATCCTATGGGAACACCTTATGAAAAGGGGAGCCCCGTAGAATCGTACCCTATAACATCATCAACAACGAAACCATTTTTCCCTCCGGTCTGTTTATCAACGCATTGGGACCCGACACGTATATACGCACGCACGGTCCCAATTCAACAGGTCTCACTCCCGGTTGATTTCCGACCTTATACAAAGGTTTGCTTGGATTATAGAACTTCGGCTCCTGAACAGGCTGCACCTGAAGTGCCTGACGACCTTGTGTTTCCTGCAGGTGGAGATGTATACCCCCCTACCCGCTACATTAATAATATTGATAAGGAGAGTCTTCTAAGACGTCTTGATAGGCCTCTTGGTACATGTGACCCAGACCAGTACCAGCCTCCAAAGAACGGTGATATGTATGTTGACAGAATGTTAGTTCCTAGAACAGCTGCAAATACTTCTAAATTTATTCAGGAGCTTTCTATGCCAATGGCACTCTTAAGAACAAGCCCGTATCACTGCAGGGCTGAGGCCGATAAGAAGAATTGGGATAGGTCGCCCCGCCTCTTTAACAATACTACGAAGCAGGACAGATATACAGCGCCTTCTTCAGTTGAGCCTCCCCGGCAAAACATATGGAATACACAGCTACGTTGCAAAGATACACCACTCTCATCTAATACAACACAGACAGGAAATAGGGCTTGGGGGCCTGGAGGACTATCATGCGAATTGAGAGGAAATCAATAGGGTGCGCTTCATTGTCATATTGAAATTACCAAGCTGCGTTAAGGAGCGTCATGGTTGAATGGATATTAATTCTGATAATTATACTATGTATATTTATCTGGTATTATAAGCAATCGGTATCAGAATACAGTTTGTCTCAGATAAAAGAATCTCAGATTTCAATGCAACTTACGACTTTATGGGAGGAGCGAAAACCAGTTGTAGTTTCTGAAGTTCGGCCTCAGGAAATCTGGTTGGCGAATTCTCTGAAACAGACACGGTTTTGGACTGCACAGCCTGTGTGGAATGATTATGAGACGAATACGAATATGATTATACCTACAAATAGGGCTCAGCAACTTACTTGGGCTAACATTCTGGGAATTTCTCAGATTCAGAGTGATGTACTATTAAGATGGTTTGATTTGAGTCCATGGGCCTTTTCTGTTAGAACGGAAGCTCACCTGGGTCCAGAGGGTCTTAGACCGACGTATGGCTGGGCAACGTCTATATCGTGTACACAGGGAACTGCACGCTGTATTTTACTACACAATGCGCAGAAGGCTAAATTACCTACTGGATGGTTGGGTCTAAGATGGCGAGATGCGACAGTGACCCATCATCCTCTTTGGATTCAGGTGCAATTCATCGAGGTCGTATTAAGACCTGGAACTACTATATTAGTTCCTCCTCATTGGATTGTGGCGATTGAACCCGCAACTGTGAACGAGCCAATATGGTGGCTACGGTCTGATGTACATCATCCAATTAGCAGAGCTGCACAGCGGCTCAATGAACATATTTAATTACCTAGCAATAGGGCTTCATTAGTAGCAATCTTCTTTCTGAGACGTTTGATTGCCGTATTCGTTTGACTACAGTCTCTACAGAAGGCTCCTGTCGTAGTACATATGGCCTTTACAGTCTTATTATAAGCTGTACCACACTTACATATAAAGTTTATACGATTCTTATCATAGCTAACAAGAGTTGCAGCATCCCGACTTATATATTCTATAACTTTACTATCCATTTACTCTGTATAAATATAAATCTTGGTTCGATTTTATTTAGTGCGACCTTAATGTCACCTAGTAAAATTGCTAGCATAAACCACTAATCGAACATATAATAGAATGTCTGATTCAGAATCCGAATCAGAGTTATCACACATTGATGAATCTATGAAACAGATTCATGAATATGTTGAGAAAATTGCCCATGATTCCAAGCACCTCTATAGCAAGGCATTAAACTTCAATCAACTCATTGAAAATCCCGAAATGGATATTTGGGCCGAGACGTTCAAGCTCCATGAACGTGCAAGAGGTTGGGCCAAGAAGCACATGGTAGCCAGTCGTTGTTCTTTATGGGAAGTGAATAAGACTCTCATAGAAGTATGTAGAAAGGAGGACCGTATTAAGACGGATGGAGTACAGTTAAATGAACTGGAAGGCCATATACTTGGACTACCTCATACTGAGACAGTCCATATATGGCAGATTCTTGCTAAACTGCCGAGATTCTTTCTTTAGACATATACAAAATAAAAATTGAATGGCTTTGCATATGATGTGTTACTATCAAACATGAATTCTCAAACATTTAGTCGGTCATTTCTTCAAGGGATTCCAGAACAGCGTAAGCAACAGCAGATAGATAGAATTATTCAAGAGTTTATTAACCAGTTACAAAATGCAGCAGCAGAGGGAAAAACCTCCTATATGTATGACACAAATAACCGTCGGCCATCGTGCCAGAATCCACCATCGTGCCAGAATCCACCACCGCCTGCAATTACTACCGATGATTTAGTTTCCGCTTTCCAGAAAAAGTTTCCTGATTGTGATATTTCGTATCAAGAGATTTGGGTTGATGTTAACTCAAATAATAGAGTTCATTGGGCTGATGTTAACTCAAATATTAGAGTTCTTAAAAAGGGTATTGTTATCGACTGGTCTTAGACGCCGATTTAAAATACATAATGGTCTAATTCTACATGGCCTCCCTCAATTGAAGTTCCTCCTTTATCTTCATAATTTGATTATATAATTGTTCAACCTCACATGGAACAATATTTCCCTCTATATCATGAACAGCAGCCTTAGTGGGCGCATACGCAAGTTCATTTGTATTTGACGCTATAGATGGACAGCGTATAAAAAGACTATAGGCGAATTTGGATGTAAATGCCGATTCTGCAACACCAAGAGGATTGCCAAAGAAATAGTGTGCAGGAATATTATTTTTACTTGAAAAGATGGCGAACCGGTGCAAACACTTTGGCAAATAATCCTTGTATGCATGTGTGAATTTGAATATTCCATATGTAACCATGATAGTAAGAGGCTGTGAAATAAAGACAGTTGTTAATTCGGATGTTGCATAACTCACTAGGATATCTTCACCGACTGATTTTTCATGAGTGGCTGCAAATAGGAGCAAATAGTTAAGACACCAGGCCAACCAACCACCACAGAGAATTAGAAAGGCCCAACCTTCAGGGGTATGGCAAGGCATATAACTCCAGAATTTATCATAGACTACTGCACCAGGATATTTGGCCTTTATGACCTTAATCATTTTTACCAAAAGTTCTCTCTGAGGTAGTTTCACTATATTCTCTTCTTTATCATCCTCACTATTCTTACAACATAGATACATTAATATTAAATCTACAAATGAATCTTCATCCATATCTAATCCCCCCCTTGTATTCATACCATTGTCCATAGATACTATATCAGTCTTGGAACTTCCCAAATACTGAATTGCATACTTTTCAAATCTGGAACGTCTATCATATTCTTCATATAATATTGGGAATTTATGTTTGAATTCTCTTAGACCAATTTTATTCAGAGAGGACATAATGAGAGAAATAACCGGCACATTGAGCGCACTTGTTATAATAGATAGCAGAATAATTTCGGAAATAGCCATTGATGCCTTACCAGCACCACCGTAGGTGAAACCATAAAAGAGTGCAGTTACAAAGAGTGAGTGATACTGAATCGCAAAGAGTGCAAAAAGGCGGAATATTCTGCTAAGACGTGGGTCATACCGAAATAAGAACTGTACACGGGAATGTTGTTGACAAATGCGCTGCAGTAACGTCGGGTCCTTTTTTACTATGGTATTTTTATTAGGTTTTACACATTTCTTATTTGAATTCTTATCATAAATATATAATGCCGAATTTGGTGCAGTATTGAAAATGGCATTTACAACTTCATCTTTACAGAGCGCATTCACATATTTTCTTGTTGTCAATAAATCAATACGCATAGCCAGGAGACCGAGTAGAATTGTGGCTGTAGCAATTCCTCCGAAAATTCCAAACCACTGTGCGAACTTAATAAGACCTGATAAAGAATAGACATTCGCTGCATTTGCAAATAGCTGGGCATTGCCTTTTGCGACTGCATCAATTCTCGATGTAAAGTCGGTCAAATGAGTGCATGAACATGCTATACTCATGTTCATAAATGTCGGCGTACAGCCATCACTCGACCATCGATTTAACTCTGTATGCCAGTATAGACAATTGGGTGTAAAGATTGGGCTGGGGCATTCATATGTTTCAAAGGAGTTTTTATTGTAGTCAGTACAGTTTACTGAGGCCCAGCTATCAAGAAGACACGGCACATTCCATGTTGCATCACCAGTCCTTATTGCTGATGTGGCAATATCAAATGTATAACCATTTTTTATGTAGATATCATCCTTATCACATCTTGCCATATAGAATGGGGGTGTCTTAAATTTGCCATCTGAACTATTGAGATTCCAGCTGAACGTGATTGGGTTTGTGAGATTATTGACTAACATCTGCTTTCCATCGCTATCTAAGATATTTAGGGAAAGGGGTAGAGTGTCAGTCTTTGCAGAACTCTGACTTTCATATGGGTTGACTGTCCATTGAATCATAGAGGCTGCTAGACCAGAACCCAGCGTATTAAGTGGCGGTAGAGATAGATTCGTTGACCCAATCTGAAGTGCGGCTGGGGCCGATGCGTCTAGAGCCTTCATTTTGAGACTGAATGTATCTGTACTGACTGCAAATTCTCCACCAGATTTTTGCATGGCTGCAAATCCGAGTGCATTGAGTGCGCCCTGTAACTTAGACGGGTCATAGAATGCAAGCTCATTAAAAAGTCCGCCGAGTTCTGACAGACTCAGATTTCCTAAATTGTCTGGAAGAGGTGGTGGAGGGCCTCTTGGACGAGATGTCGGTTCAGCAGTTGGTGAGATTGATGCTGATAGGGAGAGTGTAGATGTTCCCCTTGTAGACCATGATGCAGACTGTGTGAAAGAATATGATGGTGAGAGAGATATATACGAGCTATATGAATATAGGTCTGATGATGATACAGTGTAAGATACATCGATTGAACCACTTGGTGAATCTGATTCTTGGGCTGACATGCTTTGAAATGATGATTCAGAGATTATCGGAGAATGTGATTCTGATCCGCTTGCTGAACTAGATGCTGATGGTGTATTAGAGTGTTTAGCAGAACCTGTTGTCGATGCAGATGCTGATGCTGAGTTAGAATGCTGAGCAGAACTTGTTATCAATACAGATAGAGATGCTCTATTAGAGGGCTGAGCAGAACCACTTATTAAGCTAGATGTAGATGCTCTATTAGAGCGTTGTGCAGAACCACTTATTAAGCTAGATACAGATGCTGTATTAGAGGGCTTAGCAGAACCACTTCTTAATACTGATACTGATTCTCTTAGAGTCGCTGAGCTAGACGATATTGCTTTATTAGTGGGGTTAGCAGATACAGAATTTAATGCACTGCTACTTTCTTTACGTGAGTGAATAGATGACGAGCTAGAAAGTCTTGTAAAGGCTGGGCTATACGTTATTGTTTTTAGTGCAGAAGATGAACGTATAGGTGCATTTATAAAGTGTATGTTTGCAACGGAACCCAAGAATACAACACTACCATCTGTTGTAAATTGTATAGTCATTGTGTTACCTGTTGATTTCCATGAACCAGGTGGTTGTATAGAGGTGCCAGCAATTGTTACAATGAGACGTGAGGATGTTGATGGGCCATCATAGAGGCGTATAAAGTCACAACATGATTCTAATTGTTGAGATACGGTAGTATATTCTATGATCATATTGGTCGGTGCAATAAAGCTTGATTGACAGATAATATTATCTAAATATACAGATTGTCCAGCAGTACCGTGTGTTTTCCAAATTCCCGCAGAACTTGATGAGGTTCCACAGATAACCGGTCCAGCCGCACTGCTAGTTGCAGTGGCACTTGACGTCCTTGTACTCGATAAAGATATATGTGCTGAAGAACTTTCAGCAAACCAGTCTTCACCCTCCATCATCTAATTTAGTCTAAAAATTGTATTTGGTTTTCTAGTTCTATAGGCCACAAAATGGATGACGACCAAAAAAGAGCAGTTGAATTAGCTACGACAGGTATATCATTCTTCTTAACAGGAGCAGGTGGAACCGGGAAATCCTATGTTATACGCAGTATCGTGGAAGCACTTCATTCTATAGGGCGTGATTGCGCCCAAACTGCCATGACGGGCTGTGCAGCCCTTCTTTTGGGAAAGGGTGCAAAGACTCTGCATTCTTGGGCAGGGATTGGTTTGGGTAAAGAACCTATTGCCGCTCTATTGATTAAAATACGCAAATCATCAAAGGCTAAGAAGAATTGGTTGGCCGCAGATGCTCTTATTATTGATGAAGTCAGTATGTTAACTCCTGATTTACTTGATAAGATGGATGAGATTGGTCGTAAGATTAGGAAGTGTGCAGATAAGCCCTTTGGGGGGTTACAAGTGATTTTGGTTGGCGATTTGTTTCAATTACCACCGATTAATAAAGATGGTGACCAGAAATTCGTATTTGAATCGGAAGTGTGGAAAACGTCTATAAAGGATATTGTAAATTTACGCACAATTCATCGGCAATCCGACACAGTATTCTTGAAAATCTTGGACGAGGCGAGACGGGGAGAATTGTCTGAGGAATCCATTGAAATATTAGAGAAACGGAAGACGAACGAATGGAAGCGTCTTGAAATTAAGCCTACGCTCTTGTTTACTAGGAAGGACGCAGTGGAAGAAATTAATATGGGTCAACTAAAAAAATGTCCAGGTGAGGATGTGGTTTATAAGGTGAAGACAGTGTATACACCAGCCGCCTTTGCAGTAAAGCCAACAGACCAAGAAGTTCAAAGAGAAGTCGAGAGAATGGATAAGGTCTGCCCCTATGTGCCGGAGTTAAGACTTCGTGTGGGCGCACAGGTTATGCTTTTAACGAATAAACATGCTGCTCATGGTCTAGTCAACGGTTCCCGTGGAATCGTTGAAAAAATATGCGAGGGTCCAGAACCGTTTCCAATGGTGAAATTCAGAAATGGTGAGGTCTTTATAATTGAGTCGTCATCATGGGCGAGTGATGAGATTGATGGATTTAACAGAGAGCAGATTCCGCTTAGTTTGGCTTATGCAGTCACAATTCACAAGGCTCAAGGAGCCACTCTGGATTGTGCTTTGATTGATATTGGAAACAATACGTTCGAGTATGGACAAGCCTACGTGGCTCTATCACGTGTCCGCTCGCTTGATTGTCTTTACATTTGGGATTTGAATCCTAGCGCCTTTCGAGTTCATCCGAAAGTGAAGGCCTTCTTCGATTATAGCCCTGTTACAACGTCTGACCAGACGAGTGATAAATCGGCGGCCTGCATAGATGAAAGTGACTGTGTGAGTGACGACCTGCTTGAATAAGGTCCGAGAATAATACGATTCAAGAAAATAGTTATATAACACAGTTCTGAATCTGGTCTGGGTTTACCAGCAAAGTCTGCAGAAGTAATTTCAACAATTTTTTCTCTTAATTCTGGAGAGTAGTAGGAGAGTTGTTCTAGAATCGTTATAAAAGGTGATACTGCCATATATCTGGTTAAAATGTATTCAATCACGGCAGATTCATTTTGAGAGAGACTTTCAAGCTGATTTGCTCTTATCTTTTTTGATATAGATTGAAGAATTTCAAGCATCTGAATAAATAAAGGGTGTGTCACGAGATATTTTCCGTAAATTCCTCTATTCAATATTATGATATCACCAGTATAGCTTGCATATTCATAAATTGCAGGATCATGAATCCAATTATTAAGAAGGACAGCAGGGTCAATATTATCTAGATTCTTTTTAAGACAGTAATTTAATAGTCTAGCTTCAAATGGAACCTGTTTGTAATCTGAATACATCGGGTATTTTATATGTTCTTTTAGATAATCTACAATGTATTTCTTTGATGATGCAGTGTCATTTCGTTGCCTCAATAAGCAGCGGCCAAAATCAGATATACCAAATTGTACCGTATTACCTGTTGCTCTTATAAAAATATTGAAATGGTGTAAATCAAGATTAATAAGTTCTTCTCTTGGATTTTGATAGAACTTCTGGACTATATTAATCAATGCCGGTATTGCAGGATTAATTGATTTCATTATTTGTTTAAACGGTAAATTATGAGATTTAATATTATTTAACCACTCATTCAGATTACTAGGATATCTTGATATATACATAAGTTTATGTGTCGATGTTACACCCTTACCCGATTTAATGTGTTTACCAAGTTCTTCACATGCGTATCCCTTGGTTGGCCATGTTTTAACAGCATCGAATGCATACTTATAGTCGCCCACCTTATCTGAAGATGGGGGATTCGCACTATTCGCAGGTTTACATTTACCCTTGAGTCCTGCAAGATAAATTTCCGAGAGTTGTGGACCAAGTATACGTGCAGCCGTTTCTAGATACATTGATTCTGTATCGGAATCTTTTACAATCTTTGAAACTACTGTGTGATTATTTCCTCTTGGTATTTTACCCGACTTTTGAGCTGATTCTGCACATGGCCATAAGGGGTTTGAAAGAACGCAGCCATCTGCACCTTCTCCTAGAACTGCTCCACCTTCCATCTATTAAGCGAGGCTAAAAATTGCTTGAATGAAAAGTTTCCATTTGGTATCTAGCCATGCAGACTTTCTCTGAAATGAATATATTGTCCAGGTCTAGAATGGAGCAGCATGTTGCATCAATTATTTCAGAACCTACCTCTGCTAGGGGCTCTCCTGGTCGTAAGCTCCGGGTCGCAAAGGTTGAGCCACCTGCGCTTTCTTTGGCAGATAGTCTAGCTGATTCTTCTCTATCAAATACTGATAGTACAGAGCCGCTACTGATTGCGAATCCTAGACGCTATGTCTTGTTTCCGATTGAACACCCAGATATTATGGCAATGGCCAAGAAGGCAATTGCTGTGTTCTGGACGGTTGAGGAGCTTGATTTGACGAAGGATATGAAGGATTGGGAGAAGTTGGATGCAAATACTCAGCACTTCATTAAGCATATTCTAGGCTTCTTTGCGGCGAGTGATGGGATTCTCATGGAGAATCTGTCGCTGAATTTCCAGAACGAGGTCCAGTGGCCTGAGGCGAGATACTTTTATGCGAACCAGAACTTCATGGAGTCCATCCATTCTGAGACGTATTCATTGCTCATTGACACGTATATTGACGACAAGTCTGAGAAGCAGCGACTATTAGAGGCTGCGCAGACGATTCCTGCAATCCAGAAGAAGGCGGATTGGGCAATGAAGTGGCTTGATAGGGGTAAGGCGAATTTCGCAACTCGTTTGGTGGCGTTTGCAGTCGTAGAGGGAATCTTCTTTAGTGGAGCATTCTGCTCAATCTTCTGGCTAAAGAAGCGTGGTCTAATGCCGGGCTTGACTACGAGCAATGAATTCATTGCACGGGATGAGGGTCTTCACACCGATTTCGCCTGTATGCTCTATACTAAGATTGTCAACCGTTTGAAGAAGGGTCAGGTAAACAAAATTATCAAGGAGGCTGTTACAATCGAGAAGAACTTTATCACAAAGGCTCTACCGTGTGAGCTTATTGGAATGAATGCCGAGCTTATGTCTCAGTACATTGAGTTTGTTGCAGACCGCATCTTGATGCAGCTTGGGTATCCTAAGATTTATGAATCGGCGAATCCCTTTGAGTTTATGGAGCGCATTTCACTTGAGGGCAAGGACAACTTCTTCGAGAAGAAGGTATCGAATTATGCAAAGGCGGCTGTTGGAAAGACGCAGGAGGAGATGAGTTTCAGCACTGAGGTCGACTTTTAGTCAAAAAATGAATCACAGCTCGACTCCCTTAAATGGTATGCCGGCACGAGGAGTAGATATTATTGATGGAATCCCTGTTATCTTGAAGGGTGAAACTATATTTGCATTCAGACCTGAGGGAGGACCTGAGATTCGTCTAGGGACGTATAATTTAGTGAGTAAGAAGGCTACATGGAATACTGATGGTCTTGATGTATGGTTGAAGGGTACTCGTGATTCGCTGACAGCGAGAACCCGCACAGTAAATAAATGATTCTTAGCCGGAAATCATTTAGTAAAAATTGACCAATTATTTTTCATATTATAAAAGCAAATGCCATTCAATCCAGAATTACAGTTCAAAAAGCACAATGTAGAAGCCTTGGGTCTTTGGTGGATTCAATGGCAACTGCAGACAAAGGAGCGTTTACGAAGACATATGATGTCTACACAAATGCGCCTGAAACAGTTTGAAGAGAAACACTTAACTACGAGTAAAACGTCTTCTTAGGAACTCCACAGCTAGCCCTGTTCTGTCTACCAAGTAAATATTGCATACGCTCAGCATTACTCTTAAATATCGGCTCTCCACTTGCCGCATTACCGAGCGTTCCAGCTGTTGCTGCCCTAACTGTGGCATTAAGAGACTCATAGACAGAATTTGCACCGGCTTGATATGCAACATTATTAAATACGACAGGGTCATATTGCTGAGTCGTGCATGCACATGTTCCAGATATAACAGAATCTGCCATCTATACTTGTACTATATTTTTTGTACTGGTTGATAGTTTGCATAAGCTGGGTCATTTTGAAAGAGTAAGAATTGACCCAGTTTATATGCGGTTTTCTCATCTGTATTTTGAAAATCGTAATATGATTGTGTTGTATCTCCAGCAGTACGAAGAATTGCCACTCGTGCATTATATGCTTCAACCTTCTTGAATATATTAACTGCATTAGAATATTTACGAAGTTGAGCATGCGTCAAGCCATTCATTGCACCGAGAGGGAAGCATGACATCTAAACTCCTATAATAAAAATAAAATTTGAATGCGACTAGTTCATATCAGCATGTAATGTGTGATTTCTGTTCACCAATCTATCGTAGTTCAGAAAAGCATGACCCATCAATCTGCCCTATTGCATCAGCTCTTACGTGCAGTTGTTGTAATATTCGTGGACATTCTACGCTAAAGTGTCCAAATTTACGCAGCTGGGATACTCGAGTACCAGAGTATATTGAGCAACTCATTCCTTATGAACTCAAACTACATCATGGAATTCAATCTAAACAGATGACACCGATTGAGAATCCAAATGTTAAACCCTTACCATGTAAGTATAAACCGACTCTTGAGATTCCAGAAGATAAAGATTCACAGAATCATGTAGCAAATATCAGGGCAACTATGGCAAGTCATAATCTACCAGTAACAAGCGTAAAAGAGACGAGAAAACTCATTGAAACGTTTGCGGCTATAACTGGAAAAAAGTTAGTGTTGCTGAAAAAAGACAGATTTATTAAGAAGGATGATACGATTTCAACGTAATAAGACCTAAAAAAGCTTTACTATACTATAGTAGAATGCCGAACTTACGTGGAGGAAAAGCGTACAAAAAGACCAAAGGTCGTGAGGAAACCGTTCAGTACTTAAATAAGGAGCATGACCAAATGATTGGACGGGTTATTCGTAATCTTGGTGATTTAAATATGAGCGTTTTTTGTGAGGACAATAAGAGCCGTATTTGTAAGATTGCATCTGGTCTTAAGAAGACCGTGCGAATTCAACTCGATGACCTCGTCTTAGTCAGTCTGCGGGATTGCCTCTTATCGGCTGCAGATTCGAAACGGGGTATTCGGTCTGATAGGGGTGATATTATAGGGAAATACAATATTCTTCAATATCCTGAATTGAAAAAGGCTGGTACAAATAGCCATTTATTTATTGATGGAAATACGATTCGACTCGTTGCAGAAAAATACGAAGGTGGAGATTTAAATGCGATTGATAGTATTGTGAATGCTGCGAATGGTACTGATATTTTTGATATGACTGCTACAAATGAAGAAGATGAGGAAGAGAAGAAAGATTTAGATGATAAAGATATTGATGCTATATAAGTGCGTGAATAATTTATAGATTCATTTGTCATATCTTACAGATGGCTTCTGACTCAAATGGATTTGAACAAGGATATTCGGGACTATTATTTGCGCCTGCAGATTTCCCGGATGCTGATGGTTTTGATATAAGAAGTGTTAATTCTGTAGTCTCTAATTTGACACTCTATCATCTTGCAGATTCCACAGATAAGAATCAGCAGATGAAAGTCTGGAGGAGGAAGGTGAGGGAAATCATTCAGAATCATCAAGAACATATTATACAATTTTATACGAATCCTTTGCCAACAGACCATCCATTGAAGTTAGCACATACGCTAATGCAGAAATATGGGAGGACAAATATTTCACCATCATATGATATTACAAAGCCGCCTCCACAGACTTTAAAAGATATAATTGTGGATGTATCTGGAACAGGATTAAGTGAATTAAATCAATATATTGGGGAATTAGAAAAGACAAGAGTATCTGATACTCCGTTACAGAGATGGACAAATATTATACGCAACTTACTGGATTATTTGAGAGATACTGGAGATGAATTGATTCGTCTTGACCAAAAACTTCAGAATGAGTGTAAGCATCTTGATATAGTTGCTGAAAAGGTTATTCAACTTACGAGTCTTGATGATCCTGGCCTAGACGGATTTCAAGATATGATGGAATCTTATATAAAGAAACAGTTTGAAAAGCATCCGATTGAATCTCTTTACTGGGATTATATCAAGACAGTTCAAAAATATACGGCTCTGAGAGAGCTTCTGACCACACAGAGAATAATGAATAGTGTTGAACCCTTATGCTGTATATGTATGACTGAGCCTGTAATCATGGCATTTGCACCATGTGGTCACACATTCTGCACAAATTGCTCAAAAAAAACATACTCATGTCATGTATGCAGACAGCTGGTTGTATCCCGTGTAAAGCTCTTTTTTACGTGAGACTTACACAATAGTCACCCCGTTTAAGAAAGATTGTCTTAATCTCATTTGCCTTTTCTTCATCAAGCTTATATAGCTCAATTGCTTTGTCGACGATTCTACATGCATACGAGTACCAAAGAGTTTCTATAAAGCTAGTACCAACTTCAAGAGCAGTTGGCATTTGCTTTTATTAGGTGAAAGTTCGGCGCAATTTTACCATGAGGCCTAAACTTGATACCCTATATAAATATAGAATGTCTCATCATAGCGTGAGTTCAACAGATACGGAAATTAAAATGACTAACGAAGAGCATCAGGAGTTTCAGAATTTGCCGACGTTACTTACTCAGTGGAAGCGAATTCAGGAGGAGAAGAGAAAGCTTTTGGATGCTAAGCGAGTTATCCTAGAGCAGATAAGTGAGCATAATAAGAGGTCAAGTGTAATGGAAACGATGATTATGGGAACAATGAAGAAACATAGTATTGGTGCTTTAGACTTGAAGTCATCGAACGCACGTGTTCTTTACAAGAAGAGTACGAGAAAGACGGCGATTGCAAAAAAGGAGCTCGCTAAGTTAATGGCTGAGCATTTGAAGTCTGAGACGGCCGCTAAAGAGCTTCAGGCATTTATAGATTCAAAGCGGACAACAACAGTTAAGGAGTCTCTAATTTATGAAAAGAATGAACCTGTTGATACAGTAGTCTAATGACAGCAATACATGCAGGCACTATATGGTAGAGCATGAGGGCATCGCACCTCAAGCTTTGAGTTTGTAGCAGATATGTCTATTTTAGAGACTCTAATCATATCTAGATTATCAAGATATGACTTGAGTGAATCTTGCCAACTATTGATATCTTGAGTATTATCTTGTAGGCGAGTTGGAAAGAATGTTCCAAGTCGCCTCCATCCACATGCATGATCTGATATATTTTCAGCATCCACCGGTGAGCTCATGAATACTTTCCAGACTTGGTCGACCTTACATGCATGTCCATTCGCCCAAGCACCATTTACAATATTATGCGGGCACTCTGATTCTTTACCATCTTTATTGCGATGACAATTAGATATAATCCAGTTATTTTCTAATGAGCCATTTGTCCTCTTTACTGTATAGGACTCCTTAGTATAATGATTAATATCTGTAAGTGAAACACACGATGATTGAGAAATACCCATTTTATGAATCAAACATTGATATAATAGGTCAATTTTATTAGGTAATATCGCCGGTCTAAATAAATTATATAATTTACATATAAATGATGCAAATTCTAGAAAAATATGTTACCAGAGCTTGCATAAAACTCGGTATAGATGAAAGTCACGGGCTGAAACATTCTATACAGACCGTTCGGTATGCTGAGATGATAATGAATAGCCGTTCAGATATAACAGAAGAAATTCGGCATATGACTATCTTCGTTGCAGCTCTTCATGATTTATGTGATAGTAAATATACAGATGTTAATGTAGCGTCTGATGAAATACGAAGATGGTTGATTGAGGAGGTGTGGTGGGAGAAGGATGCTGCCGATGCTCTTATTTCAATTGTGACTTCGATGTCGTATTCTAAGCTGAAAAAATCTGTAGATATGAATGGCGTTCCAGTATTTCCGAATCATGGCAAGTGGCAACTGGCCTATGAAATTGGACGGCATGCTGACCTTCTTGATGCTTATGTTCCTGCAAGATGTGTTATGTACAATAGACACATATATCCTGAGAAGACTAATAATGAACATTGGGCTCGGGCTTCAGAGTTATTCGAGGTTAGAGTATTTAACTACGTAAAGGATGGTTGGATTACTTTACCAGAGGCTCTTGAATTAGTTCCTGCTTTGGAAAAGGCTGCAAGGAGGTGTCTAGATGAGCGGTCTGAAGAATGGCCGATGAATATTGGCTCCAAAAATTGAGTCGACTCCCTATTTAATTGAATGGTGTGTCCCAGTAGCGCAATGGATAACGCGTCAGCCTTCTAAGCTGAAGATTGTGGGTTCGATCCCCACTTGGGATATTTTTTAACAGTCTTATTTTTTGCATTAGAAATACAAAAAATAAGTTTATTCATTTTGGCAGATTAGAATATTAGACTGAATCAAGACCATTGAGATTCGGGTTAAATCCACTCTTAGTACGCCTCGTGTTAGCCTTCTTCTTTTTCTTATACGTCACATAGGTCCAATTCTCCAAATTATTATCAGTTTGTATGAATCGGAAACGATGATCGGGAATATTGCTGAAGAATGGAGGCTTGATAGGATATTCTGATTTGCAGCAGATTGCCGTGCAGGTCACAGGTGCATTACGATACATGCGCTTGTAATCATTCTGAGACGACATGATGGGATTATATGGTTTCTAGATGTAGATTCACAACTCAATTTTACACCCTATGTGTGAATGAGTGCTACGAATACCATGAGTCCGAGAATCTGGAAGATTGACTTGGCCGGGCGTGCAAATTCAAATAGGGGTACTACACTGTAGTTCCAGAGCCAAAGACCTACAAAGGCAACAATAATTAATGATATAATGAGAGCTAGAATCGCAGCGAGAGCCTCAGAATACGCAGGTGGAGGCTTGTATGCCTCCGTACCTCCTGGATTTGTATATCCCTCAACTATTGCACTTACCATTTTATTCAAGAGTCCCATTTCTATGAATGCTTTAGGTTTTATTTTTTAATAAATATTCAGTTATACTCTATATATATATTTATATTTTTCAGGATCAGCACGAAGCAATCTAAGCCTATCTTTTTCACTATTATATTCTTCATCGGGGTGTTTAATAAATAGTGCTTTTACCCGCTTGTTTTCATCAGTCATACTATCGCTTAAATATGATATAGTGATAAATACCCTTTTTGAATCATCCTCACCTGATACCGGTGTAGGGTTTCCATGCCATGAATACTCATTATTAGTAAATATTATAGCTCTATTGAACTGTGGAGATATACTATATACTTTATCTAATAGTTTTGGCTCTTTATTAGCATTAGTTCCACTCCATACCTCTAAATGACACCCATAAGATTCTTTCCAATTATAGCTTAAGTATAGACCAAATGTTAATTGCTTTTTCTGTTTAGTTACTGGATGTAAGTCAGCGTCAACATGTATATCAAGCCTATCTCCATTCTTATATTTATGAATACCCCAGAAATTACGTGTAGGATCGATTATTAGTTTATACCCACATATTTCTGATAAATGTTCCATGAATCGCTCAGACTGCAGTTCTTCAAATAGTCTATTAGCTAACGGTGGAAAACTATATTTATCACGGAGGGTATATTTTTGCTCAAACGGATTGTCATATCTATCCCACTCACTATCTGGTAAACTTAATATTTCTTCTTGTATACCCTTAGCCAGACTATTTGGTAAAAATGCGTCTTGATAGTGAAAAGGGAATGGACTCTTTTCTATATATTCTCTATTTGTAATATTAAATATACTTAACATTATATTTAATATTATTTTATATTCTTTATATATAATTCTTAATATTAAAGGGTATTTAAATATAATATGTTTTTATTATATATGTATTATTCTCAATCAAAAGAAGATAAAATTTTAAATGATAGATATTTTAAAAATAAAAAATGTGGAGTGTATGTTGAACTAGGAGCATTAGATGGAGTTTTGTATTCTAATACCAAATTTTTTGAAGATACATTAGAGTGGACTGGTATATTAATTGAACCACAATTAAAACAGTTTCAATCTTTAAGTAAAAATAGACCAAATAATTATTTATTTAATGAGTTAGTAAGTTGTAAGAAAGAAAAACTAAAATTTAATTTACCATGTGAAAGCCATGCAGCTGTTGCACATATAGACTATACAGCACCACATAATAATTGGTTTATAGATAAATTTAGTAATGAAAATATAATATATATGACTCCAATGTCATTAACTGATATAATTAAAACTACTGGCGTTTCGCATATTGACTTTTTATCATTAGATGTAGAGGGACATGAATTAGAAGTTTTACAATCTTGGGATTTTTCTATACCTATTGACTTAATATTAATTGAATTACTCGGATTTAATATTATAAGGGAAGAACAATGTAAAAAACTACTTATAGATAATGGTTACCGATTTATTGAAACGATTGGTGGTAATAATGATATATATATTCTAAATACATCCCCACTAATAACCCTTTAAGAATGCACTAGTAGTATTTATTTCATATAATTTAGAAATATATAAATTAAAGTCATTAGTATAGGTATATTTATCCCATTCTACATCATTCCCTTCATACCATCCATCTATATTTTTTGTGGGTATGCTACTATCAATTATAATATTAGTACCAGACTTCTTTACTCTGAATAAAAAATTGCCCCTTTCAGTCGAGTCTTCGAAATACATTATTTCTGATATATCTTTAATGGTATCTAAAACATTATATAAAGCCTTCCATACATCACCAGTCTGTGATCCAGATTTTCTTAAGTTTAATCTTTCCTGCTCATATTCACAATGTGGGAATACGTCATCCAGTATTATCCACCCACCATCATTTAAATTATTAATGGAATTATAAATATCCTTTGTTACTTGATATGCTGTGTGTAAGCCATCTATAAAAATAATATCATACTTCTTTTGAATATGATTACTAAAAAACTCATCTGATGTCATCTTATAATTAACAAGACTGCAATCACAGTATTGCCCCGGATCTACGCCATCCTTATTATTAGAATTTATATGCTTAAATGTTTCACCCGTCCATACACCAATCTCAAGATAACTAGGATTAATTAAATTATAATTTTTAATTATTCCATTTATTACACTCTGTCTTGGAATCATAATATAATAATAACTTATAAGATCTTTAAACTATAATATCATTTAATCTAATATTTATTTTATCTGGAAAATCTTTTCTTGATATAATTTTTATATGACTACTGTCTTGTACATGAGCATCTTTACCAATATGTTTGCAAAATCCTGTTTTATGTAATCTTGAAATAACAGAGTATTTACCCATTTTATTTAAATGTAATTGTATTGTATATTCATCATCCCATAATTCATATGGCATTCTTAGTTTATGTGTTTTAATAGTTTTTAGAGATGGTCTCCAACTATATGGCGATAAAGGGCCATCCCCATTATTTTGATTACTAATGCTTCCATCACTTGTCATGCATTTTAAACATAATGGATTATTAATATCTATTGTTGGAAAATTATATTGTTCATCCTCTAGTAATAGTTGTGTTATATTAGGATCTGATTCTAATATTTTAAATGACAGTTCGATAAATCCACTAATAAAGAATTCATAATCATCCTCTAAATGGAATACATATTGTGTAGTTATTAGCGGTGTATATTTTTGAATAGTCTTCATTTGTCCTATACGTTCATCATTATAGAAAATGATTGTATCATATGGTAAAATACTGCGAGCAAAATCTGCTATACCTTTTATTCCGGAATCTTCACATAGAATTGCCAGTTTTATTGGATATGTATTGAATTTAACAAAGCTTTCTAAAGTGCGTCTAAGTAATTCAGGCCTTCCGCATGACGTAATAAAAAGTGTTACTTCTTCCATAGTAATATCTATTCATAAATAATATATATTTATACATAAAAATATGCGCAATATATATTACTATAATAATACAGCATCAACCTTTTTTCCTAATGCTTCTAATGTACAATTATTATTCCAAAACTCTAAATTGTCTGAATTAAATGCAGGGCGATTAATAAATTCTAGATATTTTTCATCATCATTATCAAGCTCTATAATTCTCTCTATTAGCTTATTAAATGACTCATCGCTTTCATCCTCTAAGAATAACATTGAATCTGGATTAAATATATTTTTTATATTATGTGTACCCCAGTAAATAGGTATAGTCTGTGCAATATATGGATTTACAATCTTTTCTGTTGAGTATGTAGTCATCTTAGTATTTTCACAGCATATCATAAACTTGTGACTACCAATTACGTTAAAATATTGCTCGCTCCAATATGGGTAATGTAAATTATACCCAATATTATTTGCATATCTGCCCATAGAATGAACCATTTTATAAGAGTTTAATCTTTCAAATATTCTATTGCGTATTTCACACTTTGGGTTAGATACTATAAATGTACAGAATGAAGTAGCGGGTGATAGTATTTTAGGTCTACTTAATAGTCTTGGTAAAAAATTATTACAGTGTATATACATTACAGCCAGAGGGAGATCCACTATATTTTTATTATTATTTACTGATGTCAAGACTAGGTCATAATTTTCTTCTACTGGCAAAGCTGGTTCACCGATAAAGTTTATTTTATATTTCCATTTCTTTATATTTCTCATCGTTCCATCTGGATTACCTGCTTCTAATAGGATATTTGCCTTATCTATATTATTTGTTATTTCATGATTCTTTAGTTTACTATTCAAAAATAGCATTTCAAAGAAACCTACGTGATTTGCATCTGTTCTATTTTCAAAACCTCCCCACCAATTATAAAGATATACATAATATTTATCTTGTTCCATTCTTAATATAGGATAGATATTAAGCTTTAAATTACTTGGTATAAAGAATATATAATTATATTAGTTATTATGAAAATTATTGATAGTTTTATATTTTATAATGAATTAGATCTGCTATATTATCGATTAAGTATACTAGAACCGTATGTGCATAAGTTTATATTAGTTGAATCTAGATATACATTCTCAGGCCACGAGAAACCATTATACTATAATGAAAATATAGACCGATTTACACAGTTTAATCATAAAATTATTCATGTGGTTCTAGAAGATATTCCGTATAAGTTTCCAGCTATAAATTATCAGGCTAGTGAACAATGGGAAAATGAATATTATCAGCGAAATTCAATTAAGAGGGGTATAGATTCTATACTAGATACACTAGAAAATACAGATATTATTCTTACATCTGATGTAGATGAAATACCAAATCCTAATATCCTAATTAATGCGCATAATGGAACGTTGTTGTATAATAAGAGTATATTAAATAAGTTAGCACTAGATATGTACTATTATAATTTGTATTATAGGATTGGTGAAGGAAGTAATTGGCATGGTATTAAATTACTAACAGTTGAAGCATATAACACAATAAATCTATCATTTCAACAAATGCGACTGCATGAGCATTCGAACTATGTTCCAGTCGTAGAAAATGGTGGATGGCACTTAAGCTATTTTGGTGATGTTGACTTTATTGTAAAGAAAATTGGTAGCTTTTCTCATCAAGAATATAATAATGATAGATTTATTAATAAAGAGATTCTAGAAGAAAAGATAAAGTCTGGTATTAATCTATTAAATAATTCTGAGTTACATTATATTCCAATTGAATCTAACTCAAATCTGCCATATTTATATAATATATATCTTAAGAATTATATTTAAAACTGTCATAGTTTTCACATATATTGATTAATTTACCCTCTATTAAGCAACGAAGGGTTGTATTTTTTCTATCTAAATGTGTTAAATCTGGATCTATTACTGTTAAATCTAATTTATCATCTTTAGAAATTATTCCATATATATCAAAAAATGGGATACCTTCTACATTACACATTATCTTTAAGATTTCATTCATATATTTAGTATATATTATTCTATCATTATCTGAACCTATAATTGTATCATTCACTGATAATGGTATAGGATATACGCAACTTATAATTGGTTTTATATTATATAAGGTTCCATCTGAGTAGTTCTTAATCAATTTGATATACTTATGAACCATTAGATCTATCATCTTTGTATAATCTTCATTATTAGAATATTTATTAATATTTTTTTGTACATCATTCCATCCATAACTGAATAGTACATAATCTCCTTCTTTGATATTTATTTTACATGTATCACCTGGCGGCAACTTATCAGCTATAGAATATAATGGAAGCCCTTCCTCTATTAGCCTAAACATTGTTACTGGCATTCCACCCCAACCAACCCAGTGATTCTTAATAATTAAAGAGTCATAATAGAATATGCAATGACTATCTCCAATTACAAATATGGTCATATAATATTATACATACACTTATTTAAATGGATTAAACTTTGAATTATGATGTACCATAAAAATATCTGCAACATGATCTGGTAGTTTAATATATCCCTTATTTATTAAAAAATTAATCGGCTCAGATTCAATATCTTTATAATTATTTTCAAATCCAATAACATCAATAAATACCTTATTATAATTTATTGATTCTAATACTTTCATCTCACCACCTTCTACATCTATAGATAGATAATTTATTTGATTAATATTATATTGATCACATATACTTTCTACACGTCTTGTCTCTACTGTTATAGATTCACTAGTTCCACCCATCTGTTTAATCTCGTCATTAATACGATTTATGTGTCTAAAATCAAGCTCGCTTTTTAATCCTGAAAGCATCTCAGTATAACCAGTATTATATATAAATTCGGATATACCATCTGTATTAGTTACTGCACAATTAATATTAATATTATTTGGACGGTTTGTTTTCAGTCTATCATATACGGAACTTATAGGTTCAACATTAATACCTGTCCAATTATTAGTTAGTTCAAAATATAATGTATTATTTAAATCTACACCATCATGAGCTCCAATATCCATAAATATCCCATTTTTATACCCTTTAAAAATACAAGTCTCTAATGATCTATCTTGACTATATTGACTATAAAAAGTATTTATAGTACCTTTGAAATATGATTGAGATTCGTATCTTCTAGAATCAATTTGGTTATTCCAAGTATACATATAATAAGATATTATCGTACGTATTCTTTAAATATAATAAGATTTAAAGAATATTATTTTATTATATAGTAATATGAAATTATGCATCCTTGATCCAGCATGTCATGTGCCAGGATTGAAGCTACTCTTCCCAGAAGCTGAATATTTTTCACATGAACCTGATTCCTTTTTTAATTTTGTTGCAACGAAGCACTATAGTAAACAAGAAAATCTACATTATACTGGTATAGAGTATGATACAGATTGGACAAAAATTAATAGTAGTAATTACGATACATTATTTATTGTTGTACCTCTTGCAGACTATTTTGATCCACTGAATAAAGAATTTGGTAATTCATTAATTCCAATGCGTAATCGTATAAAAGATATTATATATAATAATAGTTTCTCTAATATATCTCTTTTTGATATATATGACTATGATTACGATCCAAGTACAATGAATACGCTCTGGCCTGTATCGCATTATTTCAAACGAAACTATAATAAGACTAAAACATACAATTCAAATGTATATCCATTTCCTTATATAATGTTTACAAAGCCATGTGTATTAACAATGTGTCTAAATCATGATTTAAATGATTTATATATTAAAAATAATGCAGCTATCTGGTGTGGAGGATTATATAATCATATAGACGAAACTAGAAATATAAGACGCAGTAGATTAGATATATATAATAAAATAAAGGATGTAGTTATTACACTTCATAATGTACCACGTGAAGATTGGATAAGGTGTATAAAGTCAAGTAAGATAATTGTAGATCTTATAGGTGTAGGTGAGCCAAATCACAGGACATTTGAAGTACTTACAAACGGCAGCCTTATATTATCAATGAATCATGATCTAGAATGGGGATTTGATAGTTGTGATAGATTCCATGAATTTACATTTTTTAAGACTGCAGATGAATTTAAGTATAAGTTACATTTGCTATTAAATGATGAGACTATATATAAGGAGTGTTTAGAACAACAAAATATGATTGTAAAGAAATACTTTAATACAGAATTTTTTAGGGGATATATTTTAAAGAATATGAGGCTGGTCTAAACATTCATATTTATTATAGTCTAATGAAGATAATAATACTTGGCTCAAATGGTATGCTAGGTTCTATGTTATCATTTATAGGTAAGAGATATAATAAAGATATTATATCTCTTAGTCGTAAAGACTTTGATGCAGAGAAGGATAATATAAATAAATTGGCAAACTATATTCAGGAAGACTCTTGTATAGTTAATTGCATAGGTGCTATACCCCAAAAAAAGTATTCTGATAATAGCTATAAACAACTAAATACAGAATTTCCTTTAAACTTGGCTAAATTATGTAATAAGTACTCGATACCACTTATTCATATAAGCACAAATTGTGTATTTTCAGGAAATAATCCAAACTGTATTGAGACAGATATACCTGATGCAAATGATTTATATGGGCGAACTAAATATGAAGGAGAACCGATACACTGTACAGTTTTAAGATGTAGTATTATTGGACCAGAACGTAATACATCTTGTGGTTTAATGGAATGGTTTTTATCTAAGGATGGCATAGTAAATGGGTATGTAGATCATTATTGGAATGGATTAACAACATTAGAACTATCTAATGTAATCTTAAATATAATAGATGAAAATAAATTTATAAATGGTATTCAGCATTTATATTCTCAGAATAGTCTATCAAAATTTGAACTCTTAAAGCTAATATCTGAGAAATCTTCTAGTAAATGCACGATAGTACCCATTAGTGCTGGAATTAAATATTATACATTAAAATCAACAATTAACCCTCCTAGAATATCGCTAGAACAGCAAATAACTGATCTATTTGATATATTAAATAATTATAAATTATCAAATTAAGCTCTATATAATTCATTTTGTGTTACAGCTACAAAGCCCTCTACACCAAGAGTCTCTATAAATACATAATTACCTTGTAAAATACGTTTAAAAAGTATTTCTATACCAATATCATAATTATCTCTTTCAATATTACACATATTTAAAACTACTGCATAGTCATCTATTTTACAAATTGGTACTGAATATATTACAGTAGTTACCATATGCTCATAATTTTTAAATGTCATATAATCTAGTGAATAACTGTCCAAATTAAATAAACTATTTAACCAATATCTACCTGAAATCTTGAATATTCTCCTTATATTTTTAATATCATCTCGTAATTTAAGTTGCTCTACACCTCTTATTAATTTTCTAACCTCACCCAGACCCTTTTTAGGCGAATCAATTGCCTCTAGTACCCACGTATCATCTTTAAAATTCATATAAATATCTGTTAATGCAATCAATTGATTTTCCTTTTCTTGATCTAACGACTTTCCTTCTAAAAACATAATTATAGAATTAGGCACCTTTTCACGTATAGTATTTATAGTTTTTAATGTATCTTTAAAACGTTCATCTGGGCTATATGTACTTCTATTAGGGGTATATCCCCAACCAATACTATTATTAGTATTTATTACACTTGTTATTATAAAACAGTCCATATGATACTATATAATATCGACTGTTTAGACTATTATTTAATTAAATATACTCGTATAACTTAAGATATTCCATTAAATCATCTTTACTAATAACTACATGATTACTAGATAAGGGAGATATACTAGTAGATTGAAATTTAGATGTTATATGGATATACTTATCCACTATTCCATTATATGCACAATCTGCTTCATATTTAGAAATTAGATCCTCATTAATCTTTTCAACGCATCTTAGTCCAGTAATAATAACTCCCTTATTATATATTTCTGAAAATACATCAATAAGATCACTAATACTAAAGGCTCTTATCTTAGGCACAATAATCTCGTTATTTTTACCATGTTCTATAGCATATTCTATTAAATCAACACTTTCTTCTAGACGCATAATAAACCTTGTCATTTTTATATCGGTTATAGAAAAATGAGAATAATCAGGTGATTTTCCAATATTGTGAAGTAATGGTAGTATAGAACCACTTGAATTCAGTACATTGCCATATCTTACTGCAACAAATTTTATACCTGGTACAAGTGTATTTTGAATAATCTTTTCAGATGTTGATTTAGAATACCCATATATTGTAATTGGTAAACATGCCTTATCAGTAGATACAAATAAAAGCGTTTCTAGCGATCTATAGCTTATTCTATTGTTTATAATATCATTAACTATATTATGTAAACCATTTACGTTTACTTGAAATGTTTTAATTGGTTGCTTTTCACAAATATCTATATGCTTCAATGCACAAACATATAATATTAAGTGTGGATCAAATAAATAGACTGAGCTACACACTTCATCATAATATGTTACATCACCAATTATCTGTTTTAGATTTTCTGATTTTATTAGTGTTCTAAGATTCCATTGTTTTTCTTCATTCCGAGATATATTCATTACTTGATTATCTTTAATAAATTTAGATGTTAATGAAATTCCAAGTGACCCTGATGCCCCTACTATTAATACTCTCTTGTTTTGCATATATATCTTACTTAGTTTAACTAGTTTAAGTGATACCGTGAAGTACTTAATTAAGTGGTATAAATAATTAGTTTGTTTCTAAAAAAGATGAAATTCGTACAAGTTGGACACTCGCATCATAGAAATGAAGAATCATTCGTACGTGGCTGTCTACTTTTTAATATTGAATATCAAAAGGTAGATAGTGCACATCAGCTTGATGGAACTCCAGATTTAATATGGTCTATAAGCACATGGATAGACCCAGCTCTATTCCCAGATTCTAAGTTCCTATTTGGACCTCAGTTTTTCATTTTTCCTTCTAAAGATGGTCCCCTCGCTAGTTGCACAACACCTAATATTGCATCAAGATGCTTTTATAATTGTCTATCTGACTGGAATATTAAAATTCATAATGTATTTGCACCAAATCCAACAATACCATATATTTGTCTACCTTTTGGTATTGATACAGATAATCTTAAGCCAAATATATCAATAGCAAAAAAAGATAATATTCTGGTCTACTGGAAGCAGCGTAATATACAAGATTTACAGCGTATACTATATATATTAACAAGTAATGACTTGGCATATACACTTGTAAAGTATGGCAACTATGATAGTAAAGAGTATCATAGACTTCTTCAAGAGTCTAAGTTATGTATTTGGTTAGGGCGTCATGAATCGCAGGGATTTGCTTTTCAAGAGGCACTCTCTTTAGATGTCCCTCTATTAGTCTACGATGTTGTTGATATGAAAGAAGAAATAAATCAGTATAATCAGTCTGAATATGCTAATTATAATATAGCTCTTCCAGCATCTGCTGCATCATACTGGGATTCTAGATGTGGTGAAAAAACTACGGATCCGAATGAATTATATGAACTGCTTAATAAGATGCTTAATAATTTAAATACTTATAAACCAAGAGAGTTTATTGAAAATGAATTATCAGATAAAGTGTGTTTCAAAAGGCTACTAGATATGTTTAATTTTAAGAATACTATTTAGATAGGACTAGATGTCATTCCTCCCCTACTTATTCGCCCTCTACCTTGCAGGTGTTGATGCAATTATCATGCCACTCTTGAAGGCAAAAAAAATAGGTATGCTTACGGGTACATGGATGTTACCTTTAGCATCTATTATTTACGCAATGCAGCCTCTCGTATTCTTTCAATCGCTCTCAATTGAATCAATGACAATTATGAATATTCTCTGGGATGTGATGAGTGATGTGCTTGTAGCGATAATAGGTATTTATGTATTCGGTGAATCCCTATCAAAAATACAGGTGATTGGCCTTATATTGTCATTATCCGGTATAACTTTACTTGGATTTAAGGACGATACTTACTCGTCATAGAACGTGTGACGACCCGTGTACTCTGGGACTGCATCCGTCTGACGAGTCCGATTGTAGCTGCGTAGCGTAGAGGCGTATGTGTCCTCACGGCTTAGCTCACCATTGTCGAGATTCTCCAGAGCTGCACTCATCAGCTCACAGACATGCTCCCGATAGTAGAGGTCAGACATGCTGGATGCATCCAACAGAATGCGAGGCATCGCCGGCACATCAAACTGAATCTGACTAAATCCCTGCACATCCAGATACTGGTTCTTCAAGAGGAGGTAGACGTGTCTCAGAACACGCTCGTGGCCCAGACCCATCAACAGGTGCATCACTGGAGCATGCATCTTAGTTGACACACCGTCATTCACGTCCTTGTAACGAACATCAAAGTCGCCCGTCGTCAAGTTCTTGCGAATGGTCAGAGTGTCATCAGTGTTGGGCTTTCCCTCACTGTTGTTGCGGATGAATCGGATGGTGATAGAAAGGCGGGAATACATGGACATCTTATTGGGTATACTAACATACCTGGCGAGTAGCCATTCAATTTTTGAATTTTATTAGACTGTGAATTTTAATATTGAAATTTAATTTTCATAAGATAATCTAGATGGCCTCACCACCCGGTAGAAGTTTACCAGATAGAAGTCTTGTAATGAGGATTTTAAACTCAGTTCGAGGTCCAACGCAGAAACAAGATGTAAAAGATTCTAAACTTATACAATATATAAGAGAGAAAGATTATAATAAGGTTTCAAAATACTTGAATAGAGGTGCGAATGTAAATGTAGTTGATGCTAATGGTAAAACACCAATGGAACACGCCTTAATAGTCGCCTTAGTCCCCGACTCTGAGTTCGTCAGGACTGACTTACCAAATTTTATTATAGGTTTTAGTATAGCAAGATTATTATTGACGAAACATCCAATTCTGGAACCTCCTCTCTTTAATAAACTAATAACTATACTTAGAAGTATAGTTAATATAGCAAAACGAGAGAATAACATAGAAAAACATACAAATGGTGTTAGATTATATAGAGAGTTGGTATATACTATAGAGCCTAATCAAAGGCATATTTACATAAATAATCTTCAGTTCCATGAAACACTAAACCGTGAGTTGCAATTTCTTTATAAACGTAGGGAAATAAGAAGGACTAAACAAGGAACTAATATAGAAGCTACACTTCAGGAACAACTAAGAATATTTAATGAACAAGAGGAAATTCATAGAATAGCTGCAGAACAAGAACAAAGACGTTTAGGTGTACCCGTTGAAGACGCTTATCATGTCCATCGTGAATCTGATAAATTCAGAGAAAAAATTCCAGAAATTCTTGGGATAATTAATAGAGATTTAGAAAATCCTGATCCAGTTAAATATGAAGATATTAACGCTGTATTTGATACACTTGCTAGACATATAACAGGGAGTCCAGAATTTGAATCGAAGGCAATAAATTCTATACAAGTTAATAAACCAGATGGCACGAAGGGTCCTAAAATATTGTCTAGGGCTGAATGGTTAATTGATGTTGGAAAGGTAAAAGAAGGGGTAATCGGTTCTTCTTCAGATAAAAAAATTCAGATGGGTCTAATTTTTGATTTTATAATAAAACATAAAGAACTTACAGATTGTTTTATCGTAGGGTTTATTTCTGATTGTACTAATGCATATGCTAATGGTCATATTAGCTGTTATGCTGGTATAATTGAACGAACCATTTCTACTTTAATCAATTGTATCAAGGGAATGAATGAAGGTATATTCGGTGAATTAAATGAAATTATAGAAGGTAATATTAAATCGTGGGCTGAGTTAGATAAGGGAAAACAAGCGGTATATATAATGGCATGGAATCAATTCCTTATAGATTGGTCTAAAAAAAATAATAGTGTTCAAAATATAAAAGATATGGAACCTAGAGCTCGAAGTGACGCTGCTATGGCTGATTTTAAACGTAAAGAATACATTCCAAGCTATGTTGAAGAACATATTAAGTCTGAATTATTTGAAGGACTAAATGATATGTGGGAAGATTATGGATTTAATTCACAAGGTGGTGGGAGATATAGAAAAAAGACAAGAAAATATAGAAAGAAGTCAAAGAGAACTAGACGGCATTAAAATAGTGAGCACGAAGCGCTTCTGGATTCTGTTTCTTTGATGCATTATACGCAGATGCACCATGAATACGATGCAGTGTTAGGACCTCATCCAAATTATAGAATCTGCGCCCTTCTAAGACAAGTCTGCACCATAAATCATAATCATCTAAATAAAATCTATCAGTGAAATTAGTCAGTTCTTTTCTCATAAGAATTGACGAATTTATCATCGGATTACAGCTCTTAAAATCATCCACTGTGATTTCCCCAACTGGAATCTGTGGAGACCCGTTCATCTGACCAAAATATCTACAGTATGTCCCTATCACGTCTAAGTGAGGGTACAAATCTCTTATGTGGATTTGCTTGAGGAGCTTAGTTTCTAGCCACATGTCATCCACATCTAAGAAGGCTACCCAATCAGCCTTAGCATCTGCAACAAGAGCATTCATAACTTCTGCACCCCCTTTCACATTAGGGTAATTTATTACACGAATCTGACTACTATATGCATTCTGTTCTACGATTTTATTAGCCTGTAGATGCACATCATTTCCATCTGGACCATGACCATTCACACCTATGAGGAGGTCCCAGTCATCATATGATTGTTGGCAGACTGACGCTAACGACTCATGGAGAAACTCTATTCCGTTGTATAAGCGTATAAGAACACTCACAGAAGGGGTCATTAGATAAATTAGGAGATTCGGCTTTAGTATGCAAACATCATGGTACCTCGACCACCATAGATTCTCAAGATATTATATGTTTCAGCAAATACTCTCACTAAGAAACGTTCAACATAAACGTCTGTAGGGTCTCCAGTTTTTCCGTGAAAGCCTAGGGACAGAGATACACGTTTAATCTTATCTAGATTTGCCTCACCAAGCGGCGTTGAAAATGGATTGAGACCGTTCTGCAATCCGAGAGGCATATTATAGTAATAGCGGTTAATCCATGGTGCCTTTCTTTGCTCTGTAGATGGAAGCAACGACCTGAAGACTGCAACATTCTCAGTTGAATATCTGGTGAGCGTCTCATTATAGTTCAAGGCCAACCAGCGAATCGGCTCTGAGCCACTTCTTGAGAATCCTGGTCTGAGATTTCCATATAGCCGTGCATCTAGCCCTGATGCATCTGGCCACCAGAGTGCATAGGGCTTGTTGACACCCTTGTAGAGGTCTTTCGTCGCTAAAAAGTGTGCATTGAGTGATGGGGCCTCGTACCTCTGACAAAAGAAAAAGATATCTCGTGTTGGATTCGGTATATCCAGATAGAGTCTGGCGTAGGTTGTGCCTTGGGTATCTTGTGGATTTAAGATATAGTGTTGAACAACAGGGACCTGTATATCTGCAATACGAAATCTGTTTGCTTCGGCCTTATCTAGATAGATATATTCTACTATTAAATACGACTCCTGTATGGCCAGATTAGACGTCATATTCAGCTTAGGAAATGCTAATAAGGGATTATTAACAGGCCTATTCGGCTCAATATTGGGCATCAGATTGCCTGAAGAGTCTTCGTAATAGAAGGGCGAATTCGCCATAGGTTGAAGAGACCCACCTTCAACTGCTAGAACTGGTGTTGCTGCACGAGAATCTGTGTAATAAAGACTTGTGACTGGCTTGAAATTTACTGTCAAGCGGACTTCATCGACATTGAGTGCGTCAATTGGTAATGCGCATCCTGGATCTCCTCTACTAAACCAGAAAGGCAGATGAGTTGTCACAGTCTGATTTATGTTACTGTATCCGTATGTAGTCTGAGTAAAGCCATTGTCAGACCTACAGAGTTGGCGATTCTTCTCATTGACCTTTTCTAGGGGTGTCTGAAATTCGTCTATGACCTCCATGAGTTGTCCAGATAATGTCTCAACTAGATTACCGCCTATTGTCAGAGTAGTTGTATCTACGATGCTGTGGCCCAAGTTATTTGTCCAGCCGAAATATGGTCCCACTAAATCTGTATTGAAGACTGGCTTTTCTGGAGATATTTTATTGAGTGTAATTGTTACTGGAGTTGTTGTATTATAATATGTTCCGAAGGTGAGCCATTGAGTTCTCTGTGTTGCTGTAAAGGTCTGTGTTACATTTTGATTCTGCATATATTGTGACCCAGACCCATATATTGGATTTCTCAACCAAGATAATCGGTAATTTCCTGGAGAAGATGGTTCTGGATACACAGATAACGTGGGATCAAATGTCTGGGGATTCGTGTATGGCAGAGAGCGTTTTGTAACGACTGTAAAGATACCTAACACATCAGAATTTATAATATAGGACCATGTAATACCATCTTCTGACCTCATAATGATACCATTCGTTATTTCTTCAATTTCATCCACTGTTACAATTCCAGTTGCAATAAATATAGTTCCATTCCACGTGATTGAAAATAGATTTGCATCTGTATATGTAGAAGGGTTTATTGGATTTGACCATACTATACCATCTGTTGATGTTGATATTATTAGTTTATTGGAATCATTGTCTATCCATTGCCCAACAGCTACCCAGATATATCCATTCCATGCAACATCTCTTGCAATAGATTGAATTGAAATCATTACATTTTGTGGAGATATAGGCTGTGTCCAATTGATTCCATCAGTTGATGTAGTTATTGTTGCAGTATCTTCTCCTAAAGACCATGATCCTACAACGACCCATAGATAACCATTCCATGCAACTCCGTATCCAGTATTTTCTAGTTGTGCATCATTTTGTGCAGTTATACTTGCAATCTCTCTTATTGTCCAATCTACACCATTCGGTGAAGTGATAATTTGTCCAATTCCAAAAGTTACAACTGAACCTATAGGGTCAAGAATTAGATCATAAGAACCAACACCAACGAAGAGGGAGCCGTTCCATGCAAGATTAAATATTTCTCCATTAAGTTCTACACCTAGATTTGCAGAGAAAGAATACTCACTAAGAATTTCTAGAACTCTTGGTGTTTGTGGTATGGGAGGATTTATTGGTGATGACCACGTGATTCCATCGACTGATGTTATAATTGCTCCTGTTATACTATTATTAAAATCATTTAACGTAAATTGTCCACCAACAACCCACAATGAGCCGTTCCATACTACACATTTTCCTCCTAATGTAGTAGTAAAGTTAGTCGCTATTGAAGACCAAGTAGAACCAGTAGGAGATGATATTATTATATTTGGATATAGTGTAAATTCTCCTAGTAAATATATTCGTGTATTTATAACATTAACAGATAGTTGAAATATTCCCTCAGTAGTTATTGCACTTACAAGGGGTATACTTTCTGGAGACGACCACGATAAACCATCTGAAGACCTTGTTGTATATCCGACACCACTATTATTTGTCCATTCACCATATCCAATCCACTTTGATTCCTCAGGAATCCATGCAACATCAAAGAGGGTTCCTGATGTAGCTAAATCTGGATACACTGGAAACGTGAAATTAATACCGTATGAGAATGGTATCAAATTACCAACACCTGTTCCAAGACTATTAATAAAGTTGCCACAGACTAACCATGTTGAACCATTCCAGATAGCTCCAGTAGCAATATTATTTACAATATTTGGAGGCCTTGAAGGGGTTGTCCAATTTAATCCGTCTATAGATGTTGTGACTGAACCAGTTGTCCAGTCTCCAGTTGCAATGAATTGTGCCCCATTCCATTCTACTCTTTTGCCTACGCCACTTATATTTGCAGGTTTAATTGGTGATGACCAGCTAATTAAATCTGGTGAATATATTATTGAACCGCTGGTCCATTGACCTACAGCAACATATAATGCTTGCCCACCCAATAGACCATTCCATACAGCAGAATACGCAACACTAGTAGCTGATGTAGATGTTACATTTATGAAATTTACATTTGATATTACACCCTCATCATCAATATCAATTGTTGCAACTGTCTTAGGCAATGAATCTGGCTCATCATCGATAAATGTTCCTACGATTATATATCGCTTTGATGTTACAGTTGGGGCAATTGCAGTTTCTATTATACTATATGCAGTTCCCGTGTATGTAAATTCACCAACTGTAAAATTTTCTGGTTCAGACCAATTAATTCCATCATCTATTGAAATTGTTATATATCCAGATATCCAGGAACCTACTGCTATAAATAGCTGGCCAGTATCTACTTCACTATAAATAATTCCGTATCCTTCTCCAATATCTCCAACAATACCAGGATTAAATGGCTGTGTATCACCCCAAGATTGACCATTTATATTATCTGATATTGCTATACTTACGGGTGTACCTGCGGGTGTTTTCCACGACCCAACTGCTACCCATTTATTAGTGCCATTTGTTGCTGCTGCATATGCTCTTGAATTCGTTAGAGATGTGTCATTTCCTACTAGAGCGGGACTGCTCCATAAGGTTCCATTCGTGGAAGCTGATATAGTTCCAAATCCTACACCAGTTGAATCTGACCATTTACCAAGTAGTAAATACACTGTAGTGCCACCCTCAGAATAATAAACAACATTATTAATATCAACAATATCAGTATCTAAATCCGTTGGTCTTATAATAGTACCCCATTTCGCTCCAAGATTTGTCCCTGATGCCTTTGTTAGATTACCAGATGGCCAGTTACCACCTATTATCATTTCTGTTCCATTTACAGCGATAGCCTTTCCTTCAACTCCAATCCCTCCACTTGTATTCAGAGGATTTACTGCATCTAACCAATTTATACCATCTTCAGAAACTGATATTGTATTTGCAGACCATTTTCCAGTTACTGCCCATACTGACCCAGTCCAGGCTATATCATTTGCTATAGGAGTAGTTATTATAAATCTACCACCAGGATTAGTAGGAACTATCCATGTAAGACCTCCATCAGATGAGTATGTTATAGTTCCAGTATATGTTCCTATACTTGCATCATACGTTGCATTGATTATTCCGCATATAGCTACATTTAAACCATTTACTGCAATGCTTCTAGCTGATCCAGAGATAGTTATATCATTAATAGCTAAATAATCAGTCAAATCAGTAATTGAATAATATACATTAAGTAACTCAACAAGTTTTAAATCCTGTATTGTACCAATATAGAATCGAAAATCGTCAAATCCAATAAGTGTAGCATCTGAATAACTATCTAAACTATTAGCGGCGCCTGCAATACCATCAGAATTATATTCTTCAATTACATTATACCATACATTACCATTCTTAAGTGTCATCGTTCCTAGAATTGTTGGATATGATAGCGCCTCTCCGTAGTAAATCGTGACCGTATAATTATCTGGATCTTGTACTACATGCTCTTCATTAAAATCAGACGGGCTAAATCCTGCTAATAATACTGTATTTAATGGCGAATTCGCTGTAAACTTATGTATAACTGCCCCTAGATAAAATTTCCAGATGCTACTTGTACCTGGAATTATTGCAGATGTAGCAATCTTAGAATGTACTATAGTTGCACTTAGTGTACCTAATATAGTAGGCGGTGAAATAGCTATTACATCAATAGATATTGTTTCAGCTGCTATAGCTGTTATGTAAAATACACCGTCAAATTGAGATGGGGTAAAACCCGATAATGTTACTGGGTCACCGACTATAAAACGATGTGGCCCAATTTCAAGAATAAAATTATTCAATGTAGGCCCATTATTGCAGTCTGTTACAGCTAAGTTATTCACTACTGTCTGAAATGTTACAGTGTAATTCGATATAAGTGGTTGTGGTGGAGCAATTGGAACATCTCCTGAATTATGAGTTCCTGTAATTGTAGTAGCAGTAGTTGCAGTTATTGTAAGTGTTCCATTGGCCATTGCAGGTATAAAGTTTATTAATCCAACCTCGTCATCAACTTCAAATGGATGGGCTGTAGCAAATCCAAAAGTCCAGGTATCACTAATTGGGATTGGATTGTATGTTGGAAATTGAGGGGCGGGATTACTATTATCAATCCATAATGCAGCAAGTATATCTCCATTAGGGTCTGCATCTAAAGCAGCAATAAGTTTTGAGTTTAATGAAGGTCCTTCTTCACTACCAAACTTAGATACAAAATCTTCCATTGCAATACGTAAATCTAAATATGGACCATCCTGAAAATTGTCTTGACCAACAATATAATTTGATGGTATAAGGGAATTGTTCTGTAAACTTCTGATATCGTTAATAATAGTGCTAATATAACTACTTAGACCTGGTATAGTAACTAAACCTTGTAGTTCCTTAGAATAGACCTGTAAAGCTACTATTGTTGCATTTAAAACATCTTGAGCACTTGAAGGGTATGTAAATCCAGGTGGTATAGGCGCATATGACTCATTATCAGTTAAGCTAAGACGTATGTCAGCTAATTTTGATGAAATTGCAGTAAGCTGAGTATTGACAGCTGTAATACTTAAATTAATATTGGAAAGATTAGTTCCTAGATTAACACTACTAGCACTATCTATAATATCGTTCATCATATCTTGAAAAACTGTCACTATATCATCTTTAATTGTAGTGGTAACAACATCTAGATCAGTTTCGAGTTCAGAAGGATTAAGAGGGTCAAAAATACCTATAGCATTAGCCCATAAATTTAATATACCCTCATCTCCCTCTTCTCCGCCTAGCGTTACTAATGCTCTTATATAATCTAAATCAAACTCTGGCGGTGGCACTGTCTCAATATATGTCGGCTCCGACCACACCGTACCATCACTAGACGTGCTTATCATACCAGTAGGATTTTCTTCTGGCCATTGGCCAACAGCCATCCATAGATTCGTAGACGCAATCCATACCACAGAAGTTCCCTGTCCTGATTCAACATTTTCTGGCCAGACAGGGGTTGACCACGTAATTCCATCATTTGACCATATCATTGAACCTGTAGTCAAACCTGTAGTCCATGAACCCACACCAACATATATTGTACCATTGAAAGCAATATTGTATGCGTTACCAGCTGTAGAAACACTTACAGTTGTATTAGGCGGATTTTCAATAACGATTCGTCTAGTAGCTGAAGAGAAAAGTCCCACAGCCAAGTATTTTGTATTATTATAAGCTATATCAAAAATACCACCAGAAGTGATATTCTGAGGCGCTTCTATTGTCTGAAATTCAGTACCATTATATGAAGAGAATAAAAAGTTTGTCCCAGCCCCGCCTTGACTACCACCACCCACTATCATAAACGTGTCTGAATTCAGTATATTAAACTGACTCGTATTCAATGCTCTGTTAGTCAAAAGCAATGAAAATGCACCTACAGGTACAGTAAACGTCAATGTATACACACCATCAACTATCAAATCATCCAACTGTATACCCGTAAAATTACCATATCCATATATATCAGAGCTAGGTTGGCATGTAAAGGTCGCCGTGTTAATATATCCTCCAACCTCATACATATTAAAGCTCGTATAGTTACTATTCGCCAGTCGAATCGGCTTCCTAGTATAATATGCAACCTGTTGCTGCGTCCTGATATCAGGCATGACCGTCACTAGATATATACGCCCTATCATCTCACCTTTCGTAGGAAGACGGATAACAGCACGGGACCCAAAATCGGGTTTCGTGTCAAAGTCAATTCGTGACCAATTTGTTGCATATCGCCCAGTCTTTACCATCACAGTTAAAAAAGCCCCGAGATCTGGCTGGTCCTTCGGGGGCTGTAATCTTTCATCTTGCATCCCTGTGGATACAATTTTCAGTAAACTCGCCACCATCTCTCCCTATTAATCTATGAGTCTTTGTTTGCCTTTAACTTGGCGTAAGAATGCTGCTTACAAACTCCCATCTTCACTGCGGCATTTCTACACGGATTACCGGTCTGACAGGTTACCTTGCACCTGTAGACCATAGATGCTCCTCTCCGAATCTTATTTGCCATCCATGACCTTGACGACGCATCAAAGAAGTCAGCAGTAAATTCCTCAATTCCTGCTGACATCTTTTTAATATAAGCTGAAATCAATTCATCTATATCAATTTTTAGTCTATAAATACCTTATTACAGAGTCCATTGCCGAAGCGAACCCACTGGAATGCAAATACAAACACATGTACCTCCCATTCTGTATCACTCGTTTCAGCAGTCACTGCTGGGGGTTTCACATCTAGGACAAGACGAAGCGAACTTAGTCTGCTTGCATTAATACTGCCTGTCGGGTTATGCTCTGATGGTGACTTGGCAAAGGAATAGCCATAGATGAAAGAATCATACGCCACCTTTCCGCCCTTGTGAGCCCGTGAAATATGTGAACGAAACCAGGCTTCATCTTGCGATATAATCTCCATACCATTTCCCTGTATCTTTGCACTTAATAAGAGTGGTTCGAGTGGTGCAAAGATTGGGTCATAGTCCTTTTCAAGCGTGGCAGAATAGTTTACCCAGTCATTGTTCTCATTGATAGCTGCCTTGCGTCTCAGGAACCACACGATTTCTTCAATCGGCTGATTCGCTTCTAGAGGGAGCTGTATAGTAATACTGTCACTACCAGATTTGTTAACAACATATTTGAGAGGCTCATTGAAATCAAACTGCTGGATTTCCCGAAAGGGTCGTTCAAACGGCTGCCGTAAGAGCATTTCACGATACGGCCCATCAACAAAAATGCCATGTGCCAATAATCGTATATCTCTCATCTCAGGTATATTTGTTAGAGCCTTACTCAGTATAGGGATTGCTCCACGATTTGGAAATCTCATATCAAACAGATTATATGTCCTATCAATCGGTAACTCATTGCACCCTTTTACACCTTTTACACTACGAACAACCTGGTCAAAGCGCTTCAATGATACTCTTATACGAATTGTACCTTCTCGGCAGGCTACGAGAGGGAATGTGGCCGTTAGACGCTCTCTCAACATGGAAAAACGCAACGGTATGGTTATCCACATATCGTCTGTCGGGAGTGTAATAGAGCCGTCCATTGCAATTAGGTCTTGTATAGTCTGTCTACCAATCATATCCGCAAGACTAACCTGTGAATTCAAATCTGGAAAAAGTGCACTTACTACATTGCATCCGTCTCCACTTATTTTTTCTAAGACCTGGTCATCAACTTCAAGAGTCGCCTCATTCAAAAGCACAGTCCCTAATGAATTTGCGTAAGTCCACCAATCACTGAGAACGGAATCTACTTCATATTCTCCAGATTTCAAGCGCTCTCTATCGAGGGCAGGCAACCAATCAGCAAGACGCACCTGAATAAAGAGACCTTGAATCAAATCTCCACAGCTCGTATGGTTCAAATCAAACGTGAAGGTCTGGCCGAATTCTGCAGGGCCTTTGAAGGTGAATTCTCTGTAGACTGAAGACATCGGTACAGTTCGTAGTCCTTCATCTCGGATAAATCTTGATACGTTGGCCGTTGTTGGAAAAAATGTGTTATCCTGGTCATCCCGAGATACTAAATCCAATAGAGTCGTTGCACCACCCCGTGGCTGTTTTGTCCCATACCCGTCTTTGGTCCGTAAGTCCATCTACTTAGTCCCCGTGCTTCCGAATCCGCCCTCACCACGCACCGTCTCAGGAAGAGAATCCACGTATACGACCTCCTTAATATGACCCAAATCAGGTGCGAGAATCTGGAATAGTCGAGTACCGGCCTCAATCGACTTCTGACTCGTACCTACGGAGATTAGAGGTGCCATCAGTTGCCCTCTGTATGTCTTGTCAATAATTCCCCGACTGTTTGCCATCATGAACCCCGATTTATAAATGGAAGAACGGGGTTCAAGAGTAAAATGGCAATCCTCAACTTCTTCTACAAACTCAGTATCAAAGACATACTTGGTGACTCGCAGCATTCTGGCCTTGAGACCAAGAGGAACTAGACCTGCCATATTGAGTGGTCCCTGGTCAACCACAACTTTCAGGTCATATCCTGCATTATCTGATGGAAGTTCCTCATTAGTTCCAAGAGAAGGATAAAATGGCAGGCCATTCTCAAGGATCTGGAGTTCAAGACGATAAAATGATGGGGGCATACTACATACCGACGAGACCAAGTCATCAATTTTAGGCAGTCAAATCACCAGTAAAATTGACTTGACCTATACTATATTTAATGAGTATAACAATGACGAATTACAGTCTGATTAATGACTCTAATAATACGGGATGCTGCAACATGAGAAAATACGATAAGCATGAGCTTCTTAAGAAGCAGTCTACAATGGTAGAAATGGCTATTGTGAACACCTGTTTCATTATTATTCAAACCGCAATACTTTACTCAAAGAATTCCAGTGATATTACACTCATTGCAGTTCTACCGATTGTATATTCCATTTGCTATATTATAGTCTTAATTCAACAAATCAATTATAGTATTGATACCATCCTTGAAGACTTTGAGGATGAAGAAGAAGATATCTATGATGATATGCCTCCTCTAATCCCTTTATCTGGCCCAGTCAATGAGTCGTATTATGATATGCCTGAACTCGTTTGTTCTACGGAACTTAATAAGAGATTTGAATCTCATGATGACCTTCCACCTCTCATTCGCCTAAGTGAGCAAAAGAGTTCAAACAAACTCCCTTCAGAGTCGTATGTTTTGAGTCAACTAAAGCAGGTGGTTGACGAGACAAATGCACGTAATCTTCGTCGCCGTGCGAGAGAGGCGAAGCGTGAGAATTAATTTCCAAACGTCAGAGTCCCCCGCTGGTCTTCAACCCTGTAAACTCCCCACCCAATTGTTGTAGCTCTAAGTGCAACTCTTTTTTTACCCTTTGAATTGGGAAGAGTATCTTGAATATTCAACCATAAGGTGGGTCTATCTGCACTAGAGAAGTTGAGAGTACCAGAAGGCTTTCTTCTCTCAGGTCCTCTATATCCGAATGACGGACCATAGGTAAAAGAAATCCATGAGATTGGTATTCCTGGACACTTTTCACATTTCGTATATGCAGAAAGGCCTTGCCATATTTCAGACGACCATTCAGATTCTCTTTCCTTTCCAGCCACTAGGAATTTAATTGTATTGTAATAGTCTCCTGCATTTTTTGGATTTAATAAGTTCCATGGCTGATTCCTCTCCAAGTAATAATCCGATTGAAACATGATTAAGATTCCTTCTGCTGGATGTCTCCCATCGATCCTCTTAGTTATATAGGATGCAACACCTTTCTCAACTGCAATATAGTCATTCGGGTCTAAACTTAGAATATTCTCAAAGGGTCTCAAGAATGGAATCTGATTCGGGGTCTTCTTAAGAAGAGCTTGAATATCCTGGCGTACGTATTTCTGTGTAGTCTCTAAGGTTATAAGTGGTTTAGTAATCTGTTCTCGTGTAAAGGGTGTAAAACTCTTTTCGACACCTTTAGAATCAATCTGAACAAAGGCAGATTTGGACCATGGCGCAGGTTTAACAGACCCAATTGAATCTTCAACTAAATCTTCCAAGCGACGTATGGTGACTCGTAGCCTATATTTCTGACCCGGAAGTGCAACAAATGGTAAACCGCCATCATCTGGATGACTACAACCTATGAGCGGAAGTCTTAGATACAATTTACCAGGTGTAGCATTTCTTTGAATATCTTGAGCTGACCCTGTATGCGAACCAAACTCCTTTAGTGCCAATGCCTCTTGATTAAGTGTTCCTTGTAGGTGGGTCCAAGCATATAAGAAATCACCTGAGAACTCCTGTAGCAAAAGCTGGTCTTGATAGAACTGTATCTTCTCAAAGAGAAAGGCACCTATACCTCTCGTATACCCATATCGGATTCCAGAAGCATCCTGTATTATAGATTTCGTATTGAGGGGTGCAAAGTCTATAGGAAGCCAGGTCGGCAAATCAATGACAAAAGCTGCAGAGACTAACAAATCACCAAATGCATCCATTTCCCATTCAACAGTACGACCAAAGTCGACCGAATTGAGGGGCTGGGTCTGCCTTGTTTCATTTAGACTTGCGGGCCATGTTTCCATGTTGTATGAGAAAGGGACTGATGCAGAAACTTCTTCAGATATGAAATATTTATCTTTTTCTCCTCTGGCAACTAATTCAAAGAGTGAACCTTCGGAAGACGTATTGGGTCTATCCATCTATAATTGGTTATATCTTGTTTTTAGACCAATTAAATGATATTGATAGATAGAATGAGACGCTATACACTAAAAAATAGACATGGTAAAATAAGCTTTCATAATTGGTGGGTAGACACACATAATACGATGAATATATTACAGCGCTTCTTTAAAATGATATTAGGTGATACTATTGATAACTATGACAAAATAAGGATATATTCTATATTTGGTAATATGCCGTCGATAGAAAAAGATAATAGAACACTTTATATCCAGTATTCAGGTGAGCCTGTTATAAAAAATACAAGGTTCTTTGATATTAATATTGTACCAGATATCGAGAAAGATAATATTATACCTATACCACATATATTTATGCAGATATACATTAATAAAATTAATATAGATACATTACGTGTAGCTCGTTCATTAAAGTCTATACCTAAGAAATTCTGCCTTTTTTCAGTCAGTAGTCCTAAAAATAAAGACAGGATTAATTTCTTCAAAGAGTTATCAAAGTATAATCACGTAGATTCTTGTGGTAAAGTCTTAAATAATCTTGGATATAATTGTCCCGGTGGACATGCTAGTCGTAAGTATCATAGATTTATTTCAAATTATAAATTTATGATTTGCTTTGAAAATACGTCTATGACCAATTATATAACTGAAAAGATTCTGAACTCTTATGTATCTGGAACTATTCCAATTTACTGGGGATGTCCAAATATTTCTGATTATATTAATATGGATTCTATACTTTATTTAAAACCAAACTATTCACAGCTCGATATTGACCATCTAATTTCTGAAATAATACTACTAGATAATAATGATGAATTGTATAAGCAGAAATATGAAAAACCATTCTTTAAGGATGGAAAGATTCCAGACAACTTTCAAGTCCCTATTATACAGGAAAAGATAAAGGACATATTAGACTAACCTGTAAAAATGAAATATATTGCGACCCTATTATACTAATACTTATGCGCCTTATCATCGTAGAATCTCCAGCGAAATGTCAGAAGATTCAAGGCTTCTTAGGGGCAGGTAATCGGGTCATCGCCTCTATGGGACATATTCGTGCTCTTGCACACGATATTAAAGCAGTCGGTCTTGATAATGGTTTTGAACCTATCTATGAATTCATGAAGGAGAAGTCCAAAGCCATATCACTCCTCAAGGCGGCTGCTAAGGATGCCACATCAGTCATTCTATGTTCAGATGATGATAGAGAAGGTGAAGCAATCGCCTATAGCATAGCTCTCTTACTCAAACTCAATCCCAAGACGAATCCTCGTGCAGCCTTTCGTGAGATAACACGAAATGCAGTGCTAGATGCAGTAAGCAAACCCAGACTCATTGACATGAACAAAGTGTATTCTCAACAGGCACGTGCTATGCTTGATATGATGGTCGGTTTCACAGTATCACCTATTCTTTGGAAGCATATAGGCACATCATCAGCTCTCAGTGCTGGTCGTTGTCAGACACCCGCAGTTCGCCTTGTTTGTGAGAAAGAGCAGCTGATTGAGTCATTCAAATCTGACTGTTCATGGATACTGAAAGGGTCGTGGTCTGCAGCAGGTTCCCCTAAAGAGGTCTGGGAAGCTGCGATGATTGATATGCTCGGCGATGAGGAGTCAGCTGTCAACTATCTAGAAAACCATTCAACTGAGCAACGGGGCAAGGTTACATCGGCCATAACGAAGCCATGGACAGAGGGACCACCGCTCCCTCTCATGACGAGTACGTTGCAGCAACAGGCGAGTAATCTATATCACTTCGCACCAAAGCGGACAATGCAGATTGCACAGAAACTCTATGAGTCTGGTCATATCACATACATGAGAACTGACCAGACTAACATGAGCGAGGAGGCTGTAGAGGACGCAAAGAGAGTTGTAGAGAGTAAATGGGGTAAACCATATGTTGCAAGTAATGCTACCACCATAACTAAGAAGAAAAAGGTCGAGGTGCAGGCTCAAGAAGCTCATGAGGCGATTCGACCGACACACTTTGACGTATCGAAATTACCCGATAGTGAAGACTGGGGTACTCAAGACTATAAAGTATACAGACTCATTTGGCTGAGAGCAATTCAGTCAATTATGGCTCATGCAAATGGCGAGACTCGCACGATACACTTTGATGCTGAGGGGGATGATGGAGACTTTCCTTGGCACGCATCGTGGAAACGGACTATCTTCCCTGGATGGAAGACTGCGAATGACGCTGATACTGAACTCGAGATTGCAGAGAAGGGTGATGAAGCAAAGGATAAAGATGATGAATTGAAGGAGGATTTGACTGATAAAGGTTGGAAAACAGCTGAGAAGCTGAGCATTGGTCAAGAAGTACGATGGCAAACCCTTAAGGCACAGCCAAAGGAATCAAAGCCACAGGGGCGTTACACTGAGGCATCCTTGGTGCGAGAATTGGAGAAGAAAGGTATTGGAAGACCATCAACATTTGCATCTTTGATTGCCACAATTGTTGAGAAGGCGTATGTGGAAGTCGCTGATATTCCGGCACAGACACAGGAATCTAAGACATATAGTTTGTTGAAACTTGGTCAATGGCCTCCGGCTTCTGAGAAGTTTGTACTGAAGCGGGGAGGCGAGAAGGCGAGAATGGTTCCGACACCTTTGGGGAAAACGTTGATGGAGTTCACTCTGAAACATTTTCCGGATCTCTTTGCGTTTCAATTCACAGCCGGAATGGAAAGTCGTTTGGACAAAATTGCAGAGGGGGCTGAAAACTGGAAACTTGTTTTGGGAGATACTTGGAATTCTTACAAGGACAGAATCACTGAATTGAAAACTGGTGGAGCCGGAACATCTTCAGCGAATCCTAAACGCAGAGAATTTGCTGACGGCCTCATTGCTGTTATAAGTGGAAAGGGTCCGCTTCTGCTCAAGGAAGGAGCGACTAAAGAGGAAACTGTGTTTTACGGGTGGCCTACAACTATCAAGAGGGGGTTTGCTGAGCTGACTGAAGCTGAGGCACTAGCATTCGTTGCGTCAGTCGTAGCAGGAAAGCAGGGGGATACACTTGGTGACTGGAATGGTCATAGCGTTATAAAGAAGAAGGGACCGTATGGATTCTATGCGGAATGGAATGGATTGAAGGTGAATTTGGTGGAAGGAGATACACTAGAGAGTATTGTGGTGAAAATTCGAGCGAAGCAGGAGAATCCTTCAAGAACAGTCGGGCCATTTCAGATTAAGACTGGACCTTATGGACCATATCTCATGAAGGCGGGTCAAGGAGCAAAGGGGAAACCTCAGTATGTTAGTATTCCTAAGGAGACTAACATAGAGAGTTTGACTGCACAGCAGGCAGGTGAGATATTTGAAGCAGGATTGAAAGCTAAATCAAATTATAAGAAGTTTAAGAAGAATTAGTTCTTTCTCCAAAGTCTGTCACCAGGACGGTCGGGAGCATAACCGGCTGCTCCAGCGCCTTCAACCATCGTGTAGCTGGAACCCTTGAATACAACACGGTCACCAGGATTGTAGACTCGGCTGTCTAAATAGGTCTGTGCCCAGAGTTTGTCACCGGGACGATTGGGCGAGTAACCTGGGGCGCCAGCGCCTTCAGCCATTGTATACGTATTCCCTCTAAAACGCACCGTATCGCCGACTTTATACACCATATTATTGTCATAAATTGGTTTCCAAAGCTTGTCGCCGGGTCTCAGAGGAGCATAACCGGGTGCACCAGCGCCTTCAACCATTTCGTACATGGCGTTATTGAAAGAAACAATTGCACCAGGTGAATATGTTTTGCTATTATCGTATAAACTCACAGAGGTTGATATATCCGCAGCGAATCCATCAATATTATTTAGGACAACGTATATTACAGAGACGACTGCAATGGCGATTAGCAGTCTCGTACCCATCTTTCCAAGCTTGACCATTCTATTATATTGTTTATTTTCTATTTCGTCTGGTCTTTCTTCTTAAATACTTACCTCGTGTTTTTCTTAGACCGCCTTGAAGAGGCTGTGGTTCGTCATTGTTAGCTGCTGGTTGAGCTGCTGGTTGGGCTGCTGGTACTTGGGCTGCTGGTACTTGGGCTGCTATTAGTTGTCCTTGATTTAGTATTGTTGGTACTGGTGCTTGGTTTAGTATAGCTGCTGCTGGTACTTGTCCTTGGTTTAATATTGCTTGCACTGGTGGTTGGTTTAGTATAACTGCTTGTTGTGCTACTGGAGCATTTGCTACTGCTGGAGCTACTGCTGGAACTACTACTGGAGCTACTACTTGAGCTACTACTGGAGCTACTACTGGAGCTACTGTTTGTGCTCTTATTCTTGCCAATTCTTGATTATGTCTAGCAGCATCTAACTCATTTGCCCGTGCATCTTTTCGCCTTACTCTATTAATTTTGTCTTCAAGAATTCCAAGTATTCCATTAAAGAATAAATCTACACTACCTCCAATCATAAGAAGTCCCACACAGCCAAAACCTATTACAATCAAATCCAACCAAAGTGGTTTAACCCATGAACTAACTCTACCGTATAATGTTCCACTTTCTGTTAATTTCTTTATCATTTTATCTTTTGTAATAAGTACAGCACCCCCTGTAGGAACTGTAGTTACCCCTTTATTATAATGTCTTGTCATAGTATTATAAACAACTTCTGCAATGATTGAATAAGATGCTTTAGTGGGTAACATATTGAGTTCAGTTATTACCCGTCCAACTTCATTTACTATAGCAACATTTACTAGAGGGTCATAATTTGCATCTGTAGAATTATGGCGTTCAAATCTTGAAAAATACACGCTAGTTATGTCTGTAACTATTTGGTTCCTTTGTTCTTTTGCTTGAACAGATGTTACAGAACTTTTTAAAGATCTAAGTGATTCAACTCTTGATGCTGAAAGTTCATACCACCTATTTGCAGCGAGAGATAATGCATAATTTATAGTTAACTCAGTTATAGCAGATTGAGGTGCAACACTCATATTTGACCTTGAATTACCTGCTGCTATTAGTTTTTGATCTGAAATCATTTCTATAAAAAGCTCATGTATCAAGTTTTTCCTTATATTTGCCTCTATGTATTGCCAATTTGTAACTAAAGGGTCTTCTACCATAGTTAATACGTAATCACGAAGGGCTGTAAGGTTTCCTAAAATAGTTATATCATGTGCAAGTTGTTCGGGTGTCATTGAGATACGCTTCCCTGTTGGTACTCTAAGAGTGATTTCATGACCTGGTGGCCCAATTGTAACTACAGGTAGGCTTGCACCATTAGATACGAATGCTCCTTCTAACGCAACTCTTTGAAACGATCCTGGAACCATAGCAGTTGTATTAGGACGTCTCCTACTTGCAGGCATGTAAACACGGCGACTTAGAGCAACCCGGTCACTACCATTGGGACGTGTTACTAATTTCCATGTGCTAGTTGAATTTCCTAGTAAAAATGGCGCAGTATTTCCAGTATTTGCTAGAAGTGGTGCATCTATTGCACGTGAATCAATAGCCCGCACTGCTATATCTCTCTGCTGTGTAAGATTAGCAAGTTGACCACTCTTTTTACTTAGAGTGCGTTCATAAGTATTCTTAGTATCAGTACGCTTAACCAGTTCTACACGTATTGGGTCTGCTTGAGCCTCTAGAGCTACATATGTCACATTTAATCGTGCAATTTCAGAACTTTTAGATTCTATACTTATATTTGTTTGTGCAAGTTCTCTAGTTTCTTTTTCTATAGCTTTTACAAAGGGTAGCGCATTTATACTTGTCTTAGCTTCTTTCACTTGTCTTCCTTCTATTTCGGTAATTTTAGCAGTTTGTTTGCTATGTTTTGAGGAAAGCCCTTTAAGTTCTTCTTGCAAACTTCTAACCTTACCCCTATTAGAATCAATAGCATTTTGTATTGGACTTAGTTGTGCAAAAGTAGAATCATACTCTCTCTTACTATCACGTAATTTTTCTGTTAACGTAGAAACTTCAGCAGTTAAATTTACTAATTGTCTATCTTGAAGTTCTATAATTTGTCTTCCATAACCTGCAACTGCATTGAATACTCCAGATTCAGCCGTTGCATATTGAGGACCTAGCAGCCCTTGTTGGGCAGCAGAATCTACTGTTAAAGCTAATAATGTACCAAGTTGTCTACCAACTGAATCAATTCCCAGCTCTTTATCACCAAAAAATGATATTGGTGATGTACAAGATATATGTGTTAAGTTTCCAAGAATTACATTTGTAGCATCTAATTCTGCAAGTGTAGCATTATGTCTTGCAGTATAAGTTTCAAATACTTTCAATTCATCAGCTGATGGTCTATTAAAAAATAGATTTTGCATTTTAGCTCCTATTGAACTATATTGCGCCTTATTATTGGCTATCTTCCTCTGCAATTCTAAGCTACGTTCCCTTAGTTTTAATCTTGCAGCATCTTCTCTATACTCTGGGCATATATCAAGTATACCAGTTTCTACACTGTGTGGATTATGGGCACTTAGATGGAGTCCTTTAAGCTGTGCTGTAAGTTCTCCTTCATATTTTATTTTAGCAGCATATGCTTCATCTAGTATGTTAGTAGCATTTCCTATATTACCCTCAAGTTCTATTCCTGCCTTCATATTGGGACTGCTGTCTAATGGAACTAACATGCTAGCTTCACCCAAGCCACTAGCAAAGCCTGCAGATTCTGGAATTGGTGCAGATGTTTCAAAAAAGCTAGTTAAAAATGCAGGCATTACAAAATTAGCTGAAAGGGGCTCATCATGTCCTGATGCTACTCTATATACACGGTTACCAGAAATTATAGCGGCAACAACTGCAAAGAGAGTAGTTGCCCTCCCTCCACCAGATTGTATACCACCACCTCTTAAATTAGAAGAATTCTTCAGCAATTTTTCAATAATAGCTTTATTTTTCAAATATTCATTGTCTAATACAGTTTTACTAAAAAACTTATTATACACTTTGGAATTGATGCGTCTAGATTGTTTCATAAAGGTAGACATTAGAAGTTCTCCTTTCCAATCACCGTATTCACTTATAATATTCAATATTAGCTGTATAGATTCAATAAATATTTCAGATTCTTCATCAATATCTTCTGACATTCCCTCAACATAAGAAGAAAGTGCCTTTGCAGTATTTTCTATTAATTCCTTATCTTCACTAGATCCCTCTTTAGCTTCATCTAACAATGTTGTAAGACGTAATAAAAATATGGGCCTGGTATTTATTTCGTCAGTTATTACTCTGAATTTATTGTCAAGAAATTCTTCATATTCTTTTATTTTACGATGCATATTAGAGTTGCTTAATCTGCGTGTCCCAGTTCTTGGAGGGGCTGACCGAGCCCGTCTCTGCGTTGATTGCATTCTAATTATATACCGGGAAGTTAAATTAACTAGTCCACTGCAGAATTAGAATATTAAAAGCCAGAAAAATATACTAAGATATAATAGGAATGTCAGGAAAACAAACGTCTAAACAAGAAAGATTGGCGGAACAACGGGCAATTTTAGCAGTCTTACGAAAACAGTATGATGAGCTTGGTAAAGAAATTGAGGTGCTGAGAAAAGAGATTGAGAAACTAGTAAGTGGTGTCTCAAAAGTAGGAGCACCGCTTCCGGTAATAACCCGAGCAAATACTCTTGCTGATATCGCAGTAAAAGCTGCAAATTCATATGATGCGATTGAAGAATGGGTAAAAGCAACAATTGGAGAACTGAAGATTGCTAAAGAATACATAGGAGCTGAAGCGAATACAACACCAGTGGCTAATTTAACTGTCAATGATAAACTATTAGACATAGACTTTCCAAATGGTACAACGAATTATCAAAGAATGAAAACAAGTGGGAATGATAATAACTGTTTAATTCATGCCATATTAACTGCTTTGAGTCCAAGCTTTAGAACATTGACAAAGGAAGGAAAGGATCCAATTGCTTCATATTTCAGACAAAAGGTGTTATCTGATATTTTTACTGAGATTCGTGATGGTAGAAGTGAAAAACGTGAGATATCTGCTATGATAACCGATTTACAATCTACAATTAATCTTGATACAACAGTTTTAGGCGAATTTGGAATAAAGTATAATATTGCAGTCCTTGTAAGAGATAGAGGTGTACAACCGGGTCATGGTCTGAATTTATCATGGAATTATGAAGGAAACTATAGACCTGGTATAGAATATATAATGATATATAATCCTGGAAAAAATCATTATGAAGCAATTAGGTATCTACCAGAGAACACGTATATCTTTAAATCCAATCCAATTATTGATGAATGGCACGAGAAACTAAAAAAACAAGAGACTACAAAGCTACAATGTAAAATTGATGGAAATGATGTAGAGAATGGTTTTGTTATACAGTACGACAAAAAGCTCTATTCCGTAATTGATGTAGAAAATAATAGGGATAATACATCGTGTGGGTATATATATGTAGTTAATTACGATAATGCACAGACTAAAAAGAGTCTGAATGAAATCTTAAAGGTCTTTAAAACTGGTGATAAAAGTCATAATGTATTGAATTTAGTAGTCAATGGTAAAATTCTTGAAGGGTGTATTATATTGGGAAATGTCACTGAACATGCCAAGGGTATTACGTATTCAGTAGTTTAGATATGATATTAAGAGAATATGTAATAAAATTGAACTTTTATTAGTTACTTTATTAAGTACCTAATAAAAGAGCAAGATGCCAAAAGTCTTCAAACTCAAACAACCATCACTTACAGCAGAGTCTAATATAGTAGCAGAACCAAGAAAGGTGTTAAAACTCAAGAAGTCGGTCCCTGTTCCAGTCCCGCCTGGACCTGGTGTTTACATCACAAAGGCTATGGAGGCCTTTGAGGCTATGAGGGAGTATTGCAGAATAAATAATATGTCTATATCAGAAGCGGATATCAAGTGGTATCATGAGGAACTAGCCTTAGAAAAGAAGGAGATGGATGAATTCTGGGAACGTTGCTCAGTGACAAAGGCGACATTCGATGCTTTTGCAAGAGGAGAAGATATGGATGGAATTATCTTGGCTGAAGCGAATGCGAAACTCACTGAAAAGAAGGAGCCTCTGAGAGAATCTGATATTGGAGAGATGCCTGCACATGGAACACGGGAATTCTGGGCATGGTGTATGAAGAGGAAACAGTTGCGCCTACAGAAGGAGGCAGAAATTATCGCAGCAGGAGGAACAATTCCCGTAAAAAAGGTGAAGGCTAAGAAAAATTAATCTGTATAATCAACACATAGGCTATCATGTTTTTTTACAAATATATCTTCAGATTCTTGTCTATATAAGAGAAGTCTATTTTGTAAGTATACAATATTGCATCCTAATCGGTATAAATCACAAACGAATTTAGCATCTTGATAGCCCCTTGCATCTAAATCATAATTAATAATATTATATAATTCTCTACGAACACTCACAGTTCCATCAGTATAGCGATATTCTTCATTATTTTCATTTAAAAATGCTAATATCTTAATATCTATTGGTTTTGATATATAGAACGTATTACATGTAACGTCTTTAACGACGCACTTGCATATTGGCTCGGGGCTAGACTCTATAATATATGTATTGACATTTGGATTACTTGTACTTAAAAAGTCATGCACTACAGCATCAGCACCGCTTATAATCATTTTCTCTATATACTCAAGTCTTTGTGGATGCATTATATCATCTGAATCAAAGTTTGATATTATATCAATATCTTCAGGAACAGCCGCAATACCTTCATTTCTATTTTGCCCAGTGAACTGCTTAGCAGTTGTCTCTAGTATATTGAGATGAAACGGCCATATATCTTTACGTATATTATTTAAAATGGGTGTAGTTTCATCATCACATGATGAGGCTCTGACAATAACCATCTCAGGAATACGTGTCTGACTTGCAATACTTTCTAGAGTCTGTTTTAAAAAGGGAATATGGTATTTATATGTAGGAATAACAACGGCAATCTTCATATTAAAAATAGTATAATGTATTTTAGACCCGCAATCTAAGCACTTTCTGAACTATCAGTGTCACTGTCAATTCCAAACATATCTAATGCATCTGTCCATGTTATCTTTTTCAAAATATATGGTTGTGGACGATGGTGTAAGTCAGATGTGTTTGAATTCAGATAAATCAGAAGGTCAGAAATCCTATCAATCTTTTGAACAGATGAGCAATTAAGATTGATAATATTTCTTTGCTGGTCTTCTGGGATATTCCGCCGTTTAACCAAGTATAAAATACGCTCAGAAGGCACAGATGTGGTATTAAATCCACGACCCTTGAGGATATAGTATGTCATTGTAGCGCTGTTACTTAATCCATCAAGTAAACCAGGTCAATTTTTGTCTAATTCATTTAAAAGACGCTGCTCATTAAGCTCAAGTTCTTTTATCTGTTCTCTAGCTATACATAGTCTACCATATGCAAGAACCCAATCAATCCGTTTTGACTTTTGTGATGTATGTTTTGCAGCATATTCTTGCATGGGTACAGTAGGGCCACCGTCAATAGTCTGACGCTCTGGTCTTACATAGCCAGTTAGTAGCTTATCAAGTTCTTGTGTTGTCATATGGTCTGGCCTATTTGTTAGAGTCGTCTCCAATTTAGCCAATTGCTTTATGATTTCAGTTATATCTGTATTTGATTTCTCTTCAACAAAGTATTCTATAATCCTATTCTTAAGATTGTAGAATGTTTCAAGTGACATGATACACACTCTATGTATATATCCGAATCATTTTTAGCCTTAATAATATCCAGTGTAGGGACCGAGCGTCTGAACACGCTCAGGCATCACTCCCTTTACATCACGAGGAGATACACCACTAGACACGGCCTTTTCAGGTCCGCAGACTGACTTAGCAATATCATATACATCTGCCCAGACTGATAGTAGGTCATTCTTAGCAGCCTTAGCTTCTGAATTACTTAGATTGTATGACGTACATAACCTATCAAGAAGTGCTAGTCCTCTATCCCTCCATGTCGAGAATATGATATCTAAGTCTCGAGGGGGGAGAGACTTCGTGAAGCATCTGCCGGTAGTGTTAGCCGGGTTTTCTCTGTCGTGTGACGTGTTGAATTTGAGATTGAGGGTAGACTGCACAACCTGATTCGTACTCATTAAATCGTGTTTCAGACAACAGAGTTTAGATAGGATTTGATTGAACTCATCTAAATCTGCTTCTCCTTCTTCAGTGACTGAGGTCTTAGATGAAAAAAGAGTAGACAGACTCACTGCATATGATGATTCCTGGCCACACTTAATGCTTGATACACCATTCGCCGGCCCTTGGAATCCTTCCAAGGAAGAATCCATTTTAGGCCATGCGCCGGATGATAATGTTTTGTTCTTCATTATAATCATATATGACACGTAGCCAACCGCAAGGGCGATTGCAGTAGCTATAATAAAATAAAGAGTTGTAGACCCAGGATTTACAGGCAACTTGGAGTCCATCTGGTTTATATTAGATTTCATCTGGCGACACTGTTTCAGAATTGACTGGCTTCAGATGATTCGACCAGCCTTCGAATCGGTCAGCGAGTTCCTTCTTGGCAAAGACTTTATCCATCATGAACTTGTCGATATTGAAGCTCGTTTCAGAATTCAGCTGCAGAAGGTAAATCTTGACAACCTTAGTCTGACCAATGCGAACAGCACGAGCCTTAGCCTGCTCCATTTCAGACGGAGTCCACCAGGGACTGACGAAGATAATACGATCATACTGCTGAAGATTCAGACCCGTGCTGCCTGCCTTCAATTGAATCAGGAACACGTCCTGTTTGCCGTCGTTGACGGGAATCTTAGCCTTCTTGAGCTCTGCCTCACGCTCCTTCATCGACATTCCTCCGTGGTATTGGAGGATTTGGTCAACGAATTCGTGTGCACGCAAGAAAGAGTCAAGCAATACCATCTCCTCGTGAAACTGGCAGAAGATAATCCACTTATGAGACTCTCCAGCCTCCTTTGCATCTCGCATGAGGTGTACAATTTCGTCAAACTTCCTGCTGACGCTATTGAACTCTGGACCGTTCCATCCAAAGACCTCCTTCTTACGGGCCTTGATGTAGATTTGAGGGTTCACGCTGACCTGACGAAGTCTAAGAAGAATTGCAAACATGGCCAGATGATAGTTATTGCCCTTCAGGGCCGCAGCATTTCTCCAGTTGTACTCTTCATTTGCATAGATTCCATTGTAGACTGTTTCCTCCTCCTTACTCGTAAACTCCAATTGACGAACCTCTTCAATGGGAGTAGGTGGAATTGAAATCCCAGTCAAGTGACACTCATTTAGTTGACGGGAAAGGTATGTCTCTCTTGCCCAGTCCTCGTACTTTGGCTGCCACTTCTTGCCGGAGTCCGTAGGAAATCCGATGAACTTCAGATAGGATGTGCAGTCGTCCATAGAGTTTGTGACTGGAGTCCCAGTGAGCGCCCACTTGCAGGTTGCAGGAATGGAATGAATCGACTGCGACTTCTTGGTTGCTGCATTGCGAATCGTGTGAGCTTCGTCCAAGATGATACGGTCATAGGATTCACCCTTACAGAGAAGCGGCTTATTCGCAACCTTGTCGTAGTGTGCAAGATGGACTGTCTTCCTGCCTTCTACATTATCCCCCTGCAGAACCCACTTTGACCCCCACTGGGTTGGAAGGTAAAGATTGACGTCGGCCCGACGGAGTTCTGATTCCCATTGCCCACGAACAGCCAGAGGTGTGACGATTAACGTCTTCATGGCGGACCCGTTTGCGATAAGGCCAAGTGACTGAATGGTCTTGCCTACACCCATCTTGTCACCGAGGATACCACCTCGGACAACATGGTTTGTCTCAGGAATTGTAAAGCCATTGTTTTCACAGTCAAGCATCCAGCGAATACCGGATTCCTGGTGGGAATGATAGACTGCATCTGTCCAAGCTGGCTTCAAATCACTAGTTTGCATCTTAATAGGTTAACTAACGGCTAGCCTATAATAACTTCAATTTTACTAGCTAATATCTGTAACAGAGGCCCAGTGCGGATATATGGCCTTTGTCTCACTTGGAGACTTAAGCCAAACAGAGGGCATATAAGCCTTGTAATTCTCAAGTTTAGCATTCATAGAAGCTTGTCGTCCAAAGAACGCTCCCCACCATGAAAACGTGCTGTTTGCGCAGATAGCACCAGCCCAGCATCTGGACATCAGAAAGAGTGTATTATATTCGTTTTTTTCATCGACCATTACACATCTTTCATTTAGCATAGGTAATGCAGCAGCTTCTTCGGGAGTGTCACTGAATACTAGAAAGCGCACAGAGGTTGGAAAGGATTCAATACATCGTACAAAGTACTGGATTAAATTCACTTGGTGGTGTGGAAGAATTTTATAGTCTCCAAGTCGCACATGTAGAAAGACAGTATTGGCCCGCTGTTCATTGGTCGACAGTTTCCATCGGTCCATAAGAGTATCTGCATTATGAATGGATGCCCAGGATGGTTGAAAGGTGTCTAGTACATAGTTTGCTGCCTGCCAGAAGCCCCTTAGTAGTGTTCTAGTAGCTGGTGCTATTGCTGGAAGTAAGAGATATTCAAAGGGATTCTCTTGTTCTATGGAGAGTTCAGCCTCCGCCTTCCAGACTTTTGGAACATTAGGAAAGAGTTTAAAAATCGTATTGAAGTCACCGTGTTCTGAAGGAGTGCAGTAGGGCATTGCAAATACGAGAGGTTTATTCCACTGAACAGAGATATAATGTGCTGCAGCTAATTGGAAAAGGCGATTGCCTAGACCACATTGTAGTTTAGATGATACCCATTCTATAGGAGTGGATTCTAGTTGAGTATCCATATTATAAATTTGAATGGGTTTTTTAACCCACTAAATGTACCAGCTTGGTTCAAAGAAAGAATGACTTTCCCTAGAGCCTTTCAAAACTATGTACCAAGAACGCATTGTATTGATACTCATGTATACGGAGCTATCCTGATAGCTCCAGATGGTGATATTCTGGTTGTACAAGGAAGACTAAGTAATAAATGGTCTTTTCCGAAGGGACATGGTCTCAAATCAGAGACACCACTTGCTGCAGCCATTAGAGAACTGAAAGAGGAGACTGGTATTAATATGTCTGGAGTTACACCAGATAATGAACTCCGTTTTAAGAGTAACCGTACAGGGTCTGGTGGTATTTACTTTGTCTTTCATGTAAATGAGATGGCTAATATAATTCCAGAGGATACGAATGAAATTATGAATACCATGTGGTGTCCGAGACAGCGTCTTGAATCTCTTATGGGAAATATTGACCTAACCACCTTCTGTCGTCGCAGATATTACTCGAACCCATTGGACTCTTATGAATTATAAAAAATATTCTGTTGAAACAGATATGGGAAGTGGTTCGAGTTCCCAAGACTATTATAACACATTCGAGATTCTTTTTATTTTGACGGTTATTCAGTTCTGGTGGATAGCAATCTGGGGTATCGCTTACATTGTCATAGATTTATTGGCAGGAAATTCAAAGCTGCATGAAGTTTCAATATACATCTGTATGCTGCTATTTACTATTACAGTTGTCCACATGCATCCGAATCTGCTTGATAGGCTTTAAGATTAGCGTCGCTTGGTGATACTAACTGCAACAATCCCGGCCTTTTCTTGTTGCTCTGTCGTCATTTCAGACCAAGGAATATCACTGTCATTGTTTGCATTCATACTGTCTTGTTTCTCTCTTTCAATACAGTCGTCAACAGCCTTCTTGAAATTGAGTTTTGCTGAACGGCCTGATAATGATGTAGGAGTAGACAGACTTGGAAAGTCGCTATCATTGAATTCGATAATCTTATTCGTAGTTCCTACAACCTGTGTAGTTCCCCGTTTGCTTGGAGGAATATAGGCGTTTTTTGCAGTAGGATTATTACTCTTCGTTGCGCCCCCGACATCAACGACTGCAGCCATTCGCACTGGTTCGAGTTTGATTCCTGAAGCGGGCGTGTACATTCTAGTATGTCTGTGTATATTATATAGAGACACACTATACATTCAATTTTTAATAACAAAAAAGGGTTCCATTATTTTCTTTTTGTTTTTTGTAAAGATGGAACAGTCTTCAATGTCTCGTATCAGTTATTTAGGCAGTCGCCTTCTTTGCAGTCTTCATGACCTTCTTCTTGGCCTCGACCTCGACAGGCGCTGCAGCCACAACCGGTGCCACAACCGGTGCCACAACCGGTGCCACAACCGGTGCCACAACCGGTGCCACAACCGGTACCACAACCGGAGCAATCGGCGCATCACTGCGAGCCTCTGCCTCAACAGATGCCTTCTCTGCATCCTTCAGGGCCTTCTTAGCCTCACGACCAGCCTTCAGCTTCGCAAGATGCTCGGGGCTAAGCACCTTCTTAGGCTTAGTCACAGCGCCATCGGCGCCCTCTGTGGAAGATGCAACTGAGGAAGTCTCTGAGACATCAGCCTTCGGATGCTCGAGGTCCCATGCCGCCTTGAACGTCGCATACTCCTCAGCATGCTCCTTCTTGTAAGTGCCGACCCACGTCATGTGGTAACCCTTCATGTCAGGGTTGGCCTCCTTGAATGCCTTAATCTCGTCGGCGTGCTCCTTCTGAATCTTGCTCGAGAAGTCGCCATACACTGTCTTCTTGCCGCTACGTGCAGAAACCTTCTTCTTGCTAGGTGCAGTGACGGTGCCACCAGTCTGCTTGAAGATTTCAGCGTCAATCATCGAGCGCTGCTGAAGGAGGTCCGTGAGGGAGAGCGTGGAGAAGTCAAGGGTGCTGGACATTTTAACTCTTAAGTGTGTGTGGTAGTGTATTCAGGTAATTGGGTGTGCTATATACTAACAGCTTACCCAATTCAATTTTTTCAATTTCGTCGCAGCCTCTTCTACTTAACCTCTTCATGAGGAGCACCCCAAGCAGCTGCTATCTTAAGAAGTTCATCTATTGACAGATTAATCATCGTAACATTCATAATCTTATTCTTAGGCTTATTACTATTGGCATGTGCAGCCCATCTGTGATGTCCGTCAAATATCTGATTTTTACCAGTATCTGGGTCATGTGCTACTATAATAGGGTTAGGAGCCACATTACCTTTGTTTAGTTTTATCTTGCTTTTTTCAATACCATCTTGCATAAGTTCACGCTGTGTTGGTAATAATTCTTCAACACCAATCTCTTTATCTTCTACAATTGAATTATCCCCAGTATATGCTCTTACAAAATCTAAAAAAGAGGCCCTCTTATCCTTTTTTATCTGTGGCATTAGGTTACGAGGAATACCGATATTACCATCACAGATAGGCGCTGGGCCTTTTCCAGATGCAACTGAACATACATCGTTTGAATTCATGCTTGGTGTCTTAGATGTCTCTCTTACAGCTGTTTCCCACGCCGTAATTCGTCTTGAAGCCTCTTCAGATGTTACAGAAATCCCCTTTGAATCTGAACCAATTATTCTTGGAACTGTGGCACTCGGTAAAGAGGGTGCAGCGAGTGCTACGGACCTATATTCTATACCGGAAGGCTTATACTGAGTAAGTTCTGTAGATGATTCATTTCTAGCCAGATGCATTGATGGATTAGGTGCTAGTAGAGCAGCCGCCGCAGTTAAGGTTTTAAGCATGCCTCCCTTTGAGCGTCTAGTCTTTCTTCTTTTTATTCTTCTAGTTTTCTTGACCATCTATTAATAAAAAGTATTATTTGTTTTTCTTCTCGGCAAGTGCCTCCATATAGCGCACATGCTTCTTACTGAATGACCCATTCTTATCATGCGTCTTCTTACCCTTATCACTCTTCTTTGAACGCTTCACTTTCGGCTCTTCCATTCTTGTCTTCTTAAATATCGGTACTATAGACAGCGATAAGCTTAGATTCATTTTTAGCTTTTATACACGGGTATCCAATTGTTATAAGAAATCTGCATCTCAAGTTCATAAGGTCGTGCATTCGGACCACGTCCCTTATTATTAAGGCTCGCACCATATGACATCTTAACAAGAGAAACAACGTGAGTTGGACAATCCCATTCAATTGGTACACCCCATCCGTTCTTGTTAGCATCAGCTTCTCGACCAGGAGGAATTGGTGCAACACGGTCTGAAGTGAGTACATATCTGCCATCATGCCAGAAACCTATAATCTTACACGTGTTCCCCATATATCTCACACGAAACCTCTGATAATCTTTCAGATTGTTCACTTTCGCCCACTTGTTCCAATCTTGCTTCTTTGGCTTGAGAGTCACGTGAACTCTGACTGGCTGTACTGGCTCTTCAATCAGCGGCTCTTCAATCAGCGGCTCTTCAATCAGAAATGCTTCATTTAGTACATCAATACTACTTACAGACAAAGGTGATGCGACTGTTACAGATGAGATATCATCTGGGAGGATATCATCAGATAGATAATCTTCAGACTTGTGTATACGAAGTCTTGAAATTGTCTGTTGCAGATAATCATCTAGACAGCTAAAACCGATGACGTTTTGTATAATCTGTGACATCTTATTCTGGTAGCGGTATTGATTACATACCGCATCACTATATCAATTTTTAAAAGCAATAAAAAATCAGCAGCTCTTTTATTCTTTTTTGTGATTTTTTATCGTCTGCCTTTGTCAGGATATTTAGACTGGAGGATAGATTAACTCCCCAGCTACAGCAGCGATTGCGTCGTCAATTGACGCCGCAGCCTTCTTCGCAGCAGCCTTCGCCTCTCGACCGGCCTTCAGCTTCGCAAGGTGCTCAGGGCTGAGGACCTTCTTCGGCTTCTCGATTGCAGCAGCCTCAGCGCCTGCAGCAGCTTCCGACTTCTTAGCGGCCTTCTTAGCCTTCTTAGCCTTCTTAGCCTTCAGAAGTGTAAGGTCTTCAGGATTCATAGCCGCACCTCCTGCAGCACCTGCGGCAGCCTCAGCAGAAGATGCAACTGAGGAAGTCTCTGAGACATCGCTCTTAGGGTGATCAATGTCCCATGCCGCCTTGAATGTGGCATACTCCTCAGCATGCTCCTTTTTGTAATTCCCCACCCAAATCATGTGGGCACCCTTCATCTCGGGGTTGGCCTCCTTGAACGTCTTAATCGCATCAATATGCTCCTTCTGAATCTTGCTTGAGAAGTCACCGTAAACTGTGCTCTTACCAGTGCGTGCAGAAATCTTCTTCGGCTTCTCGACGAGGACGAACGAGCGAGCCTCCTCCTCAGCAGCAGCCTTTGCAGCCGGCAACTCTGCGAGCCAGCCATCAACCTGCAGCTGCATCTTTGCGATTTTGCTATTTGTGATACGAATGCGCTCCTCAAGTGCGGCGAGTTCGATTTGCTTGGTTGCGGACATTTTGTTATGTGGTGTGTGTGTGGTGTGTGTGGTGTGGAATGTTCTTGTATCGGCGGGGGTGCTTATCAATATGATGTATAATGAATTCAATTTTTTTTCAATTTGAAATCGCTTCTTGAATTGAAGAAGGGTTCAATAAAAAAAGTATTATTAAAGAGCTTAGTCATCTTGGTCTAATATCCGAAAGGGCTGTACCAGTTCGACTTGGTAGCAGGACACATGAGTGATTTGTAAAGATAATCATACTTATCGTTAGGTCCAATATACTCTTTTGGAGTCATCTTATACAGCTCTTTTAGCGTAATACGCTTGTGTTCTGCAAGAAGGGAAAGTGCCTTCATGTGATTTGGCGCACGTGTCTTGATGTTTAAGAAGTGCTTGGCGAATCGCTTGGCTCTTGTGGCTGGCCAGTGGTTCTCAGCTTCTTGCGGAGGGCGACACAGCTTGTCGATATTTGAGCAGTGCCACTTCTCTGACAAGCCGTCTGTATTGTCAATCTTGTGCCATGATTCGCATGTGTCGCATTGAACCCAGTTATCTGTAGCAACAGGTTCAACCGTTACGAGAGTGTTGCGCTTGTCGTAAAGACATGCATCCTCTCTGCATGCGTTTTCACAATGATCCACGAATGATGCACCACAGACACCACAGCTGTCAGGCAGAAGAGTGTCAGGCTTCACTTCTTCATGTCTCGTAAAACTTTCTTCAAACTCTTCTACCGTCATTGCATCATCGTAGCCAATGATAGGAGAGGGTGGTGAATGTGGGAGTTCCAGATAAGCTTCAGTGTCATTATCATACTCAATCTTCGATAGCAGTCGCCGACGTTGTTCTTGAGTGGTCGTCACTGTAGAATTTTCGACTATGTAGCATGCCAATTCAAGAACGTCCTTTAGTCCAAGTAAGTGAGTCATTGACATTTTATCTGTAGGGGTGTGTAGTATAAAAAATATTACACTTTGCTTCAATTTTATACCGCCAAGTACCGAATTTAAGAACTCTTAATGTCAAGACTCGCTATGCGAGTCTGACCTATTAAGTATTATAATTCGCTACTCGGTGGCACCCTTAGAGAGTTCTTAAGTTAAGAACTCTACGGTATTCTATCGCCCTATCTTCACTTTAGTATAGTCACCTCCACCATCTGCTTTGTGAAGTCTGAAGGCTTCACGAGCCGCCTCTTTTGATGCTGCCTTTTCAGTCGACCTTTTCTCGGCATACTGCTTAACATCTTCAGAACGATTGTCAATACCTGGTCTCTGTGCCTTGACTCGAGCCACCGCCTTCTTTTCTGCCATTCTTTCTTGATACTTGGTCATTCTTAATTTGGGTAAAAAAAGGGTGTAACTAGAGATAGTTCAATTTTACTTAATATGGCTGACATCATGCTTGTAAGCTCTATATGGTTTATTATCTATTATAATTTGCGAATCCTGATGAACGAACCCGCACTTACAGGATATTTATATAAGTATTTAGAGCGGCAGAATGGCGTGCGTGAGAGAGAGAGCCGCTGCAGGAGATGCAGTAGGCATGGGCGTATTATTAATGACGGCTATCCCTGCATCCCAAGTGATTTCATCACATCCACCTGCCGTGTCGTCGAAGCAATCAAAGTCCTTCGTATCCTCGCTGTAGAAGGAATTATCGTTCTTAAGATGCGCAATGACATCTAGAGTAAAGAGCTGCCACTTCAGGCTATTGAGCTTTCCCATGCGCTGCTTGGCCTTTGCGACGAACTGAGCATCTATATCTTCGAGATAATTATCGTAACATTCATGAAGAATCTGCTCGACATTCTCTAGCAGTCCATTTTCAACAGCAGTCTTCCAAGCGACCTTGTAACTACTCCCCGTTTCAAGGGCAATCACTCGCTTCTTCATCTCGGCCATTGTCAGACGCTCATTTACAGGCGCCTCCATCTCCTGCAGCTTATTCTTCGCAATAAGAAGCTGCTCCTCGTGAAACTTTGCGATAGCTTTCCAAGCGTCAATAGGGGAGCTCATTTTTGCGGGTGATGAAATAATGTAAAAAAGGATTTCAATTTTTTGGTATTCCACCTTAGAGAAGTGAAAGTCCTTTTAATCTGTTGTATTTAACATATAACAAAGAACCCCATCACGCATCTGACCCTCTTTAGCTTGAGCCAGAGGAAGAACATAATTATAACTCATATCTTTACACTTCAGATAATATTTTCCATTTACACCATTATAAAGATAGTAATACCAAGAGCAAGATACAGTATGAACAGTTCGGCGTATAGAGATCCAGAACCAGCTGAAATCGCCAAGAAGATAACGAACAGGCCGACAAAGATGAATTCCTCTGGCATTTTTAAGTATATGGGTGTATTATCTAATGCACAATAAAAAATCAATTTTATTTTTATATTCAGACAAATTACAGAGGCAAGATTACATGAATGGCTGCATGAACCATGAATGATGCAATTAAGATGCTGAGGAAAAGCTTGAAGAATGCAGCATCGAGCTTATTATCGGTTGTCGAGCAGATTAGGAGGATTAAGAATAGAATGATGCCAAAAATATATCCGTCGTTACTCATTTTGATTGGGTTTCTGGAAAGGTAATTATCCTTACTCTTCCAGTAATATTTCAATTTTATATTATTCTGTTTAAACACGCCGTGTTCTCTTAAGATTTTTTCTACGACGTGTCTTTTTTGCTCTCTTCTTATAACCTCCACTGGGAACAAATTCGTTTGCGTTCGGATTTAATCCACTGGGAACAAACTCTTTTGCTTTTGTATTTAATCGACTGGGAACAAACTCTTTTGCTTTTATATTTAATCCACTGGGATTCCAGATGGGAGTGATAGAGGCATATGCAGCGGCATTTTTAGCGGCTCGATTAGCTTTAGCATAGGCATTAGTATCTTTAGATGTAAAAGTCAGTGGACGATTTTTGTCACCCGCAGGCCATATAGTATTCCCCATACTCTGGTTGCTCATATAATATACTCTGATATTTTAATTAACAAAAATACATTCTTGAATAAGATGTATATCACAGAGTAATCTGCAGCCGTAGGGTCTCATTGGTCACAATTCACTCATAGAGGTGAGTATCACAAAGAAGGCCATCGGATCTACAGCCACATTCATTCTCAAGTTTGACCGTTGGAGCCGTATCATCTGCATGTGGATTATGGGCATTGGTATATCCTTTTGTAGCCGTAACTGAGCCACCTTCAGGAAGGGAGGCTAGCCAAGATTCCTCATCTGCGAACATGGTCCTTATGAGAGGGTAAGTGCCATCGACTATCTGAGCCATGTCGCATTCGCCGCCACCATCTGTGACGGACTTCACCTGAAGAACACCATTCGCCGTCTGATAGGCGACACGGTAAGTTTCGGGTCCCTGAACCCATTCGAACCTTGTTCCGATAGGAACAGACGGTGATTTTTCTATAAGAGTTGGGAGTCCAGGAATTGGTGTAAATACACGAAGTGGCTTCCCCCCAGCGAGGATGAACCAATCTGCATACTTCATAATTGTTCCTGCGCCAAGACCTGCAGTAACAAAGACGTTTCCACCTGTGATAACTGTAACGCACGTTGCAGGCCGATTGCTGACGCCATCTCTAAAATAGTGCATAAGCTCTGTTCCAGGTGCGTAGATTTCAGGTGTAGAAGACATTGTTGAGTGTGATGTGTGATGAAATAGGAGGCGGGGTACTAAAAAAAGAGGCTAAGCCTATTTCAATTTTTTAAAATAACGGCTACATATATACTATTCCTTCTTTTCAAGAACTTCTAAGCGCTCCTGAATATTCTTAAGCACATCTAATATGGGCTCAAGGAATGACAACTTCTCCCTAGATAACCTATACCTTTCATTTTGAAACTTATTAGACCCTCCTGCACGAACACCCCTATGATTATCTATCATTCCCTCAAGAGTCTTTAATGGAAACGCCTTTTTCTCTGATGCAATTTCTGTTTCAAATCGATGTTGCTCCTCCAAAGCAGCAAGTCTAAGACGCATTGAGATAATTTCTGAATCAAGTTGAGACATTCTTGAGTGTGATGTGTGATGAAATAGGAGGCGGGGTACTAAAAAAAGAGGGGAATCCTATTTCAATTTTTTAAACTAACGGATAAGATTAGTTGCGTCTGGGAGTGGAGATAACGATGCTCTTATCAGCATCAAAGTAGAAGGCATATGCTTCATACTTCTCATTACTATCTTCATCCATTAGTTTAACCCTATGATTAGACATACGGATACAGAGTTCATTGAGCCAAACAGCGTCACTCGGTGATTCATCAAGACACTTGATATTCCACTTGTAAAAGTCCGCATAGGAAGTACTACTATGCTTGTTGGGCCAGACCATACAGTTGTATTTGTACTCGCTTAAGATGAATTTGGTAATTCCTTGCATTCTTGATTATGCAAAAAAGGGTACGCAGCCCAAGTTCATTTTTATATTTTGCATTTACCTCTTCCTGGTCATCGGCTCCTTGTGACGATTCCTCCTCAGACGCCGCGAGATTTCACGCATCTCGCATGAGTGGTCGCCATCCTCAGGACAGGCATCCATAGGGTTTTTGCAGAAGTCACAGATACCATCAGAATCGTATTGGCTATAGGGTTCATCATCTGTGGCAGAATGAAGACGTCCCTCGAGGCTGTACTCTGTTAGATTTGAGTCAATCTCTTCTGCAGAAAGCATCTTGCGGGTGAAATCGTATGGCGCCTCCCGCTTCACCATCTTGAAGTTTTCGGGCCAGACGAATTCATACGGATACTTGACACATTCTTTATCAAATTCCATTTTAAGCTCCTTGAAATACGCCTCTGGTTCATCACCAGTCATGAGCATTCTGTAGGCGTCATTGCGTTCCAGATATACAATTGCATTATACATCTGTTGGTGTGGCTCAAATCCGTCTTCGTATATTGCAGTCTGAAGGCTCGGAGAGTCGCACTCGAACTGCCCATCTGAATTGTAATATCCACGCTCTCCAACAACTACTTCTGCAAGTCTAACAAGTTTGTCATGAGGGCCTCGCACGAGAAAGTCTGTGCCCTCATGACGGTGAATCCAGAGAGTGTGAATCATTTTGACGGGTGGTGTGTAGTTGAGAGCCATGACAGAGGGGGGGTACTAAAAAAATACCGTAGATTGGTTCAATTTTTACTTATTAAGCTTGAAGAGTTAACATAGCGCTATAAGACGCTTAATAAGAGAACTCACCAGGAAATATGTAATGAAAGACGCTACAAAGTTATGAAGAATACCTGGTAACTTATCTATTCCAGAAGCAATCGTAGAAATCAGAAGGAAGCTCAGTGTTAGTGCAATAGCTAGTGAAGTGCGCATTTTCTTATAGTGAGAAGGGGGTGCAAAAAATATTGAGTCATATATGCTCAATTTTATTAAATGATATGCTCTTCAGACCCGATTGATTCGTTGGCGCACCTTGTATCCACGCCAAGATGATTGAATCTTTACGACTGCCTCTACAGTGAAACAGCGAGTCCACATCTCAGACACGCTACGTAAGTTATCAGAAGAGATGCTAATCGACAATGTCTGTCCATTCAAACTAACCCACCTATCATCTTCAGCATCTTGCTGCGCACCCTGATTGAAGTCATTCCCGTTCGAATACTCATCAGATACTGCAGCGAGTAATGATAGTGGTCCATTGTGTTGCAGGTCCTCATACTGACTCTCATCGTCATCAGTCTCTTCCTCATCTTCATCTTCATCCTGCGCCTGAAGGAGTTCGTTCCACTCATCTTGTGTAAGTGCACGACCGCAGTTACCGAGCATAAGGAAGTTGAGTTCAGTGAAGGTTAATCCACAGACGACTTCACAGACGGCTAATGCGAGTGCGTCGCTCAAGCCGCCGCCCCGTGCTTGCAAGAAGGCGTGAAGTTCAGCACGAGTGAATTCGACCTCTTCAAACTCTTCCTCTTCCTCATCATCACTATTCTCTTCATCTTCGTATTGAATTTCGGGCAACTTTTCTTTTTCCCCAGGCTCCTTTCGGCAGCATGGGCAGCTTGCAACCTCTTGTTTTGCATACCAGTGTGTTATGCAAGAGAAGTGGTATGAGTGGCCGCAAGAGGTCGTGACAACGCCAGTCTGGGCATTAATCTCATCGTAGCAGATAGGGCATTCCATTTCTTGGTGTGTTTGTGTGGTTTGCATCTAAGGTGGGGGTACCAGTTATCCCAGCACTGGAATATTCAATTTTAGCAAATAAGATAACAAAAAACAGATGAAGCAGATTAGCCTGAATCTACAGAGTATTTTTATCATTTTATTTTTCTTTTACTTATTTTCTGTGATTACGTAGCGCTGCTAGCAGGTTTCTTGAGCTTCAGTGTCTTGAGCTTCAGTGCAGGCTTCTTTGACCCATACATGGACTTGAACGCCTGAAGCGTGCTGACCTCATGACGTTCACCTGTATCGATACGGACAGCTACACCGAGTAAACCCTCATGATAGCAGATGACCCTCTGCGCCTTGTAGAGCCCATCGGCGCCCTTAGAGCGGGCACCCCAGTTCTCGAGAGTCTTCACCTGGCTGTCGAAATTGAGCACACGCCAGAGGCCAGCGAGGTAGCCCTTGAAGTTACCACCCTCGCCGAGGCCATGCGATCTGGACTCGGGGAAGGGGTTCTTGAACCAAGAGCGAGTGCGGCCAGCGACATTCGGGCAGAGGTCAGCAGCGTCGGCAGCCCATGCCTCCTCAGTCGTCGGCTGGAAGCGGACATCGTAGACCGGCACGCTCTTGACGCCGCCCTTGACACGGTCAGCGAGGCTCACGGGAGCGTAGCACTCAAGCAGCTGCAGCGCACGTGCTGCCGTCGCAGAGGGCACTGGCATCGGCCAGCTCGGGTGCGGCTCCTTAGTCAGCACGTTGCGCACGACAAAGACCTCGGCGCCGCCAGACGTACGCACATCCACCTTTCTGGACTCCCAGAGGTCCGTGCAGTACTCTCCATAGGTCATTTTACCTGCCGAGAGAAGAAGTGTCTTCTTGTGGCAGTAGACACGGATGGGCTGGAATGCTCCATACTTCTGCTCGTAATGATTGACACGTTCAACTGCCTGCGAGATTGTACTGAAGCGTGCAACATTGCGGAAGTCGTGCGTGGCGAAGATTCGGTCGTGGCAGGCCCACTCCGTCGAGCGAGAGGACTTCTGGTCAATCACCACGATGGTCGGAACCTCCACGGGCATGCTGCGACGCCAGTAGACCGGGTTCGACCACTCGACCGTGCTCTTGATGACAGAGGAGCCACGGACGTCGGTGTCATCCTCCATATCAGCCACGACGTCGAAGCCCGCCAGCTCGGGGAAGGAGGCGCACGCACGGATGAACTGGTGGATGGCCTTGTTCTCCTTCTTGTTGCCGCCGACGGAGTAGGAGAGACGCAGCACCAGGACGTTGCGACGGGGATTGGCCGCAATGGCCTCCTTCAGGTCACGGACGATCTCCTTGCCTTGCTCTGTCAGGCCATCCTTGTCGAAGAAGGGCAGGGCGACGTGCACGAGGTTCTCGCTGAGGAACTTGGCGGGGCCACAGTAGCCTGCGGGCGGGTTATAGCGGACGTGGTGTCCGTCGAGGATCTCGCCCATCATTGCGTTGAGGTCCTCGTTCTCGACCTCGCCAGAGTAGAGAACCTCCTCGGGCGTGGCGCTGTAGAGGATGCAGCTGATGCTCTCGTTGTCACGGACCTCACGCCAGAGCTTGCTGAGTGTCTGCGTGGAGCCCGAGCCGTGGTCGCACTCGTCGAGGTGCAGCACGACGTGGAGGCCCTTGCTCAGCTGCTCCTGGATCCAAGAGAGACAGCGTCCGAGCGCTGCAGCATTGATGACGGAGAAGACAGCCATGTTCTGGCCGTCGAGTTCCTCACGCTGCTCCTCATCAGCCTTTCGGTGCCAAGCGGAAATGAATGCATGAACTCGCATAGGCACACCCACAGAGTCACGCATGGCGATGTACTCGACCATCTCACGTTTTCCTGACTTCACGGGTGCACGAACGACGATACGGCGGACCTCGAAGTCCTCCAGGCGTGGGAGGATTTCATTACGGATAAACATGGTCATATGTGGCCGCTGCGTCTCAAACACGGCGACAGACCAGGGCTTTTCAATCTTAGATGCCATATTAATCTTTGGGGTGACTTAACTTTTCAGGTAGGTCGGTGCCAGTTCCACGCATGTTTGGCTATTCAATTTTTGTTTTTAGGTTTCAGGTTCTTTAATCTACTAATAAAAAAATTAGATTAAGTGGTAGGCTATGAGAATTAGTCACCCGTGCGGATTGCACCACGCACTCTGAAGGTGTTTCCGTCTTCAGCATGTACGTCGCAGCTGGTGTGTTGCCGTCTCCAGTCGATAACCTCACAGGACTCACAGCATATCCAGTGATAGGCGCCAGTTGTGGCCTTCATATTGAGAGCATTAAGGAAGAAGGCTTTCTTCTCTTCTTCAGCGGCCTTCTTCCCTTCTGGGGATTTGGCGAAGTCTCTCTGCTTCTTTCTTTCTGCAGCTTCGGCTTCCCGTGCAGCACGATAAGCAGAGGCAGCTTTAGATTCTAACTCATTGCGCAAAGAAGCGCTGTCTAGTCCAATAGGAATATTCCAGGATTTCTTCTCATTGTTCCAGAATCCCTTGAGGTCCTTGATATAGTTCCTCAAGTGGAATGTTTCTCCTGAGATGATGAGGTGAGTGTCGTTGGTTGAAAATGTAAGGAAACTCATTGTGTCTTATTGAGGAGGTGGGGGGTGGTTTAGCTTGGGCATCTCATTGAATTCAATTTTATCGGACAAATTCAAGATAAAAAATACCGACGGCGGGACTCGAACCCGCGACTCTGAGGTTAAAAGCCTCATGCTCTACCAACTGAGCTACGCCGGTGTACAATTCATACTGACCACGGTCCATTCAATTTTTGATGTTAAACTCGACCTGCAATCTCAGATGCTATCGATATCAAGCTCTTCTCCTGCAGCAGCGGCACGACCCTCCTTGAGGATATTGACACGGGACTTGATTGCGGCCAGCTGCTCTTTCTTCTTACGGTCGGCCTTGTTACCGCCAAATTGGTCTTCCTTCTCATCTGAGGCAACCTCATCTGACCGGTCAAAGATGTCCTCGTTGTTGACGACCTCTCCAATGGGGAAGATATCTGCTGGAAGGATGCCGGCCTTGAGTAATTCGGTGACCTCGTCATCCTCTCGTTCCATGCAAGCGATGATTTCGTAACCGTTCTTCACGTCTCCTTGGACAATGACAACGTGACCGGGTTGGATACGCATGGTCCCGCAGGTGAAGAGACCACGGGGAGTACCACGAGCGCTGATGTTTTTCGTGAGCTTCAAAGAGAACTGTGAACTGCCAAGGATTTTCTCGACCATGGCGAAGTTGTCTGGCTCGAAGAAACCCTTGAGGGCTTTCTTGATTTGCTTCTGATTCTGGAACAGTGCCGAGCTGCTTTTAGAGATATTGATGTTTTTGGGCATGTTGGATGGTGTTGATGTGTATAAGTCTGCTGGGGGGTAATATACCTTACCCACCTCACATAGTTCAATTTTTGTAAAGTTCTGTGGTAAGAGGATTACAGAGGATTACAGAGGAGTACAGAGGAGTACACAGGAGTACAGAGGAGTACAGAGGAGTATAGAGGATTGAAGAGGACTATAGAGGAGTACAGAGGAGTACAGAGGAGTACAGAGGAGTACAGAGGAGTACAGAGGAGTACAGAGGAGTACAGAGGAGTACAGAGGAGTACAGAGGAGTACAGAGGAGTACAGAGGAGTACAGA